TGCTGTCAGGCTGCCGACGATGCGATCTACCCGGTAATCGTGGCGACTCCGCAGGTTGCGCCGCGAGTTCTATACGCCGAAGCGAAGGCCGCCATCCGGCGCGAATTCGGAGTAAGTGATCAGACGACCTGAAGCGGCTGGACCGGATAGCCGAGCTTGGTACAGAGAGACGGGATGATGAAGGGAGACAGACGATCACGCAGGCTGGCAAAGTTCCTCTCGCCGATGTAGATCACGTAGGAGTCGTAAGTGGCGAGCGCATTGGTGGCTCTGCTGGCGTTCTTCTGCATACTCGCCTTGACGTTGTACTTGTCCTTGAACCAGTCGATGATGAGCTGGTTTTCTTCTTTGCTGTAGCCCTGTGTGGAGAGACGGAAGAAGCTGCTGGATTTATTGTAGCTGTAACAGCCGTCGTCCATGATCCACCATGCGAGACCTCGATCAGTCACCTGATCGAGGATCTGGCGGTTGATACGCTTGTACTTCTGGATGCGCCCCTTTGTGTTCGTCGTGATGCGTGCGTCCTTGTAGAACTCGTCGTAGATCTCCTTCCATACAAGCGACGTCTGGGTGTAGAAGCCGTAGTTCATCTGCCATTTGAGATTGGCCGGTTTAGCCTCGAAGATCTTGCCGGCGATCTCCTTCATGAACTCGTGCTTGTGCAGGACGAGCGACTTCTGGTCAGCGGCATGTTTGACGCGGATATAACAGGTCCCGTCCTTGCCGCACTTCAGATGGTTCTTCTTGTACTGATAGCGCCCCGGCGGGATCCACGTCAGCGTGGCATCGCCAAGAAGTGTGCCGTAGACCACACCGCGCTTCTCGGGATTAGCCAGAAACTGCCTAACGGCCTCATCACGATCACCCACGTTGTCTCCAAGTTTAGCTTTCTGTGTGGCGGATCTTAGACCGCTAAACTTAGATACAACTTGAAGAGAAAGAGAAAAAGAAACAGGTGGGGCCTTTCGACCCCACCTGATCTTTGCCTTCTTGTGGCCCTTCGGTACACAAGAACGTAAGTCCTTGTATACCAACAGGATTCACATCACGGGCTTCGCGCGACGACCGAACAGGTTCACGCGCGTGCGGATGGTCTCCGTCGGCGAGATGCCGCCGGGGTACACCACCTGCACGTTGAACGTGTCGCCCGGATCGAGCGTCACGAGGAACGGCCGAGTGAAGCTCAGCACGTTCGTGATGTTGCCGGTGCCGCCGATCGAGCGGAACTCCGGAGCCGCCGCCGGGCCACGAACCGACTCGAGCAGCGCCGCCCCACCCATGATGAACTCGATCGGGATCGGGTCGGGGATGGGCGTGCTGTTGATGATCAGCGTGAAGTTGCCGATCTGCAGCAGCTTCGCGTTGGCCGTGAGCGTCAGATCTTCCATCTTGAAGACCCAGCTCCTGATCTGGAAGGCGTTGACGCCCGTCAACTGCCCGCCGACGTCGAGGTTCGTGTCCGACGCCGTCTTGCCCGCCTGACCCTTCGGCACCACGAAGTACAGCTGCTCCGTCGTCACCGCCGGAGCCGCCGCCACCACGTTGGTGTCGTAAAGCCAGCCCTGATCTTTGGCATGCAAGCACTTAAGCTCGCTCTCCGGTTTCCCGAAGGATCGGACTATATCATCACCCGCTTTCGCGGGGCCGGGCGCTTCGACCTCAGAAGGAACTTCCCCTTCTGGGCCTACTCCCTTTCGGGATAGTCTCTACACGTTCCTCTTTCGAGGCTTCGCTCGGTATTCCCCACGGCATTACCCGTTTGGGCTCCACCGAATTCACCCGGTTTTTCGACCACGATTACTCGTGGAAGGTGCATCAGTAGGACTTATCTCTAAGTCCTTACGGGTCAAAGGCCTAACACGTTCTTTGCGCCTTTGACTCGGCTCACAAAGAACCTCCTTCAAAGCTTCCGATAGGCATTGTGTACGCAGGTTGCCTATCACCGACCTGCTTGACGAACACTTATTTATGCAGGTGTGTCCGTCCATCTACCTGCGGTGTCCCGATAGCGCGCTTCCATCGGAACGAATTTTTCTAAGAACGTGCATCAAGGCACGTCTTCATCTCAGATGTTTAACCCAACCGATTCCGCCAAAAATGGCTCGAAAGGTGGATTGCTGCGAGGAGCCGAGCAACGTCTCAAGACCCTTGAAGACTACTATCGCAATCCGAACCGCTGTGAGTTCTGTGGAAAGCCGATTGAAGTCAAGAGTCACTGGCATCCACGTCAAGCCAGAGGACGTCGCTTTTGTGGTTATCAATGTTCTGCTCGTGCCCGAGATGGATGGGAGCCCACATTGAGATTCCGGAACCAGTTGCCAGACATGAGCAAGCTCGATGTTTTCCGCATGGAAGTCGAAAAACTTCGGGACAAGACCATTGGCCGTAAGGCCGATGTCGGCAACAAAAATGCCCATTCCAAAATCTCAAATCACGCTCGCCGTACTTACCTGAAGACCGACAAGCCCAAGAAGTGCGTCATCTGCGGCTACGACAGGCACTTCGACGTGGCCCACAAGCGCGACGTGGCCGACTTCCCGCCCGATGCGCTCATCTCCGAGATCAACGACATCGGGAATCTTGTGGCCCTCTGCAAGAACCATCACTGGGAGTTCGACAATCGCGAGATGTCCGAAGAGGACATTCGATCCCTGCTTCTTGCCTGATACCCGCTTTTCAAAGAACCGCCGGACCTCTGGACGCTCGACGCACGAGCGCCCGGAGGTCCGGAGAGGGCCTTTCGACCCTCTCCGGTTTGAGATCTAGAAGATCTCGGAGTCCTCCACCGACGTTCCATCGTCCTGACCGAGCAGTTCCTCCTCGGTCACGATGTCCTCACCAACACCGACCATCTCGGTGTCAGGGATGCGAACCGTGCCCAGCGAAGGATCCTGATCGGGGATCCGAACCGTGCCCAGCCCCTTCAGCTCATCCTGATCGGGGATCCGGACCGTGCCGAACCCCGACAGCGGGTTCGTCGCGTAGTCCGGACGCTTGACGCCGGGGAAGAGGATCTGACCGAGGCCGGACGTCGGCCTTCCGGGGACCGGCAGGATCTTGTCGAGAACCCACGGCGTGAGCAGCAGCCGATCGATCAGGCTGCCCAGCGCGTAGAACGCGCCGAACTTGGCCGCGTTGCCCGCGCCGATGAGCCGGCCGAACTCCCAGACGCCGATCGCACCGACGAGGCTCGAAGCCACGTCCCAGTACCAGTCCTTCGGAGCGCCCGTCAGCGGATTGATCGGAGCGCCGATGAGCTTCCCGAAGATGCCGCGACCGACGAGGCCCGGCACCACCGCGCCGAGCGCGACGCCGCCGAGCGCCTCGAGACCTGCCGGCGTGGCGAGGTACTGGAAGACGCCCAGAACCGGCATCGAGTTGGCGACTTCGACTTCGGCCAGACCGTTGGCCATGTCGGCCAGACCGGCCAGACCGCGCATGCCCTTGCGACCGCGACGACGGCCCTTCCGACCGGCCTTGCGGCTGGCCTTGCGGCTGGCCTTGCGGCCCTTCTTGCCGCGCCGCTTGCCCTTCACCGCGCCGAGCGAGTCGATCGCGGAGAGAGCCATGAGGTCCATGAGCTCGGGCGACCCCTCGATGCCCGAGACGCCGATCGGCGTCTTGCGGCTCTTGAACCGGCCCGTCTTCGTGCGGGCCAGAATCTTGGCGATGAGACGGCCGCGAGCGGCCTTCGCCTTCTTGCTCTTGCCCTTGGGCATGCGGACCTTCTTGCCGCGACGGCCCTTCTTGCCACCCTTGCGGGCGCGGGCGCGACCGCGACGGGACTTGCGACCGCGACGACGGGCGCGACGGGCGCGGCCGAGTTCGCCCAGACCATCCTCTTCTTCTTCATCCAGCTCGAGCTCGTCGATGCCGAGCTCGGGGATACCGAGCTCGTCGATGTTGATGTCGACGTCCTCGAGGAGCTTCACGAGATCGATGTCCTCGACCTCTGTTCCGACCGGGGCGGAAGCGTTTTTCAGCATCAGAGTCCTCGATGATAGAAAACCAGTCCACGGGCTCTTGTGCCCCTGTGACAAGTTGGGCGGGTGCCCCTTAAACCATCGGGCTCTGATGCCCCTTGATGTGCTACAGCTCTTGGAAAGCGAACGAGTTTTCCGTCTTGCAGCGGTGACAGAGGAGGAGGGCTTCGAAATCCTTGCCCTTCACCTCACCCAAGAAATGGTTGCACCGTTTGCACACGAGTCTCTTCGCTCCTTCAATGCCCTTGCGCTTCGGCAGCTTGCGAGGTCCCGGTACGGACGAGCTTGTTTCGGATCCGGAGATTGTCGCCTCGGGAGGCGTCCCCGCAGCTTTGTTCTGCGGCTCCAGAGCAGGCTCTTCCGTTTTCCCCGCACTTGACGTCTTTGTCACGTCCGGCATGTTGGCTCTCGATAGTAGGCCCATACATCTCGTCACCTCGGGCCCTCGAGAAAGCCCCTCTCGGGATCGGAGCCAGCTGCTCCCTATACGTCTGATTATGCGCGCGACTTAGCACGGTGTCAATATACTTCGCTCTTATTTCTCCTAGCTCTTCGCCGCCGCCACACCACCGCCAACAATGGCCGCGACCGACCCGAGCACGCCGATGCCGGACGACGCCAAGCCGAGATAGCCGATGATCTTCCAGAAGTTGTTCTGCTCGTGGCCGATGTTGCGCCAGAGGAATCCGAACATCAGCGCCTGAAGCGTGCCGCTGATGAGGCCGGCCGCCATGAGCGTACCACCAGCGAGCTGAGGCATGGCCTGCCCGAGTCCGTCCATGCGCACGTCGAACTTCTTCTGGTTGAACGCGAGGTTCACCGCCGGCAACTGCGCCAGTCCGGGAAGACCCGCCGAAAGCGCCGAGAGCGAGAAGAGCTGTTCGGGCGGCGGGACCATCGTCTGGCCGAGCTTGTCGCCGAACATCGAATAGTCCTGACCGAACATCCCGCTGTCGTAGTCGCCCATATTGAACAGCGACTCGTTGCTTGCGTGAGCGCGCTCCATCACAGTGACCATGAGCCTAGGCCTCCTTTTCAGGGAATTCTTGAGACATGAATCCGGCTGGGCTCATGACCACGGCCCCTAGTGCGGCGAGCTCCTCGATGAACTCGATCTCGTCGGCAAGCTTCTCGGCAAGCTCTTCCAGATGGTCTTGACGATACATTTCGATCCCCGCCGATGCAAGCATCAAAGCTTCATCGTCGAGCATGAGCTCAAGAGGATCAGACACGCTAGACCTCAAGGTCAAAAGTTTTGTACCTGATCGAGCTCTCCCATCCGAACGGCGCGCTCTTGACGGTGGGGTCTGCTGCGATCCAGTGCTCGGTCCCCAACGGATCCATGATCACATAAACATGCGAGTACATGTGCTTCTTCTGGGGATTGGCGGCGATGGCGCGGAACTGCGTGGGGATGCCAATGGAGACAGCCAGCGCCGCGAGAAGTGTGGACAGATCATCACACTGATGTACAACAATACCACAGTCGGTCACGACGTTGTGGTTATCGAGTACCGTGATGTCACAGCATTCGGCCTCGCCGTTCTCCTCGAACTTGGCAATCGCGGCACCTGCCACATCGCCGATCTTCGGCTTATAGCACTTGATGTTCTTCCGCTCGATGAGCCGCCAGATCGGCGAATGCCCTGATCCCATGTGGTTCATCTGGAGCATCGGATGCAGCGGACGGCCCATGACGAGATGGAGGAATCCGAGCATCTGAGCGAGCTTTGACGAACTCGTGTTATGGATGAGATTCGCCATCTTCGACCAGCGGCTCCCCGGCTTGGGCTTGTAGGCATCGCCGGCGGCATAGGCCCCCACAAGTTCGGTCATGCGGTCCCGTGAGATCGACAGATATTCTTCGGGAATCGTCTTCTCGAAGGAACCTTTCCCGAACTTGGTCAAGATGCGCTGACGGAAGCCATGGTCGCTCGTCCGGAGCACTTTGACTCCGTTCGGCTGCGTGTGCGTGTAGTAGCCGATCCCACATGCTTTAGCCGAATCTTCCAGCTTCTGGAAAAGGACGTCATCCTTGACGCCGATGCAGATGCGGGCAGGAACGTCCCCTTCGGCCGTACGTGCTCCGCTTGAGTGCTTTTCAGCCCATCCCTCGGCCAGATACATTCCTTCGAGGAACATCTGCTCACTAGTCAGATGATTGATCGTGCCGAGTTCCGGGATCTTGGTCGCGAACGGGAGCTGGGGCCGGTGTCTCGGCGGAAAGGTCGTGAACAGTTCTTCCGCCTCCACGCCGCGACGGAGCGCCATGGAACCGAAGTTCGAGTTCTTCAGGCAGAAGGCATCGATCAGATGCTTCGTCGAGACATTGAGAACCCGATGGTTCCGGGTCTCGATCCGGTACATGGGTTTCACGCCCTTGTCGTACCAAGCCACGATCGGCTTGAATTCAAACTCGCCCTTCCCGTAGTTGAACGAAAGGGCATCGTATTCGCTGGAACAATTCTCGAGCGAGCCGATCTCGACAGTCCTGTACGTATTGTCGAGCTTCTTCCGGACGATGATCTTGGTGTCCTTCCGGAAGGCGTCGCCCGCGCCGTAGGCGAGCGTCCGGTGAGGATACTGCAGCGTCTCAAAGCCCTTGACGTCGCGGATCCACTTGACGTTGTCGCGGACCCATTCGAAGAGAGCCTTGGCTTCGCACCTGAATTCCTTGGTCTTGCAGCCGGCGGCGGATGTGATCTTGATCGCCAGCCCACGAATGAACGCGCCCTGATCCCTGTCCTTGATGGAACGCCAGACGATGTTGCGCATCCGCTCCAGCGTCTCTTTCGTACCGGCGTCGCCGCCCGGAATCGTAGCCACGGTGACCTGCATCGGCGGCGGCACCGAGAGATTCGCAAGCCGCTGCTTGGCTTCCGCAAGATCGGCAAGGACGCGTAGGATTCTGACCACATTGCCTCCGAGAGATGAGTGTACAACACTCATGGGCTCTACAACAAGCCTCGTCTCAGCGTACCAAGCCCGCTAGGGCGTAGCGACTCGAAGGCCCTTCAGAAATCCCGGCCTCTTCCCGTCCGATCGTTACTTCTTGGCCGGGACCTCTTCCTCCTCTTCCTCCTCCTCGTCGAGCAGCGCGATCATCTCCTTGCGGAACTCCTCGAACCACGGCTTGTTCTCGTCGACGAGCTTCTTCTCCTCGTCGGTGCAGACCTGCTTCACCTCGGACATGAGGACCTCGGGCGGCAGGTTGGCCAAGAGACCTTCCAGCGTCTCCTGATTGAGTCCGGTGATGATCGGAAGGAACTTCTTGACCCCGATCTTGTCCTTGATGTTGCCGAGCATTGCATACTTCATCACCGGGTACGTCTTCATGTACTGAGCGATCATCGAAAAGCCCTCCTTCGGCTTCGTTTCGGAACCAGTCGTTCCCGACATGTTAGCGTTGTCTGCGGCAGGCGTCGAGGTTACAGCAGGGGCAGGAGCCGGGGCAGGAGCGGGCTGCTCCGGGCGCGGCCTCTTGGGGGTCCCACCCATGGCGGCCCTCTGGGCCTGCAACTGCTGCATGAGGCCCGCCTTGGCGTGAGCGTCCGCGTACGGCGCAAGGAGCGGGGCGGCGAGCCCGGCGATGTCCTTGATCGTGTCGCCGATCCCACCCTCCTCCTTGTGCGGACCAGCCCTCTTGGCAATATCGATGATCGAGGTCGCTGCCTCATGCGCCGTCTTCATGGACGCCATACCCGACGTCGTCATCGTCTCCATGACCTTGGCCGTGAGCTCGAGGCCGGATTCCTTCGAGTTCTTCACGAGATCGAGGATCTGCAGCTGGTATTTCTGCTGCTCGACGGCGTTCGTCCGGGACTTCTCGGATTCGAGCTTCATCTCTTCACGGCGGATCTTGAGCTCCTCGTCGTAACGCCGGCGCTCTTCCTTGGCCGTCTCGGTAGACTTCTCGCGCTCGGTCTTGATCGACTCCTCCCACTTCTGGCGCTCGAGCTTGAGCTCCTCCTCGCGGCGCTTCTCCTCGCCCTTCCTCTCCTCGTCCCGGCGCTTTTCCTCGGCCTTGCGCTCATCTTCGCGGCGCTTCTCCTCGGCCTTGCGCTCGCCCTCATAGCGGATGCGTTCATCCTCCCGGCGCTTCTCCTCGATGCGGCGCTCTTCGACGAGCTTCTTTTCATCCTCGCGGCGGGCCTCTTCTCTACGCGTCTCCTCCCCCCGGCGGGTCTCGTCACGCCGGCGGTCCTCCTCCTGCCTCGAGCGGTCACGGTCCTCGGCCTGCTTCATCTGGAGTGTCATCATCTGCTGGAAGGAGCTCTCGTTCTTGCTGCTGTCGTCCCGGGTGATGATTCGTTCCAGCAGCCTCTCGAACTTGCCATCGTCGGAGGGCTTCTGTTGGGACGTGATCTGCATAACCTTGAGGTCGCCCTGCAGACCAGAGACAAGGCCCTTCATCTCGGCCATCGCGCCCTGCAGCTTGGCGTCGATAAGCTGCTGGACCTCCGCCGCCGGCGTGGTCGTGGCCTTCTTGTTCTCGTCGCCGAAGAGCATCTTCATCATGAGCAGTTGGTCCATGCCACCGGACGACGACGTCTCTTTCACTTCGTTCTCCTCCTTCTTGTCCTTGCCGTTCCCGAGATAGCGCTCCAGAATCTGGCGCTGGAAGTCGATATTCTGGAGGGCCGCCGCATCCTGTGCGACCTTCTTCACAGCCTTCAGGGTGTCGCCCAACGGGCTGGCATTGTCAGGCACCTGCGGCTCAGCCATCTCGACCTCCCCATCTTTATACTCGAAACGCGCCATGTCCACATTCTTGAGCTCTTTTTTCGTCTGGTCACAGGGGATCGCGTAATAGACCCCCGGACCGCGATGATTCGCCATCTCTTCCCTAATGCGATCACGGAGTTCGGCATACCCCTCATCCGACTTGAATTCCAAGTAACCGATGACGGACTGGAGGACTCCCCCGCCCTTGTCGGTCTTGGTCTCCCGCTTGATTCGCCAATAGCCCTGCCCCAAAGCGTCCTCGGGAATCGACTGCAGGAACTCGACGAACTTCGTGCCGTCAACATGTGCCCGACGACCAGCCATTTTCTTTTCCTCCATAGGAGGCTCAATCATTTCCACAAATTGACTTCTTCGTGATCTCAAGAATCGAGAATGTCCTGATCACGGTAAGTGTCCAAGGAGAGAATCCGCGAGATGTGGGTACGTGCCTGTGATCTGCAGGGATGGTGTGCTTCTGTAGATCCGCGAGGGCGAGGGCAGGGGCCATTCGGGCTTCCTAGATTCGAAGCCTTGAACCAGTCCACCAACACGCGGGCGCGTTTTAAGTGGGCCGTTTATCGGGCTCTGCGATTTAGCCCCTGCGGCCGGTTGCCCCTATGGCCCAAAGAGTAGCCTGACTGGGTGGGCGCGTCAACAGTTTTTCGGAGAAAAATTCAAATGCCGCACCGCCACGAAACCAAGGACGGCTTCTGGACCGATGCTCCTTCCCACTGTTGCGACGAGTGCGGCGGGGCCTGCGATATGAACTACCACCCCAACGGGGTGACCGTGACGATCAATGCCGGAACCTTCGAAACGACTGGGTGGTTCTGCGCCGGCTGCGGGCACTTCTACGAGAAGGCTGGGAAGAGGGTCAGGGAGCTGGCCGGCCTAGGGGGCCCTAGGGGCCATAAATAGCCAATTAAATATTCAACTAATTAATCAAATGCCTTGGTGCGGGAAGGGGCCCCCTAGGCCCCCCTAGGGGTGGAAATCAGCCTAAAGGTATGGTTAGGAAGGCTTGCCGAGGGCGGTCGATTCCCAAAAGCCCGAAATAGGGGTTCAGCACCAAGCTGAATATTTAATTTCGGGATTAGGGATTGATGCGCTCCGGCAGGTTCCAGTCAGACCGGTAGCCCGTCGTCAGTCAACGGACCGGCCAAGCCCGGGTAATGGGCGACTGGGGCAAATTCCAATGCCCCTCCCTCTGGGAGTGGGATTGATCTTTCGGACACCCACGACGACCGGACAGGTAGCGGCCGACACGGGTGACCGACAATTGGGAGGGTTGATGAAGGAACTGGCTCGGGCCGCAAGCCTATGCCCCTTCTAAGACCCGGCGACGGGTAGCTCGGTGGTGGTTGGGCGTTCGATCGAAGCCGAGTGACTGCATGGTCGAAGCCAATATCCCCCACACATGGACACGGGTGGGGTGAGGCAGACGTCGCCTCTTCAAACGGTACCTAGTCCAAGGACAAGGCGCTTCCGGCTTGGGTAGTCGCGGAAGCAAGAGGTTCTTGGGTGAGGGTCATCAGACGGGCGCGGGAGCGAATGCTCCTGCAAACGTCGAACTGGATCGAACGGGCAGGGTAAGCCTTAGTAGGTTGAAGAGGTGGTAGATCATGAGGGGGATGACGAATCCCTAACGGTCACGGTTCCATGGCCACGGTGGAGGTCGGATGAAAGATCACAGGGAAGTCTCCAAGCAATCCCGTAGAAGATATAGACGCGGGCCACAAGCCTAGCGATATCGCGCTGGCATTCAGGTGTATGCGGGCAGCCACAAGTCCGTGGGCACCTCTGGTTCTCCGATGACGAATCCCAGACCCCTAGGTCAGTAAGCATCGGGACAAAGAACGAACGCCCTCCGGCACCTGCTGAACGCGCAATGCGGGATCAGGTAAGCCGATCCATGGCACTCCCAAGGATCGAAGTTCGGAACGGGGCGGAAGTTGTGGAGAGGAGCAAACGAGACCCTTCCCAAGAACCTCGTTTCCCGGTCTCTTGCTAGCCACAAGAGGCCGGTTCGAGGTCCTTTGGAAAACCGCGCCAGACGGTCTCTGGCAGAAAGGAAATGCTATGACCGATGACGAGCGCCTTGCAGTCGATGGCTGGCTCAAGGCGAAGGTCAAGGACGCGGTCGCAAAGATCGCAGGCGAGATCAGGGAGAAGTTCGGCCACGAGATCAGAGAAGCGATCCTCTCCCTCGATGACCGGCCTGATCCCAACATCCCCATGGCCCTCAACCGGCTCCGCCGGATGGAGGGCATTCTGGACAAGCTGGGCAGATGAAGCAGGAGGAGTTCTCCTGCCTGCCCTAATGTCCACAGCAGAAAGACTTCGTTATGCTTACAGAACATCATCTGTTCCACGCCGTCGCCGTAACGGCAGCCGGCGTCTATCTCGAAGTCGAGGTGATCGACAACGCGGCCATCAATAGGCCGACTGGGGTGGGTCTCCACCTCAGTTCCAACTCGTACTGTCTGCTGGAGAAGCGGCCCAAGGCGTTCGACGCCATTGGCGCGCGTCTGAACCGCAATGAGCGGTACCAGTACGACACGCCGAGCAATCGGCGTGAAGTCCTCGGCATCGCCGAGGACGTGGTCCGTTCGATCGAGCGTGACTACAAGATCCACTTCCTGCGCGGGGTGGAGGCGGGGTTACTGCGGCAGACGCTCTTCGCGCTTGGCGAGTACCGGCGCGAGGCGATGCTCCGGCTGCCCGCCAAACCCACAGAGATGTGGGTGGGACTGAACGCGAGACTCGAGTACGAGCTCGCGCAGCGGGCTCGTAAGCGCGCGTGAACGGGTTGGCCTTCCAGCGATGGGAGGCCTGCCCATTCGCCCCTCCACTTGGAGAGGCGAATGGGCAGATGGAGATGGTCGCCGCTCCCAATGGAGAGAGTCATCTCGTGATCCGTAGGGAGTCCGAGGCCGAGGCGAACGTCGAGACGCTCCGCGAACTCGACGAGCCGGTCGAAGTCATCATTACGGATGACCCTTCAGCAACCGCACGGGAGATCCTCGGGCGGTTCGAGATCTCCTGCTAGATGGCATTGGCTCCTTCGGGAGCCATGCCCATTGGGTCCTCCGCTTGGAGGATCCAATGGGCAGATGATGCGTAGGTGTTCTGCGCGCTGCCAGTTCATGTCTTTAGACAAGGCGGCAATCACATGAGCGGCATTCACAATCTCGGCGAATACCACCTCAAGGCGGCGATCGAGCGCTTCGACAACGAGCACTATGAGGGCACGACCGGCTGCTCCCATGTCATGGACGAGAAGGGGAACTGGCTTCTTAACGAGCGCATCGAGCAGAAGGTCGTCGCGCACAATGAGCGCGACTGCTTCGGCCCCGGCGAGGTTCACCTACTCTGCCTCGACTGCAACCGCGAGGCCGAGAAGGAAGAGTGGACCTGCGACTGGTGCCATCACCGGGGCACCGATGTCAGCGGCCTCACCGACCATGAGACCCACGAGGAATACATGGTCTGCTCCATGTGCCGGGACATCGACCGCGCCGAGACGGAGGTCGATCTCTGCTACGACTACTACGAGTTCGACAGCCCGGCCGAGCGGAAGGCCGCGATCGAGAAGGCCAAGGCCGAGATCGTCGAGATCCGCAAGAAGCGCGACGAACGCAAGGCCAAGGAAGAGGCGGAGCACAAGACTCCCCAGTAAGTGGCATGGCCTCCCAGCAATGGGAGGCCTGCCCATAAGCTCCTCCACTTGGAGGGACTCATGGGCATTCGCCCGAACTCGGATAGGAGGAAACATGATCTGCGATGTCTGCCAGAAGGACTGCGCTTCCGGGGCCACCGTGACGAACCCGGAAGGAGATGGTTCGCCCATCTTCAAGTGCAAGTGGTGCTTGATGCCTCGGATGGTCCGGCGCATCGAGAGGATGCCCGAGAGCGCGTGTGGCGAAGAAGGCGTTGTCGCGAGCATCAAGGCCGCGCACGAGCTTGTGCCGTGCATGGCGGACGCGGAGCACGAAGTCCAGAACTGGTGCGACCAGTTGCTCAAGCTGGGCCTGCTCAAGAATCAGCGCGAAGCCAACCAGTTCGAGGACGTCATCACGGCGGAGAACTAGGCAGCACTTGTCGAGGCGTTCTCGACACTGCCAGAACCATAAGGCAATGGAGGAGAGCATGACCACGGTGAGCGTCGGGAAGCGGCAGTTCCAGATCCGGACGAAGGCGTTCGCGCTCGCGGCGGAGGACCTGAAGGAGGCCTATCTGTGGGCGCGCCGGCAGGGGATCGCGGGTGAAGAGATCCAGCTGTCGGCCAAGCTCGACGGCGGGGACTTCGTCACGCTCAACGGGCAGGAGTACATGATCAAGCGCATCAACAGGAAGACGCAGGTCGCCTGCGTCACGAAGCCGATCGTCGGCTAGCAGATTCTCGCGGAGGCGTTCTCCGCGACTGCTCTTCGCAACCCATGGGTCACAGACCCAGAAAGGCATGTGGATCATGACGATCTACACGCACATCAAGCCCGACCTCGACGCGATCGCGTCCGTGTGGGCGTGGATCCGGTTCGTCCTCGGCCGGGGCATCGAGGACATGCTCTCGTCGGTCAAGTTCGTCCCCGCGAACTGGAACGGGGCCGAGATCGGCCCGGGCGACGTCGCCCTTGACATCGAGGCGGGCGGCAAGGGCCTGAAGGGCCACAAGCGCACGATGATCGACGGGTCCGTCCGCGTCATGAGCGCGTTCGCCAGCGTCATCGAGAAGGTGGCCGATCCGGGCCTCTCAAAGGCGCTTTTCCCGCTCACGGAGTTCGTCGAGGAGCAGGACTCGACTGGCGACGGGATCTTCGGCATCATCTCGGAGCAGGGCTGGCTCCGAGACGACGGCACGCCCGTCGGTCGTAAGGATGTGCCCGCATCTCTCTGGCTGTGCAACCTCGCCAGCCTGAGGACCATCTACGAGCGTATCTACGGCGAGGACATCAAGGTCTTCGTCGAGATGGCGAAAATCCTCGATGCCATCTACGAGGCCGCGCTCGAGCGCGAGGGGGCGCAGGCCGAGGCGATCAAGGCGAGGTGGTATCAGCAGGTCGCCCTCATCGAGAACGCCAAGTCGAAGATGACGAACGGGCTCCTCTTCGAGGCGGGGGCCAAGGTCGTCGTCTTCATCGACGGCTTCAATCTCGGGGCCGTGCGCAACTCCGAGGAGACGTTCAACCTCGGCACGATCGTCCGCCCGATCATCGAGGAGTGCGCATCGGACGAGATCCAGAGCTGGTTCTTCCACGCCGCCGGGTTCCTCGCGGCGCGCGGCACCTACAAGGCCCCGGCTTTGACCCCGTCGCGCGTCCCAGCCGCATGGCTGGCCGAGGCGATCAGCAAGGCCATCGGGAGGTGCGGCGAGCCCCTCATCATGCCGATGACCCCCACCATCTAGCACAAACGGGGCAGGGCGAAGAGGTTGCCGGAGGAGACTCCGCGCTTCGCCCTGCCCTTGTTCATTTGACGAGAAGAGGACTGAATGGACGGGTCATCAATCAATAGCGTCATCAAGATGCTCAACGCGTGGAAGCAGCTCAACGTGGACGCCATCATGAAGCAGCTTCACCAGCTTCCGCCGGAGACGCGCAAAGAGCTCATGAATGAGGCGCGCGACCAGCGCTTCAGCAAGGAACTCATCGAAGCCATCGAGAAGTACGAGAAGAAGTAGCACGGGCCTTTTAGATGCGGGCGTTCCGCATCAGGCCAAGAGACCATCTTTTCTTTCAAGGAGGGGTCCTATGCTTTGGACCCTTGGCATCCTCATCGCGATCGTCATCACGTGGTTCGTCTGGAACATGGTGCACTTTCCGCTGCCCAAGGAATTGGGCTGGAAGCACCGGCTGCTCGCGTGGCTGGTGGGGCCGGGATTCTGGACTCTCGTCCCGAGCGCACGGACGTCGCAGAAGCTCTCGTTCTTCGAGGCGCTAAAGGCCATCCCGCAGGCCTTCCAGAAGTCGGACATGATGGTCGCCGACTTCTCCATCTCGGGCGAGATCGCCAAGCACCGCCAGACGCTCATTGAAGTCGAGCGTCTCAAGGGACAGCTCGAGGAGACGAAGGGTCTTCTCGAGGTCGCCAAGAACGAGATCGAGCGGCTTCGTAGCGTCAAGCCAGATCTCGCGGCATCGAGCGCACTGGGCAAGCAGCTCGGCGTCGAGCTCGAGGAGCGCAAGGCCGAACTCGAGAACGCCGAGCGTATGAGGGATGACGCTCCGGCCATGGTCAGTCCGGAGGAGAATCCCAACATCATCAAGCTCGAGATCACAGGCAAGCCTCCGGCCAAGGAGGAGCCGATGGCGCAGGAGCCGGCGCAGGAATCCCAGAAGCCGGTTCCGATCTCCTTCTGGAAGAAGATCCTGCAGTCCCTGTTCCGGCGCTATGAGCCCATCCATCCCCCGACGCGGTGGTGGCCCCGGACGAAGGCGTGGCCCCGGGCCAAGGCGTGGATCGAGAAGTACGGGTGGTCCATCCCGGTCGCGTACTTCGCCATCTTCCTCGTCGTCATCATCGCGGGTGAGAGCAGCCAGAGCGCCTTCGTCAACGTCTTGCGCTGGGCGCTCACCTTCGGCATCAAGGCGTAGTCTCCTTGGGAGGGCTGGCGCTGTGCCAGCCCTCCCGGTTTTTCAAACCCACTTGGAATCGAAACCATGAGCGACAAACTCACTCCGGGCTCCAACCTCAAGTCCTTCGTCCTGTTCATCTCCCTCGTGTCCCTCGCGCTCTACATGACGGGCGTCATCAGACCCATCGTGCAGCTGCGCAAAACGGACTCCTGCTGCCCGCCCAAGCCGGAACCAGCCGGCGACGTGATCAAGATCTCCACGACGCCCGACGGCAAGACGACCGTGGAAGTCGTCCCCAAGCCGGTCTCGACCTCCAAGGTCGAGTTCCGGACGATGGACGGCATCGTCCAGAAGGGCGCGCTGCACTCCGATGAGAAGTGCACCGAGCTCAAGGACGGCGATCGGACCAAGGCGAAGATCGTCCTCGTCGGCGAGAACGGCTGGCTCCTCTTCGATGAGAAGCTCCAGCCGCTTTCCGGCGAGCTCGCCCGGTGCAAGTGCTTCAAGCGCTAGTTCCCTCTCTCTCGCATGGGGCACGGCTCCTCTCGGGGTCGTGCCCTCTCTTGGGTGCTCGTGCGTCGAGCATCCAAGAGAAACTCCTTCTGGGCTGGGAGAAGACAATCAATGCAGGCGTTCTGCATTGCTTCTTCCGACCCTTTATTCTTTGGATACTTGTTGGAGGGCCATTCCGATGAAGCGACTCGAAGAGGTCCAGCCGGTCGCGGACGAGTGGTGCGAACACGCGCTCATCGACGCGAAGCCGCTCGCGGCGACGTTCGAGCGGACCAGTGGGCGGACCCTCAATCTCTGCATCGACTGCACGCGGAAGGCGAACCAGTGTGAGGCGTGCGGCAAGGACGGCGTCTACGGGACCTGTGAGCCCTGCATCGAGAAGCTCTCGCCTGCCGAGCGGAAAGTCCTCGCCGAGGCGCACCGCGTCCTCGCGCGGATCGCCGACAATGAGGAGCGCAGCGAGACGCTCCGGGGAGCAGGCGGATCCGATCGCCCTGCTGATCGAGAACTTCCTGAGTGAGTAAAAGGGAAAGATTATTGAACAATTGGAGATCTGGCATGAAAGGTCATAGAATCACGCGGCAAGAAGCAGAGAAGCTGCTGCAGAACGACGTCATTGGTGTCATCAGCACGCAATTTGGCGTACGGCTGCCAAAATCGATCACGCAAGTCATCATCGACACCAAGGATGGATTTGTCCTCGCCAACCGGGCCGAGCTCGAAAAGGAAGGACATCTCTTCCCCATACCAGACGAGCAGGTCGCTATTGATTGGGCATCGGCCCGTGCCCAAGGTGACCTCACGTGCTCGGATGCGATTCGCAACATGCTGCAGACTGAAAATCCGCATGTGCAGGAAACCGCATTCGAGTTCGGCATCAGCGTGGCGGCCGCAGAAAAGATTCTTTATCTGCGCGAACGGAGCCGCTGGACGCAGGAAAAGGAGGACGAACTCATCCGGCTCGCACGAAGTGGCGAAGAGCTGCCGGGCGTCATGCGTGGAGAAGATAGCTAGACAATCTGGAGGCAGATGAATGCGGAGGAGGTCTCCGCGCTGCCAATCTTGAGCAAGACAGGAGTAACCAATGAACCTCGGAAAGTTCATGCTCGAGGAAAAGCTTGGCGAAGGCGGCATGGGCGAGGTCTGGCTTGCTCATGACACGGAGCTCGACCGTCGGGTCGCCCTCAAATTCATGAAGGGTTTCGACGAGGAGCAGCTGGCCCGTTTCCACCGCGAGGCGCAGCTGGCCGCCAAGCTCAATCACCCCAACATCGCGTCAGTCTACGAAATCGGCGAGGACCATGGACGCCACTACATCGCGATGCAGTACATCAACGGTTACATCATTCATGGAGGCGATGTCAAGCTGCTCGTCCGGCTCATGATGAACGCGGCGCGGGCCATCGCCTTCGCGCACAGGGAAGGCGTCATCCATCGCGACATCAAGCCCGCCAACATCATGGTCGAGGAGAAGAATCGGAAACACCGCGTCTATGTCATGGACTTCGGACTCGCACGTTCTACCAAGGGCGCATCCAATCTCTCCGCCTCCGGCCTGATCGTAGGCACGCCGTCCTACATGTCGCCGGAGCAGGCCCGTGGGGAGAAGGTCGATGAGCGGACGGATGTCTATTCGCTCGGTGTGACACTCTACGAGCTTCTGGCGGGCCAGAGTCCATTCAAGGGCAAGACGATCTACGAAACCCTGAAAAGGGTCGAGGAAGACGACCCCCAGCCCATCGAGGATGTGGACTCCGAGCTTCAGACAATCGTGATGAAGTGCCTCGAAAAGGACAAGCGGGCGCGTTATCAGACGGCTGGCGGACTTGCCGCCGATCTTGACCGCTGGCTCAAGGGGGAGCCGATCCTCGCTCACGCTCCAAGCGTCATCTATCGCGCCAAGAAGTTCATGTTCCGCCGGAGGAACCTGATCACGGCCGTGGTGCTGGGTGCACTTCTTCCTCTTGCGGCCGTAGGCATCATCATCTGGCAGAAGAAGAAGGCCGAGGAAGGCTTCAAGACCGCCCACGAGAAGGTGGAGCGTGACCGGCTGGCATCCGATGAGAAGGCCAAGCGAGAGGGCGAAAAGCGCGCGGAGGAGACCAAGCGTGCGGAGGACGAGAAGAAGCGCGCCGCCGAGGAGTCCCGCCGGAAGGACGCGCAGAAGTCCATCTACGAGGCGATGGTCTGCATGCAGAACGGCAACTACGATCGCGCCATCGAGCATTACAGCGCAGCGATGAAGTCCGATCCAACCAACGTCACCGCACTCGCCAATCGGGCTGTCGCGAAGGTCTACAAGCTCGATTACATCGCCGCCATCGAGGACGCCAGCGACGCGCTCAAGATCGACCCGAATTCGACAGATGCGCTGGGCGCACGAGCCACGGCCTACATGCAGATGAAGAACTATGACGGGGCATTGCCCGACTTCAATCGGATGATCGAGCTTAATCCGAAGGCGCTGGGTGCCTATGGCAACCGGGCCCAGATCCGGTCCATCCGTGGCGACGTCAAGGGGGCCATCTCTGATATTGAGATGCTCCTCAAGATCGCGCCCGCCGACTATCCCCCGCGCAAGCTGTTCACGGAACGACTGCGCTCCCTCAAGGAGAAAGGGAACTGATGAAGTGCAAAGATTGTGATCTGGATGTGTCGGGCTTGGGCCGTTGCACCGTCTGCAACGGCCCTTTGTGCATGTTCGATGCCGTCTTCATGAAGGACGGCGTCCGCGTCCCAATGTTCGAGCAGGGCGGAAAGCCTTACTGCGAAGAGGACGCGCAGAAGATCGTGAGCAAGGAGGAGAAACATGTGTGAGTCGTGCGGTATCGGCACGCCGGAAGGCCGCGAGGCGCGGAGGCAGCAGCGCCGGCAGTACGAGAAACGGATCTTCGGAGTCGACTTCATGACGAAGGTGGCCGAGGAAGCCAAGAAGGCGGCGAACATCGAGAAGTATGGGACTGACGCCGAGTACGAAATGGCCATGAAGATGGCCACGGACTCGGAGCCGCTCTTCGGCTGGCACACGTACTGGGAGGACTCGGAGATCACGGTGATCCCGCCGGGAGACCGCGTCTTCGTCGTCTGGTACGACCCGAAGTTCATCAAGGGGCCGATCGATGGGTGTCCCCATTGCGAGACCAAGGAGCGATCGATGATGTCGCAGGTCAAGATGGCGCTCATGAAGGAGTGCATGCGAAAGGGAGTCTGAATGAGAGACTTCGACTGTGTGGTCTGCGGGAAGGCCAAGAAGGACTGCGAGTGCGACCCGATGGGGTCGCTATACGAAGCCTTGGACAAGTTTTTCGAGGTGCTTCGTCCGCCCCGTCCGCCCGGCTTGGAGTCATGGCAGTGCGTGTTCTGCAGCGGCTCCCACAGCGACGATATGCCCTGCGCCGAGTCCATCAAGGCCGAGGAAGAATCCGACAAGCGGCAGCAGGAACGATTGCGCCAGTCCTTGGAAGATCCGATGGTCTGGCCGCCTCAAGGAACGCTCGTCAAGGAATGGGCGGCCCATGGGCTTCGGTGCTGTATCGCCAACACCCAGCACGCCTATTGCGCCTACGTGCATCTCCCGGAAGGGCACCCCGACGAGCACAAGACGGATGACGAGCTGGACAGGGATGTGACCGTGCATTGCGGCCTGTCCTTCCGGCAGAAGGCGGAAGGCGGAGGCTCGTGGTTCGGCTTTGACTTCGCCCATGGAGGCGACTGGGTCGCCATGCCGCCTGAAATCGGCGACTGCGCAGGCAAGATGTGGGAGGTCGAAGAAGTCGTGCGCGAAACGGAGCATCTGGCAGAACAGCTGGCCGCGCGGGTGGATCTATAGCAGGAGGCGTTCTCCTGTGTCCGCTAGGATGCATCAGTAAGGAGGACCGATGCGACACAACCTTTCCAATATGCTGACGTTGATCACGACGCCCATGTCGGGAACGCGGGCGGTGGCCATCGTCGTCATGGTCAAGACCGGTTCGAGATACGAGGAGAAAGAGACGTCGGGTGTCTCGCATTTCTTGGAGCACATGTGCTTCAAGGGATGCCGGCAGTTCCCCAAGTCCACGGAAGTTTCGAGGATGCTCGACCGGATGGGCGCGGACTTCAACGCGTTCACGGAGATCGACCGGACGTGGTACTTCATCGTTACCAAGGCCGACAAGGTGAAGTCGGCGCTCGACATCATCACCAGCATGACGATCGAGCCGCGCTTTCCGAAGGACGAGTTCGAAATGGAGCGCAAGGTCATCCTCGAGGAGATCCGCTCCGAGGAAGATGAGCCGGAATGGATCCTTCAGAATCTCTGGCACAAGCTCGTCTACGACCCCAACCCGCTGGCGCTCCCAATCGGCGGATCGATCAAGAGCATCTCGGCACTCCGCCATAAGCAGATGGTCGACTGGTGGCGCACCTATTACTCGGGGACCAACATCATCGTCTCGATTGCCGGCGACATCGACGAGCAGATCGAGCGACAGGCCGTGCGCCAGTTCACCAAGATCCAGATCGGACCAAGGCGGCATCTCGAGCACTTCAGGAACAATCAGAACGGCTTCCAGACGAGCCTGAAGACGAAGAGATTAGAGCAGACCCACTTCACGGTCGGCGTCACCACCGGGGGATGTTCGCAAGAGGTGCGGCGCGCCATCAATGTCCTCTCCGTCGTGCTTGGAGGAAGCCAGTCATCGCGGCTCTTCGAACAGGTGCGGGATCGCGAAGGACTGGCTTACTTGATCGGGGCTGAAACGGCCTTCCTGCCGGACACGGGTGTCTTCCGGGTGAACACGTCCACCTCTCCTCACCAAGCTCCGAAGGCCTTAAAGGCGATCCTCAAGGAAACGGAGAAGATCGTCGACAAGGGCGTCACACGGGAGGAAGTCGACCGGGCCAAGGAGATGATGATCGGCGAGTTCATCCGGTCGCTTGAACGGGCCAAGGACATGGCGCTTTGGAAGGCCACGTACCAGTTCGACTACGGGCTCGATCATGACCCTGACGTCGTGATCATGATGAATCGGGCGGTGACGCCCAAGGAGGTGCATGAGGCCGCGAAGCTCATCTTCGATTCCCGCAATCTCAACTTCGTCGCTGTCGGACCGGATGTGATGAAGCACAACTGGGACCGGATCTTGAGATCGGTTTAGGAGGAACCATGAAGCTCGAAGTGAAGGATGTCGACAAGGTCATGGCCGTCTTCCCCGGCAGGGTGATCGGAGCGCTCCTACCCAAATGGGAGGACATCCCCAAGGAGTTCAAGGACGACCACACGAAGTGGAACAAGATCGTGCACCTCTGGTTCTTCGAGGGGCTGCCCAAGGAGACCGTCTGGAAGCCGAAGGAAGGCGTGGACAAGGCGATGGCGCTCCGAATGGTCGGCACGTGCATGCGATCGTTCGAGCCCCAGCACGAGCACAAGACCGCTGGCTGCGCGTGGATGCTCTCGGAATTCTTCGAGGACATCGTGATCCCGGACAGGAAGGAGAAGTGATGGGCTGCGCGAACTGCAACGACACCGGGCTCGTCTACTGCGAAGGGAAGTACAGCGGCTGCAAGGACGGCTGCAAGGGGCATGGATGCGCCGTCTGCGGCAAGCGCCATCCGCAGGAAGTCAAGGCAGTCCTTGAGTTCGACACGATCCATACGATCGAGAAGATCGCCGGCAAGCGGATTGAGGGCGACAAGGAACTCGAAGGCATCGCGCTTGGTGTTTTCTTCCAACACAACGCCCAGAAGAAGCAGATGCTCGTCGAGCAGGACGACTTCTATCACGGCATCCCGCTGCCCGACGTCTTCAGACTCACGGATGCGATCGGCTTCGAGACGGTGCTCGAGATCCCGTTTCTGGACAAGGAAGAGAAAAAGACCAACAAGCTCTTCTTCCGCTGGCAGGAGAAGAACGGAATCCTGCTTGTCTTCGACACGTACTGCGAACGGTCGATCAACGGCGGGAACTTCTACTACAACTGGCGGCCGGCGGACGTGGATGGCAAATGGTACACGCTGACGTCTAGCGGCCGCTGGGAAGGCGACAATGAGACGGGCTGCTGGGCTGGCGGTCACGACTGCCGCGAGGCCCTATGCCATCACATCCGGCAGATGGAGCTGCATGGCCAGTTCATGAAGCCGTGGAAGGCCAATCCCTACATGGGCTTCACGCACTACATGGATTGGGTGAACGAGGAGAAGCGCACCGGAGAGCGCTATCCCCGCGACTACAGCGCCATCCACAAGATCGAGGCGGAGCGCTACGGCCTGTTGCCGGAACGCGTGCGGACGGCGATCGGACCTTTTCCGAAGGAGGCATCATGAAGACGGCTCAGGAGCTCAAGCGCGAGGGTGGCGGCCGAAGTAGCTGCCGCGATCCTGAACGACCGGAGGGACCGGACCCGCATCGGCGAGTGCACGGACTGCCATGTCATGATTCTCAGCCCACAGAAGCTGGAGCCGTCGGTCGTCGAGGACTTCGTCCAGAACAAGGTCCTCGTTCCCAAGGCGGATCAGGATCTCGGCAATTGCCCGGCCTGTCGCATGATCAAGATCCTGAACATCCAGTACATCCGTGTGTCGGGGGTGAATTCATGAACGACAGCTACGGCGGAGTCAAATTCCCATGGGAGGAGATCGTCCGCTGCCAGCGGTGCCTGAAGCCGATGTGAGTAATCAACTCACTTCTCTTCGGCGGGACCGAAGGATATGCGGCGCTCAGGACGAAGGTCGAGAAGCTGGAAATGTGCCTGACCGAGACCTGCTCGGGCGGATGCGATCCATGGGAGAAGAGCAAGGAAGGTCGCGAGCGGTTCGCGGCGCTCAGGAAGATCAACAACGAGCGGAAGGCGACAGACCTTTCGCATGTGTGAGGAAGCGACATGGGCATGGATTTGACGTTGTACCCGCTGGGGGCCGAGAAGAAGAGTGTGGGTTGGGGACTGAGTCGGGACTACCAGCTCTTCGCCAAGATCGACAACACGGTCATGTGCGAAGAGCAGGTGAAGCAGGCCTGTAAGCCGAAGCCGCTGCCGGAACAGGTCAAGTTCCGGATCCTCGAGACGCACTTGCCGTTCGGCGTCTTCAAGCCGGGTCCGGATGACTGCCGGGCCGGCATCGTCACGAAGGATCCGTACGGCGAGCCGCTGACGTACTCGACGGCTGGCGAGCTGGCGAAGCTGGACTGCAATGGTTTCAGCGAGTGGAACAAGGACGTCCTCCGGCGGATCAAGAGGCTCAAGCCGGAGACCAAGGTCGTTCTCTTCTGGCACTAGATCACGGCCATCGAGCGCTTCATCACCGATGCGCGCGCCGGCAAGCTGACGGAAGGCGTCCGCCCGCTGGTCATTTAACTATAAGGCACTAGATGGCCCGCTTGAGATGAGGAGTGTGAGCGGTTCACACACTCAAGCGAGGCCTAGCATATGGCAGAAAGGAGAAGAAAATGTTCCTTCCACACACGATCACGATGGACACCCTCGAGGACCGCATGAGGATGAACCGCTGGACGCTGCTCACCCTCTACGCGAAGTGGTGAGGCGGCTGCACTGAGATCGCTCCCGTGCAGGAGCAGAAACAGGATCTGCAAGAGCAGCCCGGTCCGATGCTCGAGCGGCTCAACCAGAAGTTCGGGCTGGTCGCGTTCTACACGGTCAACTGCGACAAGAATCTCTGGATCATCGACACGCTCAAGATCGAGATGATCCCGACGTTCATCTTCTACGAGAAAGGAGTCGAGGTCGCCCGCTACGCCGGCACGAAGGAAACGAGGGTCGCAACGAACCTCGAAGATCTCGTCGCCGGGAAGTTCCAGCCCGCGAAGGTCTAGAAGCGGACTCTACGCAGTATCACGCCACGAAGAGCACATGTAGCAGTAGGGGAAATCGGTATCGACGCTGCCCCATTAAGGTCTACGCCGCGACCGGGGCAGCCGAACCTAGCGGCAAAGAAACTGGAGAGACGATGAAGCTCTACAACGCTGTCCTGACGAAGTCCGGGATCGTCAACTGTGGTCCGGGCATCCCGATCGAAGTGCTGCCGTATCCTCACTTCGAGGTGGGGACGCTCAAGAGAGCGTCGGTTTGGGTCGCCGTTGGGCAGAAGTTCATGAGGCTGCTCTCGGTCATGCGCGAGCACCTCTGCGACAACGACGGGCAGCCCATCGGGGCGAAGCCCTGCGAAATCTGCAAGGGTCCGGCCGTGCTGGGCCCGAACAACGAGCACCCGTTCGTCAAGAAGCTGGCCATACACAATCCGTTCGAGGGTTCCATCTTCGTCACCCAGAAGAAGACCCTCGTGCTGGTGGAGGAGAGCACGGAGGAGGTGAGGGGACAGAAGATCGGAATCCACTTCGTCGCGGAGCCCGGCCTGCGTGGGCGCGCGATAATCGTCCCCGCGAAGCAGAACACGGTTCTGGCGCGCGGGGAGTCGCTCATCGAGTTCAATCGCAAGGGCAGTTTCTCGTACAACGGCTATTCGAGCGAGGCGCTTCTGGTGGTCGCGCCGGGCGATGTCTTCGAGGTTCGCCGCTCGGGCGACCTCGAAGGCGCGCCATCGCATGTGACCGTCAAGGTCGGTCACGACTTCTCGCTGCGCGTTCAGGGCGCTGAGAGGGCCGAGCGGATCTTCAGGCTCGAGGACGGCTTCGACAAGGATGAAGTCGCCGAGGCCGAGGAGAAGATGACCAGCACGGTCATCCGCGAGGCCCCGCAGTCCGTGATGGTCACGGAGAAAGAACCGTCGCCCAAGCAGATCGAGAAGGCCCTGAAGGGGCCGGAGGAACAGCTCGCCAAGGATCCGTCGCCGGCCGAAGTCGAGGCCGCACTCAGCCGGGACATCAGGAAGTTCCAGCAGTAATCATCCCTCTCTCGGATCGGGGCTCACCGCGAGGCGGTGGGTCCCTTATGGGACTCGTGCGTCGAGTCTCACAAGGGCATGGATCCGAGAGCGCCATGTAGGAGAAGGCGTTCTTCTCCGGCGAACACTTTCGACACGAAGGAGAAACGCGATGACCGCAAGACTCATCAAAGCGATCGGCATGGGCGTGCAGGGACAATGCACGTATCCCCTGTGCGCGCACGAGGCGACATGGGAAGTCGAGGTGGAGGCTCTCGGCATCATGCTCCTCTGCCGTGAGCATTACCGGGAGACCTTCAGCTGGAATTGCCCCGAGTGCGAGACTGTCAATGTTGGCGTCTCGCAGCGGTGCGAGAAGTGCTACTGGCTCAGGCCCGGCACGTGCGCCTCCTGCGGCGAGGAGGTCTCGGCCGTCCTCATGAAGGTTGCCCAGAAGCTCTGCAGCTGGGAGAAGGCCGACTGCAAGGAGCTGGCCCTTTCGGGTTCGCTCTTCTGCAAGGTCCACGAAGAGATGACCGATCCCGAAGGTCGGGAGCCCCGGAGCGCGTCGCTTCGCTGGGGTCGGCGCGGTCCCATCGGCTCGACTGATCGCGTCTATCTCAACGATGTCGATAGCATCTTCCGGGAGCGGCTTGCACCATATCTAGGGAAATACGTCTGCTTCCTCTGCGCCAACCCCGAAGTGATCGTGCATCGGCCGCGCATGGATGATCCCTGTCCGGCGTGCAATGGGGACAAGCAGGCGAACGGTGATTGCTACGCTTGTGAAGGCGCGGGCATCATGCTCCGGAAGTGCAACGCGAAGAAGAAGTGTGCCGCTTGCGCCGGCAAGCGCGAGGTGGAAACCGGCGAGGACGCGGTCTGCCCGGAATGCCTCGGCGACAGGAAGCGCGCCTGCGTCACGTGTCTCGGCAGGCGGACGGTCAAGAAGGATCCGGTTCTCGAGATGTGCCGGCCATGTCTTGGCGCGGGCGAAGTGGCCTGCGAGGAGATCCTCAACCATCACAACGACAAGACCTGCCATGCTCATACGGATCGCTCCCACTGCCCGACGTGCAAGGACAAGGCCATGGATGAAGCCCGCCGGGAGGCGGAGCAACGAGGCGAAGATCCGGATGCGATCGATCCTACGTCCCTCAAGGTCAGGAAGCTCCGGATCGACGAGCCGGGCCCATTCTGCAGCGATCATGCGAAGTGCATCCGCTACCCGGACTGCAAGCAGCCACAGGCCGCCGGATCGCTCCTCTGCGATGAGCACCGGACGGTCAAAGGACTCGGCTCGACCATCCAGCGTCAGCGCAAGTTCGAGAACCCTGCCCAGATCGTCGAGCTGAGGCAACGCATCCGCAACTACTTCAATTCCACGAGAAAGCGGTTCGCGGGGGCCGTCGAGCGGGTGGCCCGCTTCGAGGATGAGATCCGGCGTAGTGTCGATCAGATCGTCTATCTGGAGATGTTCCAAAAGGATCTCAACCTGTCCACCCGCGAGGACCAGATCCAGTACGAGCTCTCCAAGGCGAAGATCCTCGGCATGCGGCAGGAGATCGACAAGAGCCGCCGGAAGCTCGCGTTGGCCAAGGAAGTCGCCAGCCAGACAGGGGTGGTTCACTTCGACCTGCTGCTCCTGCTCAAGCGGATTTCGACAACGTATGCAGACCTCGATGGGAGCAGCAGCCTCCACACGCCTCGCAGCCTGAGTCTGGCGGAGACCGCCGTGATCTACAACCCGCCGGTCAAGATCATCAACGAGCCCGACAAGTTCTGCTGCGAGATCTGCGGCAGGCCCGTCAAGCGCGTCCACAAGCTGGGCTGGTGGAAAGTCAGGCGTCCGGACGGGACGTTCGACAAGGCATCGGGCGAGATCCAGACCGTCGAGCTGAGGCGCGTCGTCAGGCCGGTGGTTCTGGAGCGGACCGGAGGCTCGGTAAGCGAGAAGGAGCAAGAAGAGCGGTACGTCACGATCAACTACGCCATGCTTCGGACGAAATGCGCGGGCGAAGGGTTCTGTCCGTATCACACGCTTCCCTACTCGCTGGGCGACATGTATCCCAAGGCCAAGACCGAGGTGATCAAGCTCTACGTGGTCGACCGGACGATCAACGTGGAAAGGGAGATCACGATGCATCGGGCAGATGGCTCCATCATCGAAGTCGTCAAGCAGAGAGAGCACCCTGTCCGGCTCGCCAGCGAGCATGCGGTCACCAAGCCAGCGTTCGACATCGACACGATCTTCAACCAGCCAAGGTATGTCCGGTGCGCCTGCGAGGTCCCCTGTGGAAGTCCGCTCCATCTGGTTCCACCCAAGTCCAAGAAAGAAGGGCCCGAACAGAAAGAGATCGAGAAGAAGGAGCTCGAAAATGAGGAGCGCAAGAAGCTCTACTTCGCGTGCGACGAGTGCGCCTCACGCACCTACCTGCGTGACGAGGAGGAACGCTGCGCTGCGCGCGAGATGATGGAGCGCAAGGAATCCATCAGGAAGTGGTCTGTCTATCAGGTCGAGCGGTCATTCGAGCCGGTGCGCGAGAGGTTCGAGACCCCGGAGTTCCAGAAGGAATGCGACAAGAAGTTCCGGCGTGAGGAGGTCGACCGGATCTTCGGCATCGGCCGTCGGAAGAAGGACAAGTAACTAGAAGCCTTGGCACCGCTCATCGGATGCGATTTGGCATCCGGAGCAGGCGCGGTGATTCGCCGCGCCGGACATCTCTCTAGCCGTTCAGGGCACGGGCCTTGGGTATTCGGGGAATACCCTGCGGCCAAGCAAGGTTTCGCACTTTTTGAGAAAAGGAGAACGATGCTTACTCAGGAACAGGTCCAGCACATTGAGTCGTTCAAGGTGCCAGTGACAAAAGGGCGCGGGCTTGGCATCTGCACGTTCGCGGCCATCATGTTCGAGCGCCCGACCGTCTCGATCGACGTGGAGTCGACGATGCCGACAGATGACGAAATCCGGCTGGTCAGGACGTACATCGAATTCGGCGTCCGTCGGTACTTCAACGAGACGTGGGTGAACAAGATCCTTTCGGCCAAGCTGCCGGTGGTCGAAGGACACAACACGCTGGTGCTGCTCAAGGGTCCCGCGTGGCGGCCGAACGGAGAAAGCGGATGGGCATGCCGCCGCGTCACATGGGAAGTGGGCCCAAGCTTCATACCGTTTGACGAAGGGCCGTGGTCGTTGCTGCAGGCGCTCGACTGGGAAGAGACGGACAATTACCAGTGCAAGCATGTAAACGAGAAGTGGCTCGAGGCCAGCGGCCGGCCCGCACGCCGAAACGTATCTTGATCTGAAAGGAGAACCACGACCGCTATGTCCGAGAGAGGCAGACAACCAGAGAGGAACCATGATGCGCACCCAGCCCGACGAGAAGCAGAAAGTGTCCGCCAAGGACGAGACGAAGAAGCTCGTCAAATGCGGCGGTCCCAACTGCAAGATCTTCGTCGCACTCGAGGAGGTGTTCTGCTCGAAGGAATGCGAGAAGAAGGCACACGGATTCTAGCGAGGAGACGCAACCCATGAAGTTCGACCCGAAGGAAGTAACGGAATGGTTCAGGAATCCGCCCACGGGCGGAAAGGGGATGTTCGAGCACATGCTACTCAACGCGATGACGAAGATCAGAAAACGTAGCGTGCAGGATGACGACAAGCTGATGGTCGACTGGAAAGAAGGCAAGTGCGAAGTCCAGCTCCTTTGGAATGGGGTCGAGATACCGATCCTCGAGGTCTGCGAGGAATGGGACAAGCAGCACGACCGGATGCTTGGAGAGATGGCGTTGGAGCTGGTGGACGCGCGCATCGGGAAGATCCGGGACCTGATGTCGGAGACGGAGTCGGTCATCGGAACCATGCGCAGCGAGCTCATGCGCAAGATCGAAGAAGCCATAGGCCAGAAGGTGTTCAGCGAAGACGACTGGAGGAACTCCTCATGAACGTGAAATGCAAACGCTCGGAGTCGCGCACGGATGGGATCTATTCCAAGCTGCGGGCGGCGGCCTCGGACGAGGAGATCTGCAAGCTCCTCCAAGAGGGGCGCGAGTATCCCTTCGCCAGCGAGAAGACGCGTCGGCGCTGGGAACGGACGGCCCAGAAACGCAAGCAGGAACTCGGAAGCTAGTCAAGAAGCCTTGGACCCCAACGGATCCGATCCGTGGACGCGGTGGTTCGCCGCGTTGATGTTCGATTTCTACGAGCGGAAGAAGGCTTCGGAGGAAACCCATGAGCGACAGGAAACGACATTTCTCGAAGAGCGAATACGATCTCATGGCAGAGGCGCTCAAGTACAACCCCACGATCCGGCAGCACTACGACAAGGAAAAGACCTTGAAGGCCAAGGAGTTTCTTGAGAAGCTCGTCGCCTTCTTTTACTCCTTCGACAAAGAGCGGGCCAAGCGCCTGCCCAAGATCGAAAACGAGCTGAAGAAGCGGCTGCCGGATCTGACACATTCCTACACCATGGGGTCCGAGTGTCTCTCGGTGTCGGAGATCGCCCATCTGCAGCAGGACGCGAATGACTGGCTGCCGACAGTCCACGTGAAGAGCTGTCTGGGATGCCGGACGTTCGCATGGTTGGAATGGAGCAGGAGATTTGAGGAGACGGTCGTTTGATCCAAGCATGGAGAGGTGGAGAGAGGAATGGATTGCACCAAGGCCACGGTCCTGACGAAGTGTCAGGAAAAGCTGGGGACCCTGTCCGAGGATGAGCTCAAGCATCTGATGCGGCACGTCACGAACTGCCAGAAATGCCGGGAGAGGATGTCACCGGAAGAGCACTTGAAGGTGATCGAGACGATTGCAGCGTGTGCGGAATGACCGGGAACGAATGGGAAGGGAAACTAGGAGAGCGCATGATTCATCTGGTCTCGCGCGACGACCTGTCATCGAAGCATGACTGGCCGTTCGTCTACTTCCACAAGAGCGTGGAAGAATGGGCCGACGAGAAGTGGAACAATACCGAAGGTGTCAAGGGCAACCCCGATCTCTGGTGCGCGCCCGACCTCGTCGGATCGGTCAACACGAGTCTCGAGACGCTGGAGTCCGGGGCCCATGATGTCGAGGTCTATGGGAGGAGCGCGCGGCTCTTCCTCTGGCGGACCATCGCGAATTACGGAGCCATCCACCCAGAACGCTCGGAGTTCTCGCGCAAGGACTTCGAGGACTGGCACATGAAGAATCCGCCGGCCGAAGCCGACTTCGCGGAGGTCTTCAAGGACAAAGACATCCGCCACATCAAGCGGACCGAGTTCAAGCCTGAAATGCTCAACCCGATGAAGGGCGACTTCTTCTTGGGCTGGACCAAGAGCTTCGGGTTCTCGCATGGACTCGTCGTCTTCAGCGACGACGTCGAAGGATTCGAGTACGCCAAGAAGAAGTACGAAGAGCAGTCGATCGGTCTGTAGACCGGGAAACGGGAAGGGTCGCAACAAGAAGGCCGCTGGGAACTCCTCCTAGCGGCCTTTTTTGTTGTCCAGCGGGCCCAAAAAGGGCCCCTAAAGCATCTTTAGGAGGCAAATACGAAGAAATTCGTCGCCAGATGGACCGAATTATTTGACCCGGGCGAACCGCCCGGATGGGGGAGAGATCATGGAAGAGCTCATGGCTGCCTGCCGTTTGATGGAGAAGCGCTACAAGCGGATCGTCATTCCCAAGGCGAGCGGCGGACTGCGCATCATCCACGCGCCTGACGACGACCTCAAGATGAAGCAGCGTCAGCTGCTGTACAACGAGTACCGCACCGGGATCGGTGCCGGTCCCTACGCCACAGGCTTCGTGCGCAACAAGGGCATCAAGGAGCACGCCTCCGCCCACGTCGGGCGGAACTTCATCGTGCATCTGGACATCAAGGACTTCTTCCCGAACGTCACGCCCGAGCACGTCAAGCGGGCATGGGAGGCGGAGAACCTGACGCCTGCAGAACTGGAGACGCGGTTCAAGATCTTCCCGACCGAGGCCGTCACGGGGAAGAGGATTCTCGACATTCCGCCGCCCTTGGGCCTGATCCAGTTCGCGTTCATCCCGTCACCCTTGGACATGTTCAAGCTGGGCCTGCCGCAGGGAAGCGCGCTCTCGCCGTTTCTTGCGAACATGGCATTCAAGATCATCGACTTCAAGCTGGCCAAGTTCATGCGCGAGCAGTGCCCGGAGGACGGGCGCTACACGCGCTACGCCGACAATCTGGCCTTCTCATCCAACAAGCACAAGGTCGTCGGCATCGTCGGAGGACTCTGCCGGATCATCGAAGCCAACGGATTCAAGCTCAACCGCGCGAAGTTCCACGTCATGCGCAAGAAGAGCGGGCGGCAGATCCTCTGTGGCATCGTCATCAACGAGAAGCTCAACATCCCGCGTGATGCGAGGAGGAATCATCGCGCCGCCGTCAATCAGATCAAGAAGGCGGCGGTTCTCGGCGTCAACAAGGAGGGCAAGGCCGTCACCGACTGGAAGGAGCTCAAGAACGAGCTCACGAGCCTCAAAGGCTGGTTCTCGTTCGCACGACATATCAATCCGAAGTACTTCGACAAGTACTCGAAGGACCTCTTGGCTGCTGAAGCGATCATCGACGCAAGGCTAACGATCTAACTTTCACGGCACGGGTTGATTGCATTCGTGACGTTGCCGTCCGGTGCCCACAATGGCGAATCAGTTGAATGTCTGAGTATTTGAAATGTCACTTAAATTGGTTGAAGCAGGGCACGGCTCGGGTGGGACGGCAATCGATAGGATGCTTCATCCCATGTCCGGTGCATCGCCGGACAGGACTACAGGCTGTCTCAGAAGCAGTCTACCGGTACATTACGAAGCGTGAAAGTTTCCTTCATGGACTGGCTGCATGGAGCGATCCATGCGGATGGCCCGGCGCATCGTCGGGCTGGTTCGTGACCCAATGCCACGAAGCAGCTGAAGAACCCCGCACCGCCGGACATCTCCGGCCGAGAACGGACGGCAGGCGGCCCGGAAGGGCCGCCTGCCCGCCCTGTGGGTTCTCCGCTACTGCCCCTGTTCTTAGGGGACCCCTGACCCCTGAAGAACAGGGCTCCGAATCCGTCCTCGGCACGGCGATGTCCCGCCGTGCTGGGGTTCAAGCATGAAGGAGTAGTACCCGGAAAGCTTTAGCACATCGCGCTGTATGGCGAGGCCGGTTGATCCGACCGGTTGGAATGACGTGCATCCAGTGAAGAAGAGCTCGGCTGCGAAACACCCCGGCGACATCGCCTCGATCTTCTCACGGAATTGCACGATACGCAGTAGACCAGTAGGACGCGAGAATCCTCACGGGGCAATCCCGTGAGAAGACCTCGGCGCTGACGCCTCGGTGTTTCTCCGCCTTCAGTATTGCTTTCCGGCTTGAGGGCATCCGATGGATGCCCGCCTGATCATCACAAGCTTCCATGGCACGCTCTTGCACAAAGAGCACGTCAGGCGCACCGCCTGATTGGTTCTCGCTCATGCGGCTGAAGATGGGGGAAGATCCTCCGTTTCCACCGGACTGGACTCCAGATCCCAGTCTCCGGTCGCATACAGCCGCTCTCTTCGACTGGGATCTGGAGTCCAGACCGTTGGAAACCCGGATCTCCAAGCATGGAAGCATTCCCCTTAAAAACCCATACGAAAGGACCCATCATGGAACAGATCCTCTTCGCGCGCGATGGCATGTGGTACGCGCTCGAAGGACGCATCGTGGCGAACGGGCCGATGAGCGAACTCCTCAAGTCCCTGCAGAACCGGTTCAGCTTCGCCCCGGTCTTCCTGCCGTACGGCGATGCCGGCTGCGCCGCGTTCGGGCAGCACGACCGTCGCCGCTTCTTCCTGATGTACATGGAGCCCAAGAAGCGGGTCATTCAGTACCTGAACGAGAACACGAACGCACGCACGGCCTATTCGATCATCATGCCGCACATGTACATCGCGCTCTTCTTCCGTGGGGGCGCGATCGAAAACGGCTATGCGCTCGTGGCCAAGAAGAAGATCATGAGCATGAAGGACCAGCTCGGGATGGCGGCCCTCCCGAACCTGTCGCTGCCCTACGGGCACATCTGCACGGGCACCCGGGCCATGTGGCCGATCACGCAGGATCCGGCCGAGACGGCGGGCTCGTACCTCAAGTACTTCCTCACGAGCGAGTTCACCGCCCACATCAACAACCACTTCACCCTCGTGCCCAAGGAGATCCAGCCGGATCAGAAGCTCTGGCGGAACGACTTCTACAAGGCCAACGAGGAGATGCTCGATAAGTGGCAGAAGTACTCCGATGAGAAGGGGATGGACGGAATCCTCGCGCTCGATTGGCACGTGGAGCACACGCTGGAGTCGATCATCCGGGAGCTCTGGAACATCAAGGAAGAGGAGGCCTAGATGAGCGATGACATCGCTTTTCGCACCCTCTGGTCGGCGCTCGTGCGGCAGCGCGGGAGGCAGATGGTGACGCTTGAACAGGTCCTGCGGGACCCGGGACGGATGATCACGAATGCCAACCTCGGGATCGTCCGCGCCCAGATCCTCGACCTGCAGAGGGACTGGCTGATCAAGAACCAGTATTTGGGGGCATCGGCGGACTTGACCCAGATGCAGGAATTGCTCACCGAGATTCAGACGGCCGCGCGGATGCAACGGCCGTAGGAGGACCTGCATGGATCAGATGATCTTCATCAAGAACGGCGAATGGATGACCATCGAAGGGAGGATCACGGCCAAGGGTAGGACCAAGGACTTCATGAAAATCGTCGGGGCGGGGCAGACCTGCCAGTTCTTCTGGCCATCGGAGATGGGATGCGCATTCGTCATGCCGCTCATCGGCGAGGAGACGATCTTGGGGGCCTATCTGTCCCCCAAGCTGCGTCTGGTCGGGTACAACGACCTCGACAGCCGGAAACGGCACATCTACTCGCTCGTCTGGCCGCACAGCTATCTGCTTTTCTATTTCCGCAAGAGATCGCTTGTCAGGGCGCATGCTGTGAGCGCCAATGCCCCGCTGAAGTCTCTGCGCGATTTCGTCGGCATGCTTCCCATGCCCAACATCAGCTATGAAGACTACGGCCACATCTGCATCGGAGAAAATCGGGGACTCGTGCGCGGCTCGATCATGGAGACGGCCCAGCAGTACATGAATACATTCCTCTCGCGGGACTTCTCCAGCGACATGACCGAGTTCGCCGATTACATCCCGGACGCCGAAGTCAGACAGGCCGGGAAGCACACGTGCGCCGAGTTCTGCGAAATCGCCACCGAGAACGGCGATCCGACGGCCTGCTTCCTGCAGAGCTGGGAAATCATCTCCAAGAGAGATCCCAGAGCCGTCCTCAAGCTGCCATGGTTGCTCGATGACTGGACGCTGTCAGAAGTGATCTCGCACATGTGCGGGAACGATGAAGACGATGCCGATCCTGAAGCCAAGCAGGAAGAGGACGTCACGGGTCTTCTCGTCCGCAAGCTCATACAGTCCACTCCGCGTCGCCGTTAATACCAAACCTGAAAGGAGCACACGTGGACCTCATCGTCGGTTCGAACGGCATCTTCCAGAAGTACGAGGATGACCTCTACAAGGGAGTCGTGAAGTTCAAGGGCGATTTCTTTTCCAATGCCATGCAGATCGCGGACGGAATCTACCACTGCTGGAACAGGGTCGAGGCGGACGCGTCCAAGCCGAAGGTCGAGGAGGAGATCTACATCAAGTTCAAGCCGATCCCGATCTCCCTCTGGAAGAAGGCCCTGAAGTTCCTGCGCTGGTGCTACGACGAGCACAAGAGCGAGGGATTCATCGCCTTCACGTACAGGAATGAGAAGTGGGGGCTCATCTGCCCCGAGCAGTGGGACTCGGCCGGCGGCGTCTGCTACCACCCGGAGATGCACCCCGCAGAGGCCTGCGGAATCGTCGGCGACGTTCACAGCCATCCCAAGTTCGGGTCGTCCGAGCACTCCGGGACCGATCACAAGGACGAGGTGAAGAACAACGGCCTTTTCATCGTCGTCCGGGACTTCACGATCATGACCTGCGACCCCATGGTCTACGGCACGATCCGGGGCAACCGCTTCTCAATCAACCCCGACCACGTGTTCGACTTCTCGGCTTGTGACGGGGACGACGACTTCCCCGAGGAATGGAAGCAGAGGTTCCACGTCGGCAACTGCGACGCTTGTGCCAAGCTCAAGCCGGTCACCACAATCCACAACTACTGGCCGGACCGCTACCGCCATGGAGAAGACTGGAGGGGCTCGTCGAGGAACCGCCGTGGGCAGTTCGAGAAGGGATCGCAACACCTCTTCCCGGAGGACCACATCGATCAGGTCGAGTCGATGAACGACGAGGTCAGCGACGCGTTCATGAGCGATCCGCAGAAGATCATCATGGACGCCTACGAGATCTGGTCGCAGGACCCGAGCGTCTTCGCGTCGGACAAGTCCAAACGCGCCCTGTTCCAGTGCGACAACAAGGGCTGCGAGAAGGAAGTCGTGACCTTCCACTGCCCGGAATGCAAGAAGCCGGTCCACGAGCAGACCATCGTCGAGTCCGTGGCCAGCATGACCAACGACGTGCTCGTGGGAGAGATCGAATCGGAGACGTCCTCCGACAAGAATGAGGTCAAGAGTGAGGAAGGAGGCCAGACCAAGGAGGGAGAAGTCAAGATCACCGAAATCCTGAGCCTGACGCCCGACTGCGGCGAGAAGTGCCCGCTCAAGGGATACGAGCACAACCACGTCACGAGCGGCGATCTGGGGCATTCGGGCACCTAACAGGGAGAAATGATGAAACTGGAGAATGTGACCGTCATCGGACTGGGCGGCATCTGGTCGTACTTCTGGCCAATCCTGTGCCGGACGATGGTCTACCAGAAGGGCATGCCGAGGGAGCTCGTCCTCTGGGATGGAGACGAGTTCACCAAGGACAACATGCCCCGGCAGGACATGTTCGAGGAGGACGAGAACAAGCCCAAGGCGGAGGTGTACGCCGACCGGATCAAGCGGGCGTTCCCCGATCTGGCGGTCCTGCCGCAGTCGAAGTTCGTCACGAAGAAGAACATCGAAGATGCCATCAAGGACAACATGCTCAGTTTCCTCTTCGTCGACAATGCCGCGACGAAGCTGCTCGTCAGCCAGCAGGCCGCCAAGAGGAAGAACGTCATCCTCGTCCACGGCGGCAACGAGATGTGGGACGGCAACGTGCAGGTGTACGCTCGATTCGACGGCGATGACATCACGCAGAAGCTCGAACAGACGCACCCGGAGATCGCCACGCCCAAGGACAAGAATCCGGGCGAGCTCTCCTGTGAGGAGAGGGCGAGGCTTCCGGGCGGCGGTCAGCTGGCCGTGACGAACATGATGGTGGCGGCATGGGCAGCCACGTACGTCACCCAGATCATGGAAGACATCCCGCATGGGAAGGAGGTGATGGCGCAGAACCTGAAGGCGGTCGGTGAAGTGTTCTTCGACGCGAAGAAGAAGAGCGCGCTGGCCTACAACCGGGGCGTTTCCGGCTTCGCCAAGAAGAAGATGGTGGCACGCAAGTAACGGCCGTTACTCGCAAGCAGTTTCCCAAGCAACTCGTGAGAAGTTCGTCTCAGTTTGGTTTCATTTTCAACCCCTCAGAAGGAGGATCCCATGGCTGCGCAGGTTCGCTCGGGCCCGTCGTCCACGCCGATCGGCGACCAGTACGTCGGCAAGTCGGTCGGCGAGCTCAGGAACATGCTCTCCTACGAGCTCAACATCCCGGCGGGGGCCCCGGCGACCGTGTCCCAGAACGGCGGCGAGCCGTTCCCGGTGCAGGACAGCTACATCGTGAAGGACGGCGATCTGGTGGAGTTCGTCCGGACCGCCGGCACCAAGGGCTGCTAGCACGCATCAGCAAGGGGAGGAGGGGGAGCGGTCCCCCTCCTCCCTCGTCATCGAAGACCCGCATGCCAATACAGGGGGAAGCGACCGATGAAGTACGAATTGGCCGTCCGACCTGTCGAGGGGGAGCCGATCATCGGACGCCCCTCGGATGCTATGAAGCTCCTCGAGGAGTTTCGGAACCTCCCACGAGAAGTCATGGTGGTCATCCATCTGACCCCTGACTTGGTGGCCCGCTACGTGCAGGTTGCCGCCGTAGGCAACTCACAAAGCTGCTGCTTCGACACGTGCGACATCTTCAGGGAGGCGCTCATCCGGGAGACGAAGGCGATCATCCTTTGTCACAATCACCCGTATGAGAAAAGGGCCGTCCCGACCGTCGAGGACATCGCGCTCACCGAGGGCGTGTTCTCGGTCGGCAAGGCGGCGAGGATGCCCCTCTTGGACCACATCGTCGTCGGCAAGAACGAGTCGTATTCGTTCAAGGATGCTGGCACGGTGTTCCAGAAGGGGCCGCTGTACGTCCTCAACCTCGCCGGCCACAAGCTCAACAAGCGGAGTCGGAGTCAGACGCTCAAGATGATCTCAAGGGTGTCCACCGGGTTCGTAATACGCTAATGGATGGAACGGGGCCTGCCGGTCGACAGGGCCGGCAGGCCCATCTTTTTCTTGTTCACCTTACAGAAAGTAGGTGCTATACTCCCCTTCGCTCGTTTGAGGAAGGAAGGAGCCTTGCCACAGTATCGGCGCATTGGCACCGTTGTCGGCTTTGACAGGGACGACGTCCGTCAGGAAGAGGCGCTTGGCCGCGCGCTGGCCGAGCGCCGGCGTCCCGGTGATCCAGACGTCGCTGAAAGCCGAGCCAAGGTCCGGGCCGCCCGCCACCGCAAGAAGGAGCGGGAGTGGAACCAGATCCGGATCCCCATCATGGGGCATGACAAGCCCGTCTTGGATCTCGCCTACGAGACGGCGCTCGTCCATGAGATCCTCGATCTCCTGCCCTACGCCATGAAGGAAGACACGCTCAAGGTGCTCCTTGAGGGAGACGGGCGGGATCTCCGGCGGGTCGGCAGGCTTATACGCGAACAGCTGCCGGACTTGTCGAAGGAGTAGCCAGCGTCCGCCGGCCATATTCAGCGAGCAAAGCGGCGTCGGTGTATCCATCGTCGTCGGTCCTGCACTTCTCCGTCCGCCTCCAGTTCTCGCTCGGCCAGAGCCTTTTGGAGACGAGGATGGACGCCGCCTTGGTGTCATCGGCGGATACGCCGGCGAACATGGCCTTCTGCCATGTCCTAGGAGGCACGACGTGATAGCTGACCCCCAGACCGACGAAGAGCGCCTGATACATCCCAAAGGCGAACCCGCGCTGGAACTGGGCAGCCACGCCAGCCATGGGCATTGGCTGGCCCTTCTCGAGGACGATCATGATCGATTCGTCGCCCCATTCCATCCGGGCCTGCAATTTGGAGAATTCGAAGATCTGCTTGAGGGCCGGGATGTCGTACTCGTCCTTGGTCTTGCCTTTAGTCGCCGTAATGAGCGGGGGCTTCCACTTCTCGAGGATCTTCGAATCCTTCGAAAGGGCGACAATGCCGCCGTCTTTCCCCGGATCTACGCCCACGAAGATCATGCCGGCCTCCCGATCAGTCGATCCAGATCCTTGACCGGCTTGAAGTATGCCGTAGGGATGTAGACGCAGGAACCAGAATCTGCAGGATCATCGCGGTCTGTCCTGCCGCCATGATTGACGCGCACGAATCTCTTCAGTTCGCGCCGGATGGGGCAGAAGTAGATGCCGTCCGTAAATCCATGGACGTAGGCGATGGGAAAGCCCGACAGCTCGTGTTCGTCGAGCCAGTCGAGCATCTTCATGGCCGGGACCCAGCCATCTGGCACCCCGATCATGATCGTGGGATAGGTGTTGTGATCGACGTTCCGAACGCGTACATCGGCCAAGAGGACGGGCGTGTCATTCAGGTCGCGGAACATGGTGTTAATGCCGACATTGCCCCATGGGTTCTTGTCCCAGAGCAGACGGAACGTCTTGCAGATCTCATTTCGGACGTCATTCTGCGGGCCCTGAGTCTCGGGCGTCTCGTACCTCGTCAGATGTCTCATGGCTAGTCCATTGCACCCGTCGCCATGATCTTCTCGGTGACCACCCGCACGCCCGGCAGCTTGAAGTCTCCGCCGGCCGCGCGGATCATGCCGTTGATCGCCTTCATGTTCGGCTCGACGAGCGTGAGCGGGATCTTCCCCTCGGCGACGGCCTTGACGAGCAGGAGCAGGTCGTAGACCTCGGCCTTGATCTGCTCGCGCATGACGATGCCCTTCATCTTGGGGGCCGATGAGGGCAGGATGACCGGCGAGAGCTCGAGCTCCCTGCCGAGGACGGCGAGCGCTTCCTCGGGCTTGCCCTCCTCGATGAGCTTCTCGGCGCGGAAGTTGCGGTCCGCTTCCTCCTGCTGATGGGCGAGCTTGCGAAGATTCTCCTCGTCCTCAGCGCGCTTCTTCTCCTGTTCCTCCTGATAGCCGATCATCTTGTCCTTGATGATCTTCTCAGCCTCCTCGATCGGCTTGGAATGTTTGCCCTTGGCGGCCAAGACGGCCTTGTGCGCATCGTAGGCGGCCTTGATCGCCGGATCAAAGGTTTCGTCGATCTCCCTCTCGATCGCCTTCAGGTCCCTGAGGAAGTCGCCGGCGATGACGTACTGCTTGTTGTTCTGGATCGTGATCGCCCTCGACGTCTCGAGGACCGTCATCGCCTTCTTGTCAATTTCCTTGGTGTCGGGCAGAGCCAGCGCCTTCGTTTCTGCCATGGCGTTCTCCTTACACGGGCTGGTTGACATGACGGCGTACGCCGTTGTTGCGCTTCCACATCACGAGGGTGAGCGCCGCCCGGAAGACGTCCCAGTCATCGGGATGGTCGAAGTATTCGAGCTTGTAGGTTCCCTTGTCGGACAGGTAGAGCGCCGCCCGCCGGAGCGGACGCCCGATGCACTTGGCATAGGCCGACGTCTGGAGCCCATGCCACGCCGCCGGATGGCCGGTCTTGATGTCGAGCAGCACCTCATGGTCGTGCAGGATCACCCGACGGTCGAGCCGGCCCGCATACCAATAGACAAGGTTCCCCACGAGCTCCTCGATGGAGACCATGATGGGCTTGTGGTCCTCTAGAAACGCGAGGTAGCCTTCGAAGTACGGCAGGACCGGATTGTCGAGCTTGTCGACGTCCAGAGCCCCCTTGTCGAAGAGCTCGGTCATGGTATGGACGGCCGTGCCACGATCCATGGCCATCCCGTCCGAGAAGCCGTAGTCGTACACGGAGGCTTCTCTCAGGACGTTCGTGACCGAGATGACGGGACGGTCGCCGATGAAGTACTTGTGCTCTTCATCGTCGTACCGCAACGCCTCCGGCGGAGCATAGGTGAGCGTGGCCGGGTCGAGCATTAATCCTCCGCTTCCATGGCGGTCTCGACGGGAGCCTCCTTCTGGTCGTCTGCGAAGCCGGGCACCTGCGCCGTGACCTCATTGATCTCCACCGTGCCCTTGAGCGGCTCGGTCATCTCCGGGATCTCAATCACGATGCGGTCCATGTCGGACCGGCGGAAGCTCTTGTCCTTGTAGCAGAGCCAGCCAGCCTTCGTCACGATGCGCCCATGCCGGAGCAGGAGCTCGTCCAGCCCCGAGCAGGTGTCGAAGCCGGTGTCGAACTTGAACTTCACGATGGCCTTGCGGAACGGAGGCGCGAGCGTGTTCTTGAGCGCCTCGCATTCGATCTGGATGCCGGTGACGATGTCGGCGTTCTGGGCACGGATGCGGCCCTTGGGGCGCATGATCAGCCGGGCGGCGGCGTGATACTTGCCGGCGCGCCCACCGGTCGATTCGAGGGATGTGTAGCCCGTGGCGAAATTGAAGTTCGTCCGGAGCTGGTTCATGGCCACCAGCGTCACGCCCTTCTGGGCCATCTTCCCCAAGGTCGCCCTGAAGATCGTCGAGAGCTGCCGGGCGCGCTCCGCCTTCGCGCCTCCGCTGCCGGAGACGCCGCCCTTTTCGCCACTGTCGGTGACCTTCTCGAACTCCTCTGCGCCCGGGGTCGATGCGATCGAGTCCCAGACGATGACCGTCGGGGTGGCCGGATCGGCGAGCTTCACGATCTGGCCGATGAGCCGGACGCAGTCGTCGATCGAGTCGGCCTTGGAATAGCCGATCTTGTCGAAGTCGACGCCCATCCGCTTGGCGAACTCGTCATAGGTCTTCTGCTCGCTGTCGAGGAGGAACGCGTATCCCCCCGAGCGCTGGTAGGCGGCGAGGATGACATATCCGAACGCCGACTTCGCCGTCGAGGGGTCGCCCATGACCTCGACCATCCGACCGCTCGGGATGCCCTGTCCGATGATGAGATCGATGGCATGGACGCCGGTGCGCAGCCACTGGACCGGGCGGTACTCGTGCATCTCGGCCACGAGCTGCGCCAGTGACGAGGCCCTCCTCCGCTTCACCGGAGCTTCGTCGGGAGAAGGTGGGGGCGCACCTTTCTTGGTGCGCCCCATGTTCTTCTTGCGAGGCGGCATTATGCCCCCTTCTTCATGGCGTTGATCGACTGGGTGAACCGCTCTTCGGCCTTCGCCTTCTTGATCTCGAGCTCGATCTTCCGGATCTGCAATTCAAGCGACCTCAGCTCGAGCTCCAGCCGGTCGACGACCCGCCATTGCCTGCGCGCCGACGCCTGCTCGCGCAGCTCGGATTCGCGCAGACGCTGCTGGAGGGACTTCTTTTTCTTCATCATGACGCCACCTACTGTCCCGCCTTCTTGCTCGCCAAGGCCGCCCGGGCCTTCTTGACGAGATCATCGGCCGACGGGCGCTGGCTGGGAGCGGGCGAGGACGCCTTCGCGACCGGGGCCGGCGTATCCTCGACGACATCATCGGATGCCGGTTCGGTCGGCTCCTCTTCGACCTTGCGGGCGACCGGGGCAGGAGCTTCCCCGCCGTCCTCGTGGCCGGAGCCGAGGAGGATCGAGCGGATCTCATCGTAGCTCTTCACCGCCGAATGGATCATCTCGGCGAGGTTCTTCGTCTTGCCGAGCACGGCCTTGTCGAGGACGGCACACGACTTCATCTCGGGCGTCACGATGTAGTCGGGGTACGTGCCGTCGGGCGTGTTCCTGACCGAGACGGTGACGGTCAGGTTGTAGCCGTTGTCGGGGTCGTCGATCATGACCTCCGAGCCTTCGTTGGCGAAGCACAGCTCGTCCAGCTGGTCGCGGACGTTCTTGCCGAAGGACCAGATCTTCGCCTCGGACGGGGCGTTCAGGAACACGAGGCTGCAGCAGGCGCGGGTCTTCACGCCGATCTTGCGGGCGATGACCTGATCCTCCTCGCTCTTCCTCTGCCAGAGTCCGCGCGTGAACTCGCAGATCGGGCAGGGCTTCTTGAGCGTGGCCTTCGGGCAGGTCACGGTCTCGGTGTTGCCCTCGGGACCGACGAGCCCGTAGTGGACGCCGTACTCGACGTAGAAGAACTTCTGCTTCTCCTGATTGGACGGCGGGGGCAGGATGCGGATGCGGTGCCGGCCCTCGGTGGGCTTCCACCATCCCTCGGACTCGCTCTTGCGCTTCTGGCGGTCGAGGAAGCGCTCCTTGGCGGACTGGTAATCGCTGCGACCCATGGCCATGACTGATCTCCTTTCAAATAGGTTTTTGGGTTAACGGCCAAGCAAGTTCGACTTCATGCGCTCGATCTCGTCGGACGACGGCATCGTGCGTTCCATGCTCCGGTTCATGCTCAAGGCCTTGAGCATGTCCTTGCGCTGCTCGAGCGCCTTGAGCATGATCGAAATCTTGTATTCGTCAAATTCCAGCTTCGTGAGCTTCTTGGACAAGACGATGATCCGTGGATCGGTCTTGATCTTGTTCTTGATCTCGGTCTCCGTCGGCTTCGTCTTGAACGTCGGGCGGACCTCCTGATCGAGCCGGTTGAAGAGCTCCTCGTAGTCGGCCTCCAAAATGGCCTTCTCCTTCTTCAGCTCCGCCGACAGCCTGATGCCGAAGAATGCGTACAGGGCCGCCTGCCTTGCGAGATCATCGTCGAGGTTGTCCCGGTCGATGAAAAGCTCGCTCTTCGTGGAGAAGGTGAACTTTTCCCCGCCGACCGTGACCTCAAAGGGCGCGTCCCTCATCCTGCCGTCCTCCTTTCCTTTCGGGTCCTAATAGGTAGTCTTCTCGACCTTCCAGAACTATTTCCTGAGATTCTCGCATCACGGTCAAATCTTCGAGTGCTCCGGCTTCCACTCGCCGTCCTCCTGCCTCACGAAATCCTGCATGAGGTTCGGCCAGCGCTCCTTGGCGATCCGGCCGATCTGGTCGAAGACGAACCGGATCTCGACCTCCGACGATTCGGCCGTGCGGTACTCGATGACATGCCGCATCGAGCGCATGTTGATCGAGAGGCCGATCGTGGTGGCGAGGCCTTCCGGGGCGAACCGGCGCATGAAGCTCGTCCAGAGCTTCTTGTAGTGAAAGTCCTTCCCGGGCTCGTCGAGCTTGAGGTAGTCCGACAGCCTCTTCTGGAACTCCTCGTCGGCCTTGAACTTCTCCTCGCACATCCGGATGAGCACGGGGTCGGTCACCTCCGGCGGCATCCAGAGCCCCAGATCGTCGAGCCGGACGAACCGCAGGCTCTCCTGCGAGAAGGCCGTCCCGGCGCGATGGCGAACGAGCTCGTGTGTCAGAACTCTCGAGCAGTCGGCGATGATCCAGTTCGAAACGCCGTGCTCGGTCACCGAGCCGTGCTTCGACTTGAGGATGTTGCCGACGTAGAGATCGTTGCCCTTGCGGATCTTGGAGACATTCTTATTCAATCCGGGTTCCCAGCTCCTGTAACAAAGGCGGCCCATGATCTCGATCAGCTTCTCGGAGTCCGAAGCGCCATCCTCCATCTCCCACCACTTCGTCCCGACATGGTCGAGATAGGCCTTGATGGCCCCCTGATCGAGCTTGGTCTCCCCGACGAGGAACGGCTTTGGCGTGACGCGGTGCATGAGGTCCTCCTAGACGGGCTTCTTGGCGCGGGCTTCGCGCTCCTCGGTGTCATCGCCGATGATGCCGTAGCCTGCGATGTCCCGGTACGGGCTTTCCCCCAGCGCATCCTTGTCGGTCGCGATGCGCATCATCTTGTCGAAGATGCGGGTCAGGAGGAGCATGTCCCGGTACTGCCCGGGCTCCACCCCCTCCGGGTATAGCAGCTTGAGAAATTCCCCAGCCTTGGCGAAGGCGCTGCCATAGGCCTTGTTCTTCTCCTCGACGAAGAGACCGATCTCCGCGCCTTTTTCCGCGTAACTCTTCATGACGTCGCTCCTTTCGAAACGAGAGGCTTAGCGGCCACTTTGGGCACGAGTGCGTGGTAAAGCCTGCCGAAGCGGCGGATGGCGTGCTCGATCTCAGGCATCTGGGTCGGGTCCCGGAGGACGAAGGCCGGATGCAGGCATGCCATGATCTTCGATCCGCCGCGCTCGATCTCGGTGCCGTTGGCCTTGGTGATCCCGCCCTCGCCGCCGAGCTTCTTCCACGCCTTGGCCCCGACGGCGAGGATGAGCGGCGGCTTCATGAGCTCGATCTCCTTGAAGACCCACGGGCAGTCGAGCATGAGCGCCTCGTTGCGGGAGCGGCGCTCGGACGCGTCGGCATCCTCGTCGGGCACGAACGGCGGCTTGCAGTGGCAGGCATTGGTCACCGTCACATCGGTGCGCTTGATGCCGTTCTCCTCGAGAAGCTTGAAAAGAAGCTGGCCCGATGGGCCCACGAACGGCTTGCCCCGGCGGTCCTCATCCTTGCCGGGAGCCTCTCCGACGATGAGGACATTCGTCTTCCCGAGATCGGGAGGAACGACCTGACGGCAGGTGCCCCGGAGATCGCACTGCATGCAGGAGCGGATCGTCTCGATGTAGTCCTTGGAGACGATGATCCTCGGATCGACGAGCGGCAGCGCGAAATGGGCCGCGAAGCCGCGCCCGTCGAAGAGGATGTCCACGACCTGCGGGTGGTACTTGATCGTACTCATCCGGGTGATGAAGTCGTTCTTGGAGACGAAAGGACCCGACTCCCGGCGCTTCATGATCGCCTTGGTGATGCGCAGGTCGATCAGCTCCGACTGATTGAGCGGAGCCCGGATTGCGTCCCCCTCGATCATCCATACCAGCCCGGACTTGTTGGCGTCCGGCGGCAGGAGCTTGAGCCCGAAGCTGTCCTCGGCTTCTTCGAGAATGCGCGGAATCTTCTCCTCCTTGCTCGAATTGAGAAGCGCCGCGAACGTGTGGATCGGATGGCGGCGCTTGGCCCATGCGATGCGATAGGCGTTCCAGCTGTAGGCGGCCGAATGCGCCTTGTTGAACGCGTACCTTGTGAACTCTTCGAGGCTCGACCAGAGGATGATCGCCTCCTCGTAGGTCATGGAGTCCTGCTTGACGCATCCTTCGGCAAACTTGGGGGCGAGCTTCTTCCACTCGTCCCTGCCCTCCTTCTTGGCGACCACCTTGCGCACGCCGTCGGCCTCCTTCCACGAGAAGCCGGCCATGTAGACGCAGATGGCCATGATGTCTTCCTGATAGACGATCAGGCTGTCGGGGTTCTCGTGGTAGCGCTCGGCGAGCTCCTGCGGGGAGAACTGCCCGAGCGCGCCCGGCCGGAACGCGGCGTTGGCCCAGACGAGATCCTCGAACTTGTCGGGCTGTAGCCGCTCTGCGAAACTCCTGAGTCCGCTCGTCAGGAACTGGGGAACGGCGGCGGTGCGCCCCTCGGAGATATCGGTGTAGACCGCCGGATCGTCGAGCGGCACTTCATCCCATTTGATGTCGATCGAGCGTCCGAGTTCGCGGATGGCCGCCAGCGAATCGAGCCCGAGGAAGTCGAATTTCACGAAACCGAGCGCATCGGCGGTCCCCATGTCCCAGACGAGCGCCTTGTCCTTGCCGCGCGTGACGACCGCGCCGCGTCCGCACAGGAGGCTGTCGGCGGCGATGACGAATCCGCCAGCGTGGGCACCGAACTGGCGCATGCGGCCCCGGAGCTTCTTGGCGAACTCGGATGCATCGGGGCTCTTGGCGCGGAGAGCCTGCCAAGTCCTGAGCTCCTCGATGGGGACCTTGTCCTCGTCGCCTTCATGCGCCTTGATGAGATCCCGGAGCTCGAACTCCGACAGCGGATTATCGACCTTCATGCCGTAGGCCTTGGCGGCGTCGTTGATCGCCTGCCGGAGCCCGAACGTACCGAAGTTCGAGATCTGGGCGACTCGGTCATCCCCGAACTCCTTCCTGAGCACTTCGGGCACCCGCTCGCGGAAATGGGTGTCGACGTCGATGTCGACGTCCGGCCAGCCCTTGCGGCCGGGGAAGTAGAAGCGCTGCCAGATGAGCCCGTGCTTGACCGGATCAAGATTGGTGATGCCGAGACAGTAGGCGACGAGGCTGCCACCGACCGATCCGCGCGGCCCGATCTCGGCTCCATTGTTGCGGAAGAGATTCAGGCAATGCCTAACGAGGAGCAGGTAGCGATCGAGGCCGGCCTTGGTGAAGCAGTCGAGCTCGTCGGTGAGCCGGGTCTTGTATTCATCGGTCTGGTCGAGCCCCTTGGCCGTCAGGCCATCCCAGACGAGCTTCTTCATGTCGCCGCCGACGTCGGGGATCCTCGGCATAGGCAGGTCGTCCCACGACCAGTCGGAGATCTTGGCGGCGATCTTCCCGGTCTCCTCCAGCGCCTTCCTTGCATCTGATTCGGGCACGCCCGCCTTGACGAGGCCAGCGACGCTTTCTTCCGGCGTCAGGACGTAGTTGAGATGCGTCGAGAACCTCCATGCCTTGGGGCTACCGACAGGAGCGCGGGATGCCACGGCGAGCAGAGCCTCATGGAAGCGCGATTCGTCGGGAGTCGCAAAATGACAATCGGGGGTGACCACGAGCGGCCGGCCGAGCTCGCGTGACATGGTGATGACGAGCGAATTAAGATCAACCTGCTCATGCCAATCCCAGAGACCCTGAAATTCGAAGTAGAAGTCGTCGCCGAACCTGTCGACGAACGCCACGAGTTCGTCCATCGACTTGTCCGACGCCCTCCAGAACGGGCTCGAGAAGCAGCCTGAGAGGATGACGCAGTCGGTCAGCTTCTCGAGGATCATGTCGATGGGGATGTCGGCGCGGTGCCTCCTGCCGTTGTAATGATCGCGGTGGGCGATCGACAGGAGCTCCGTCATCGACGTGAAGCCCCGGACGTTCTTAGCCAGCACCGTCAGGTGATGGGCCCTGTCGGAGTCGGAGCATCCGACGTAGAACTCACAGCCAAGGATTGGCTTCACGCCGTTCGCACGGCAGGCCTTGGAGAAGGTGTACAAGCCCTCGATGCCGCCGTGGTCGGTCAGGGCGCAGGCATCCCAGCCCTTCGACTTGGCCAATACAGGCAGGTCTTCGGCGCGGATGAGCGAGTCGCGGACGCTGTATTCGGAGTGAGCGTGCAAAATGCCGTAGTTTCCCATGGAAGGTACTCTTCTCCGGACTGCAGAGGAATTTCATGAAATTCCTGCAGAATGCCGAGAAGATTACCTCATATGGAACAGCCCATCATCAGGGTCGGGAACGCCGTCTCGAAGATCGAGTGCGATCGGCAACTGCTCTACAAGCTCGACACGGCGACAGCGGTCGAATTTCCCGGAGCGGAATACGCCCGCCGGCACCGCCCGCTTTGGGACGGCCGCTGGCACCCCGTGGACCCCATCCGTGGCACCTTCCCGACGGGCATGCTCACTCGCATCAGGAAGATCATCCCAATCGCCCGGGTCATCGACGAGCGCGTCCGGCCCCCGACGGTGGAGTACAACGCCAAGATCCTGAAGGACATCACCTTCGCCGATCATCAGGAGAAGGCGATCAAGATCGCGCTCGACAAGGCTAGGGGGATCCTTGCCTTGGCCGTGAACGCCGGCAAATGCGTCGCCAGCGGAATGAGGCTGACGACCTCCGATGGCCGGCGGACAGCTATTGAGCAGCTGCAGCAGGGAGACTGCGTTTTTGGGTATGACAGAATCTCGCACGATCTCAAGCCTTCCGCCGTTAAGGCCTTGGTCAGCAATGGACTCAAGGATTGTGTCGAAGTCATCACGAAGCGTGGGCACTCGGTCATCGTCTCCCATGACCATCCGTTCCTGACTGGCGCGGATGAATGGACCCATGCAGAAGACCTGAAGCCCGGCATGCTTGTTGGCGTGGCCGACAAGATCGAAGTCGACGGCAATCAGGATGGACCTAGCAGCGAGGAAGCCCTGCTTTTGGGATTCTATTTGGGCGATGGCAATGGCACTAATTCCACGCTTCTGCGATTCTCGGTGGCCGACGCAACTCGTTTGGAGACGCTGAAGAGGGTAGTCAAATTCTTCGGTGATGAACTCGTCTACGTCGACAGGGTCGACTACAGGGTTCGTAGGGGGCCTCGAGGAGGTGCCCACAGGCCCCGGCCTGCCTGTGTCGAGATTCTAGAACGATATGGACTGCTGGGCAAGAATGCGCACGAAAAGTTCGTGCCGTCCTGCATCTTCAGCTGGCCGAAAGCGCGAGTGGCCGATCTTCTGTCGGCCTATCTGGGTTGTGATGGATCAATCACCATGCCTCGGGGGGACTTCAGCTTCACGAGCGTTTCTAAGTCCTTGGCTGAAGACATCCGCGATCTCCTTCTACGCTTTGGGGTATTCGGGAAGCTGCGGGAACGCCACATCAAGTACACGTATAAGGGAGAAACTACTGATCGACTGGCATTCCAGTTCGATGCCTCGCTCAGGCGCTCAGTGTCCGGCCTGAGCGCTTGTCCTCCTCTAGGCAAGACGGCCGCCTTGCAGATGGCGCTGGCTCCCAGAAAGAACAGCGGTCATGACCGCCTCCCGCTGCGCACGATGGAATACGCCTCAAAATGGCGTTCGCGGCCTTATGGCATCGGGCGCGACACCTCGCCGGCTTGGAACGCCCCCATCAAGACGAGCATGTCCTATCTGCCGGACTCCCTCATGTCCCGTGGATTGGCCGAGAAGCTTGGAACCGCATTGGATGACGATCTCCTACTGTCGATGGCGAAATCTTCGGTCGGCTGGGATGTCGTGAAGGAGGTTCGAAACGTCGGCCTCAAACAGACATGGGACATCGAGATCGAGGATACCCACAGCTTCCTCGTCGAGAATTTCGTCACCCATAACACCGAGGTCGGCATCGCGATCGCTTCCCACATCGCCGGAAAGTGCATCTGGATCGTCCACCGGAAGGACCTGCTGCACCAGACCTCGGAGCGCATCAAGCTCCGGACCGGCCAGAAGGCTGCTCTCTTTGGAGACGGCTGCTGGGACGACATCAAGCCCGACCAGAAGTTCGTGATCATCATGCCCCAGACTGTGCAGGACGAGCTCCGGTACTTCTGTGATCTGGTCAAGGATGCCAACGTCATCATGCTCGACGAGGCCCACCGGACGGGTGCTGCAGCCACGTGGTACAAGGTGACGCAGGCGATTCCAGCCTTCTACAGGATCGGACTCACGGGAACCCCGGAGACCGGCGATCCGGTCCGGGACCTGCGCCTTGAGGCCGCGACCGGCCCGATCATCGATCAGGTCAAGACCAAGGACCTGCAGGCGATCGGGTGGAGCTCAAAGTGCAAGGTCATGTACCACAAGGTCGAGAACGAGTCCGTGCCGCCGGGGACGCCATACATGGACGCCCGGCGGATGCTCATCGAGGAGAACCCCAACCGCAACGCCGAGGTCGTATCCATCACCATGTCCGAAGTAGACGTCGGCCGGCGCTGCCTCATCATCTGCGACACCATCCGTCACGCACGGATCGTGGCCGAGATCCTGCGCGGGGAGAACGTCCGCTGCAAGATCTTGACTGGCAAGCACTCCGGCATGATCCGCAGTCAGGCCAGAAAGGACATGAGGTCGGGTGCACTGGAAGTCATCGTGGCCACCCCCATCTTCGATGAAGGAGTGGATCTCCCCGAATTGGAAGTAGTTGTGCTCGCCGCTGGTGGAAAGTCTGCGGTAAGGGTGCTCCAGAGGATTGGCCGCGCGCTTCGAATCGCGCCCGGCAAGACTGAGGCAACGATCCACGACTTCATCGACACTGGGTCAAAGTACACATTCAGGCACTCGATGGACCGGGTCAGGACTTGTCGAAAGGAAGGCTTCAATCTTGAGAATGCACCAGACACCGATCGGTTGCCTAAACATGCTACTAGATAGCATGAGTACGAGACTGGGGCCAGAATGTCTCACGTCCTACGAGTACGATGTGTCGGTGATACCCGGTGTGACGTTAGTTGAAGAGTAACTCCCCCTGCGTAGCTCTTATATCCCCCAGACCCCCACGGAGTGGGGAGTTACACTTCAATTAACGTCACAGAGACCCATTGATGCGTAGTTTTCCTCACGTACCTCGTGAGATGGCCAACGGCTAGCGCGTTTGGCGGCCCATCAGCCATGGGACCAATCGAAAAAATCGAACATTTTTGACGAATTCTACTTGACACCAAATAACCAGTCGAATAGACTTCAAGTCAGGAAGGTTCGCAGGCGGTTTCTGTGTCGGGGTTGGATTTTTAGGAGCAGCGATGCTCTCTGACAACGCAGGTCCGAAAAAGCGAAACCCCGCTACAGGGCGCGGTGCGCGTAAACCTTCCTCAAACGCGCACCAATTCGTTTGCTTCTGGGAATCCTCCCGGACAGTAACTGATTGCGCCGCGCACCCGTCCTGTAGCGGGGTTTTTGTTTTTCACGCCGGCTAGGGGGAGAAATGCCTTTCGTGAAGCAGGGGGGTACTGCCGTCTCAAAAGCTAGGCGGCATCGGACTTCGAAGAAGGAACTCGACCCTTTCAAACAGCAACAGCGCGAATGGCGGTCGTGGACCAAGAAAGTCGACAGGAAGATCGACCAGCCGTTCAATCATTCCAACAACAATGGCAGCCGCTGGACACTCAAGCTGCTGCACGTGTTCGGATGCCTGCACCGGTCGAAGTCGCAGTTCATGAAGAACGGGCCGGTCTCGTACGATCTCGATGCGAGCGACGTCTATCCGTTCAACCAGCTCGAGGCGAGCGACTTCAACACCAATATCGACCTCTCCATCGTGGATCCGGACGAGCAGTTTTTCCCGACGCGCTACAACGAGATGGGTCGTTACGTCTCGAACTTCGAGACCGTCAAGGAGATCGTGATCGAGACGAAGCTCCCGCGCGAGACGGTCGCGAGGATGCTCAAGCGCGCCGAGAAGGACGGGCTCGTGGCCAAGAAGTCGAAGCTCGGTGGAAACTCTGATCGCTGGATGATCACCGAGGCCGGCGAGAAGGTGCTCTGGGCCGGCATCGCCAAGCGCGTCTCGCGCCGGAACGAGTTCCTGAAGTATCCCGACTACTACGATCCGCTCAACATCATCCGTGACGTGCGCAAGGTTTCCGACATCCTCAAGAACGGGCTCAAGAACGGCACTCGTGCATTCATTCCCGACTACGACGGCAAGCAGAAGTACTGGAACTCGAATCTCCGCTGGGAGGTCCTGCGCGCGGTGCCGATCCGGGCGATCCAGAGGCTGATCTACAAGGCCCGCGACAGGGCCCGCCATTTCTTCGCGTACACCTATGGCGTTCTGCTCGGCGGCAAGAAGTCGGAGCGCATCGATCAGGCCCCGAACCGCAAGCCGCGCCGGCTCTGCCGGCGGGTCAAGGAATACCGCCGCGTCCACGGCATCATCGACCAGCGCGCCACCTACATCACGCAGCACTACGACAAGCCGAAGTGGGGCAGCGACATCATCTGGGAGAACGCGAAGATGGGCTCGGCGATCGAAGCCGCCTTCACGATGGTCCATGGCGTCGGCCGCAAGCCGGATATGGATCTCCCGATGGAAGACTGGGGTCCCGACGAATTCGAGCACAACGACGCGCCGATGACCGTTGCGAAGGATTGCATCTAGGCAAACTGGAAGGGGAGGAAGATCTGATGCTCCCGGAAAAGCACCCGCTCTCGTCCGCTCAGGCGATGCTCATGTTCCTCTTCAGCGACGTGCCGGAGGACTGGCTCGTGGAGTTCTGGGCGATCATGCCCGAGGACTATTCCGAAGGGAAGAAGACGGGCCGCAAGCGCCCGCCGCCCCAAGGCATGAAAGAGCGGTACATGGAGGTTACGCCAATCGTGGCGCTCGAGAAGTCCTTCGAAGGCGCGCTCGGCAACTGGGTGACCGACCACAACCAGAAGGGCTACGAGATCTACTACGGCGTGGCCCCGCGCTTCCGGATGGACCGGTACGCAAACGGCCATTACATGCCCGGCAAGAAGGAGCACGTCTCGTCCGTGCCGTGCCTGTGGCTGGACATCGACCATCCCGAATGGCAGAAGGTGCTCAACATCCACAACATCCGTGGCACGTTCGTCATCTCCAGCGGACATGGATGCCATGTCTACCTGAAGACCGCCGCACCCGTGGCCGCCGAACAGGCCGAGCGGGAGATGAAGCACCTGATCAAGAAGTACGTCGGCTCGGACCACACGTTCGACTGCCGGCGGCTCCTGCGCCTGCCGGGCACGAGGAACTGGAAGGACCTCACCAAGGAGCTCCGCTGCGAGGTCTGGTCGAGCGACATCGATTACGTGTTTGAGGGCGTCAACCCCCGCGAGCTCAACGTGTCCGAGCCGGAGAAGAAGGTCGACATGAGCTCCCTGTCGATCGAGGAGAAGGTCCGCAAGATCCAGAACCTCGAGCTGCAGAACACGATCTGGTTCGGCTACAAGCATGCCGGCATCTACTCCAAGAACGCGATCACGCCCGAAGGCGAGCTCGACCGTTCTGAAGTCGACTTCCGGGTCACCAAGGACCTCCTGAGGGCCAACTTCTCGTTCGACGACTACTGCGCGATCTTCAAGAACTCGGCCTTCGGCATCTCGGAGAAGGCGCTCAAGACCGAGGCTCAGAAGGGCAATCTCGACCACTATCTCGATCAGAACTGGAAGAACGCGCGGCTGCAGGTCGAGATCGAGTCGACGCGCGGTCAGGAAGTCTATGGCGACGTCCTGCCCTACGAGACCGCCGATGACCTGTCCAAGGCCACGATGGTCACGTTCGCCATCGAGGACCTGCTGCCCGTGGGCGGCATGATGATCGTCTCCGGCCCCGGCAAGGCGGGCAAGTCGATGATGGTCGAGGACCTGATCCTACTCTTGGCGGGCGCGAACGGGAAATTCCTTGAGCACTTCAATGTCGGGATTACCGGATCGGTCTTCTATCTCCAGAGCGAGCTCAACAAGTCGTCGCTCCGGAGCCGTCTCGAACGCATGTCGATCTCCCGTGGCGGGGATTACTGCAAGCTCCAGCACGATCTCTTCTTCTTCCACAAGCGGCTCAATCTGGGAGAGCCCAACCATGTCGTCAGTTTGACCAACACGGTCAGGAAGGTCGGCGCGAAGTATCTGGTCATCGATCCTCTGGCGCGCTTCCACTTCCTGAACGAGAACAAACAGGGCGACATGGCCAAGGTGCTCTCGACGATTGAGAAGGTTGCGCAGGACGCCGGCTGCATCGCCAGCATCATTGTGCACCACCACGGCAAGCCTCAGGAGGGGCAGGAGCGCGAGGGCCTGCAGGCCATCCGTGGCGCATCGGTCATCGGCGACTGGGGCAACGCGCACATGATCATCAAGCGCCGCAAGGACGAGATTCTGGACCAGAAGTTCGTGGAGATCAGCTTCGAGCTGCGCGATTCGGACGAGCCCAACGGCGGCAAGCCCTTCAAGATGATCCGCGACAAGATGTCGCTCCGCTTCTTTCCGTATTCCGAGGAAGCCAGCGAAGAGGGAGAGGTCCAGAAAGTTTACGTGGAGGCCAAGCACCTCCCCGAGAAGGAGCTCATCCAGTTCATCCACGACCGTCTCAGGATCTCGAAGGCGAAGGCCGGCCGGCATGTCGCCAACATCCGCATCAAGGAGCGGCTGGGCATTTCCGTGGACAAGCCTGTGGACAAGCCCGTGCCTGTGCCGACCAACGGCAATGGCAATGCGGCTGACCATGACAAGGCACCCGTCGTCGCTGTTGAAGAAGATCTCGGCGGCGATTATGATGAAAGCGACGACGATGAAAATTAGGGGACATGAATAGGTCCCGATAGGAGGCGGCCATGGACGAGAAGGCAGACAAGGCCTTGCGCGAGATCAACGATTCCCTTTTGGCGGTCAACGAAAAGATCCTCACCACCTACACGGCTGAGTTCGGCCTCAAGAACGTAGTCACACTTCTCTCTACGGCATACATCGAGCAGCTGCGTCGCGGCCATGCCGTGTCGCAGACCGTCTCGGCGACGACTGAGACATTTCCGGAGTTTCTGCGCAAACTCGCCGGTGCTTTCGAAGAGCAGGCGAAGCAGAAGTCCGCGTAGAGAACCTCATCGGCTCAAGAAGACTCCTTCTTCTTCATGAGTCTGGTTCCCATTGGAACGCGCCAAGCGCGTGTGATTGGAGGGTACCCTATGCTTGCATGACACCGTAGTCGACGACTGTTTCTTACTCAAGGAAGGAGAAAGGGCTCATGAAGGAGTTCTTGGTTTTTCAGGCCCTGCCGTTCGTGATCGATCACCACAATGCGCTCCTCTTCGGCCTGTGGGCCATGGGCGCGTCGGCGGTGGTCTATCTCTTCCTCTCGCGCTGGTGGAAGGAGGACGCCAAGGAAGCGGCCTCGTACCCCGGGGTGAAGGACGAGGTGGAGATCTACGCCAAGATGAAGGAGGTCGCGCGGTCGAAGCGCGGTCTCCGGCTCAAGCAGCTGGCCATCCAGTCGATCTTCTGGCCGTTCTTCGCCGGCGGGAAGGTCGGGCGCAAGCTGGGCTCGTTGGTGTTCTACCCGCTGATTCTGGCGGCGGACCGCGTGAAGTCGAACGCGATCAAGAATGCCCTTGAGCATCCCACGGTGGTCAATGTGATCCACCATGGGAAGGGAGTCGTCAATGCCGTGAACTGCCGCAAGTGCGGTGTTTCCGTGGCGACGATGGCTCCGCACCAGTGCAACGTCAATGCTCCGATGCCGGTCAACGCCCGCCGTTCGGGCATGACCTGCGGAAAGTGCGGTCTGGCGGTTTCGATCCGCGAGGGTCACCGCTGCGACTCGTACTCGTCCGTGCCGTCCCCGGTTCGTTCTCGTCAGGACGAGCCGGATGATGACAGCCATTGCAATGACTGCGACATGTCGTACGACTCCAACAATGAGTCGCACCCGGTCCAGTTCTGCCGTGACTGCAACGAGAACCACTGCGTCGAGGCTGGCTGCGCCTAGCACCTCGGAATGGATCGTTGGGGCCCGGCCCTCGAAAGGGGGCCGGGCCTTTCTTTTAACCCGGGAACCAGAAGGAGTCTGAGATGAACGAGACGGACCTGATGCTCGAACAGAAGATCTGCAAGGAGATCCCGCTCGCCAAGAAGTTCACGGACGACCCGACGTCGCTCTACGGATGCGTGAAGAAGATCGCCGGCGTCCTGCATCTGCCGGAGCACATGATCACCATCGGGGCGGCTCCCGACACCGAGAGCAAGGACGGCCCCAAGCGCATCCAGATCAACTTCTCGATCCTCGTGGGGCGCGTGATCGATGGCGACATGATCGAGCGTCTCAACATCCTGCGCAAGGACCTTCAGAAGACGGAAGGGATCCGGATCATCGAGAAGGACCACGAGCACATGGTCATCTGGATCTCGAAGTACTTCGAGAAGATCACGCCGTAATTGGAGGGGGAATCATGGCTCTCTGACCGCACTGCGTCGTCACGGTGGCCACCAGTTCGGTGGCTGGCATCGGATTCGTCGTCCGATTCAGGAAGTTCATTGGGGCGTGGATTCTCTCGCTCTTCAGCAGGAAGCGTGAAGAGCCCGCGCCGGAGAAGGAGTGAGCACATGAGCCGGTCTGACCAGATCATCGGCCTTTGCGAGCGTGCCAAGAAGCTGCTGGAAGCCAAGGAAGAGCTGTTCTACACCGAGACGATCACCCGCATCTATCCGGACGGCAGTCAGGAAACCATCGGGCCTCGGCCGGTGAATGGCAGCCCGGTGAAGTGTGAGTTGTCCGGGGAGAAGTTCTACGGCATGTTCGACATCGAGTACGACCTGCATCGCTACATCCTGCCGGACGGGCGGATCTACGTGGAGTTCGTGCAGGAGGAGCCATGGTCCAGCGGACCCTGTTTCTTCCTTGCGCTCAAGGGACCCAATGGAGAGACGGTCGAAGAATCGCTTTGGAGGGAAGAAGAGATCGGACGCGAGATCGGCGTCTAGGAGGCCGTGATGGCTGTTCTTGTGAGATCTAAGTGCAAGAAGCCGCGCCATGAACTGATGCCTGAATACGAGGAAGCCTACCAGAGGGCGCTCCAGAAAATGGCGATAGAGGCGGCCATGGCCGCTTATCTGCATCCCTATCAGTACGTGAATGGGAGACCCCTTTGGTTCTACTTCCTCCCGCTGGAAGTGCGGCCCCTTTTCAAGAACATCAAAAAGGAGAAATCAAGATGAACGCCAGCGCAGCGGCCTTCCTGAAGAACGAGGAGAAGGCGAACAAGCTCATGACGCGGGTCAAGGAGATCGCGGCGGAGCAGGGCTGGGATGGCGAGATCGGACTGTCGGGCTATCTCGCGATCATCGAGAAGCGGGTCTGGGAGCTCATGAAGATCATCAAGGAAGGCCGGTCCACCGACGAGACCCGCATCGAGTACGACCTCATGATGCGCGCCTCGCACGAGCTCAGGAAGCTCGACGTCGCCCCGTGCCGCGTCGGATCCGATGAGATGTACGCGAACGACGAGGAGCTCGATGCGCTCGGCATCGAGGAGGCTGAGGAAAATGATCCCGATGTCATGCGCGTGCCGGACGCCAGACCGGAACCCGAGGAGGTCGCCGACATCGGAGACAACGATTTCGAAGACTCGGTGACCTTCCAGATCAAGATCGACATGATGGCCGACACGGTCGTCCTCGTGCACCAGCTCGCCAAGCTGCACCTTGTCAAGCAGATCGCCGACGAGGTGTTCGAAGAGGACAAGCTCTGCGAAGAGGACCGTCAGGACGACAATCAGCGCCGGTTCGCGGTTGAGGTGGGCGTCTGCAGCGAGTTCAGCGACTTCCTCGACCGCCTCATCTCCGCCGACATCTCCGGGACCATCATCGCCCAGAGCGAGCACGACCGGCTGGTCGTCCGCCGCGAGATCAAGAATTTCGAGGCGCAGAACGGGATGTTGGTTGGCGCGATCGCGACGAGGTTCCCCGCCGCGCTGATCTAGGAGTCATGCCATGATGGAGCCTGAAAAGAATCCGATCAGGCGCGCCCTGAAGCGGCTCAAGTTCTACCGCGTGCTGACCAATGCCACGAGCATGCTGCGGCGGAACCCGTCCAACGATCATCTCTACGAGACGATCCGCAAGTACGTGAAGTGGACGGGGGCGGCGCTTTGTGATGAGGAAGTGATCACGGATTCCGAATGGGACCGTGTCAGCTCGCTTGTCACACGGGCGCGATTCTCCTCGGTTCCGACCCCGGAACTCGGGGGCTACTACTAACCACCGGAGGCAATCATGTCGTTCAAATTCCCCGCGAAGGTCATCATCTGCGATGACGAGAACGAGGCGAAGAGCGAGTCGCCCACCGACGAGGAGCTGCTCATCGCCGTCATCAAGTACAAGGGGATCGCGATCGTCATCATGCTCGACGACGAGGGTGACAACGCCGGCGACAACAAGGAGTTCTTCCACATCTCGATCGACGGTCTCAAGTACCGCCAGATCAAGGAGCGGCAGGAGCAGCTCCGTGAGCGGAAAGAGGCCTCGAAGACAGGTCCATGAGCGACTTAAGAAACAAGGCGGTGGGACCCTGCAGTCTCTGTGGGCGGACGGATTGGTGGTGGAATTCCGTGCCGCTCATCGGATTCTGCTGGGGTCAGTCGGGGCGGGAGCACGTGGAGGTCCGCGTGCTCCCGCCCATCCGTTTGCAGCCGTATCCGCCGACGACCAAGAAGCAGCGGATGGAGTATGAGACACACGTGAAGAAGCAGTACGCCATGGTCGCCCAGAATGTCGTCGTTACGCTTCCACCCGACAGGAAGGCCGCCAAGGCTGCTGTCCAGAAGGCGAAGGACAAACAGATGACATGGCCGTATCCGCCCCTGCCTGTCCAGCAGAGGAAGATCCGGCCCCGGAGGAGGGGAGTGCCATGATGCTCCAGAAAGGAGATATCGAATGCCGTACTTCATGGTTTACATTGCCGGCCTGCATGAGCAGGCGGTGCGCATCCGCGCGAAGAGCGAACGGGATGCGCTCCGGAAAATCCGGCTGATGATGCGTCGCAAGAAGCCGCGCCGTTTCTCGGTTGCGTCGAAGACCGGCTTCTCGCGGGTACTGATCGGGTAACCTTTCTTTGGAGAGGGAACTTCGAAGAAAGGAGCGAAACTACATGGCCCATTTGCATGTCGATCATGCGGATGTTCTCAAGTCGATCCGCGCGTTCTGTCGACCGCCGCGTTGCGTGAGCAACGAATGGCTGGACTGGATCATCGATCTGGCGGTCCGTGTCAGAGTCTGCGACGAATGCTCGCAGAAGGTGAAGGCGGTGGCCGTCATTGAGCTGCCTCCCCGGTTTCGCCATCTGCATCCATCGCAGGAGACCGAAAGCTGCCTTGACATCGATGGTCTTGAGCGGGCGAGTCGGAACCGCAAATCCAAGGAAGCAGTCCATCAGAGGTCGTGCCTGCGGTGCACGTTCCGGCTTTACGAGGCGGTCGCCGTGTCCATGAGGGCCGAGGATCGCAAGAAGGGAGCCTAGCATGCACGTCATCCGGCGTCGCATCGACGAGGTCCGCGATGCCATGAAGCCGCTTGGCCTTGGGGGAATGTTCGTGAACTCGAATCCCAAGGCCAAGCTTGTTTATTCCCGCGACGGGAAGCAGAAGGGCAGAGTCCTCGATGGCGAGAGGATTTGCAAGATGGACGGCTGCAGCGGCATTCGTCTGGCCGTCCGTTGGTTCCGCGATCTCCACATCTCGTGGCCCTGCGTCAATGGCATGACCGTCCGCCCGGATGGTCAGTGGCAGATCCTCTAGCGCGCACCACGGCACATCAGCAACCATACTCCCGCAGCCATTTCCAAACAAAGGAGTTCTACATGGCCGAGAATGAGATCCTGCAGGCCGTCAACAATCTGCCGCCCAAGCAGATCGGCCAGCTTCGGTTCCTCGTGGAGACGATGTACGATCTCCAGAAGGTCCGCATCGCCACCTCGAATCGCATCAAGAAGTACTGCGAGATCGCCGACACGACGGAAGCCGAGCTCAAGGAGTACCACAGCCACGCCGACGAATCTTATGCCGAGAACGAGAAATGGATGGAGAAGGAGTCCTTTGCGATCATCAAGGACCACCCCATCTATGACCGCTGGCTTTCGAAGGTCAAGGGCATCGGCCCCCGCCTGTCGGGCGGTCTTCTGGCGTGGATCGATCTCTATCGGGCGACGCACGTCAGCTCGGTCTGGAAGTACTGCGGGATGGCGGTCGTGACGACCCGTTACCACTGCGGTGCCTGCAAGGAAGAGTTCCCCGTCGCGGATGTGCCAGAATTCGAGAATGGATGCCCCAAGTGCAAGGGCCAGCTCTTTCGCATCGGGGAGGCGGACCGCCGCCGGCGGGGCGAGAAGCTCGGCTACAATCCGGGCGCGAAGGTTCTCGTCTGGAAGATCGGCAACCAGTTCGTGAAGCAGGGCGATTCCTACCGGAAGCTTTACGATCATTTCCGCAAGGAGGTCGAGCAGCGCCCCTGCCACAAGGTCCATCTCGATGAGAAGACCAAGAAGCCGATCCCGTGCTTCGATGCCCACAAGCACGCCAAGGCGCTCCGGCTGACCATCAAGATCTTCCTCTCGCACTACTACATCGTGGGCCGGAAGATCTTCGGGTTGCCGATCTCGGATCCCTTCCCGTTTGGCGTGCTCGGCCATGATCGGGCCAGCTACATCGAGCCGCTCATCGATCGCGAGTAGGTCACAACTTCCGACCGGGCGTGGCTATGCCGAGCCCGGTCACAATTTTATATCTCTCAAGGAGGCCCGGTTTGAATCAGGAGGCATTCGAGAGGAGGACCAAGGCGATTGGCGAACGCCTTGCGCGGCAGACGGTCAAGTTCTGGCATGACCAGATCGTCAAGGCGGCCCTCAACTATCCCGAGATCAAGAAGGAACGGGGCCTGTCGGCGCGCGAGAAACGCCATCGCCTCAAGGTCATCGCCATCACGATCGAAGGGTACATCTTGGCGCTCCTGCAGTCGTCTCTTGTCATCAACGGCATTGACGCTCTGGACGAGCCGAGGATGGTCGGCATCGCCAATGAGATGTACGTGACCGTCGCCAAGATGATCCAGACGCAGTATCCCAAGCTCAAGCTGACTGTGGCCATTTCCAACACGATGCGTGAAGGAGGAGCATGATGGCCAAATTCAAATCTGTGAAAGACTGCACGTGCCCGGAATGCCAGAAGGCACGCCTCGAAGAGCTGATGCCCGAAAAGAAGGAGGAGACGATGGGCCAGATGGCGGTCATGGGAAAGTCCGGCGATCTCACGGTCAAGTGGAACCCGCAGAATCCGTGGGAGACCGAGGACGCCAAGCAGGAATTCTACCGACTCAAGAAGGAGGGCTATCTCTCGTTCAAGCTCGACAAGGACGGAAAGAAGGGCGAGATGATCAACGATTTCGATCCTTTCGCGGAACGGCTGGTGATGTCCCCGCCTGTGCGTGGAGGCTAGTCATGACGGCGCTTACGGGATTCCCGGCGTTCGGAGGTCAGACCACGTCCGTCCGCTACGTTTACGACGCAAGTACAAGCTGGATGGCGGACACGATGTATGCCACGCACGAGTTTGTCTGCAATAGTGGGGACGCGTCCACTCTCTACGTGCATGACGAGAACTTCTGGGTCAACCATGGGACGGCCGGCGACTATGTCGTCGCCCCGATGCAGATCGAGAGCATTCAGTACCATGCCATCATCTCGACTCATGTCGCATCCAGCTTTTATCCATTCCAGTTTGGGTCGCCTACCCGCCGCTCGAGGATGGCACGTCGCCGGCTCAAGAAGCGCATGAAGCGCATCGCGAAAGCGAATGCCAAGGCACTGATCCTGCTCAAGAGCGTCATCGGCCAGAAGACGTACAAGAGCTTCCAGAAGCGGGGGTTCCTCGAAGTTCGTGGAATCTCCGGCATCCGCTACCGCCTGCGGCCCAGTCACAAAATCGACGTCATGGCGGGTCCACAGGGCAATAAGGTCGTGGAGCGGTTTTGCCTGATCCACGCGGATCTGAACATGCCTCCGGTGGACACGCTCATCGCGCAGCTGCTCCTCATCAAGTCTGGCAAGGAGGGTGAGACCAAGCTCAGGGAGATCGGCATCCGTCATGCCGCGTAGTGCTGGCCCAGAAACCACCAACCCAATTGGAGAGAACTCATGGTCGACATGGCAGGACTCACGTTCGATCGCGAGCGCATCGGCAGGATCATGACCGAGATCGAGCGCCGCAAGAAGACGTCGAAGGACTACGTCGGCGACACCCGCAAGATGAGGCTCAAGGTCGCCGACGACGAGCTCGTCTTCACGTTCGACGTGGAGGACAAGGACAAGCAGGTCTACGGATTCACGCGCACCGGCCGCGCGCAGCTGGCGGAGTCGATGCGCTTCCCGCTCGATTTCTGGAGCCGGGTCGAGACGAATCCCAAGAACCGCGAGGAGCTCGCCCATTTCGCGACGCACCTCCTGCACACCGACCCCCAGAAGCGGATGGTGCGGACGCTGGACGGGCGCGTGCGCGCGGTCCTGTCCAACAGCTACAAGACGCTCGACAACTTCGACCTCTTCATGGTCTCGGTCGAGGAGCTCGAGAAAGTGAAGGCGGAGATCTGGGAGGCCCGGCTCTCCGATGATGAGTTCCGGATCTACGCCGTTGCGCCGGGCATCACCGGCGAGGTCAAGGAAGACCGCCCGGGATACAAGTGGGAAGCCGGAGACCGGCACGTGGCCGCCATCTCGATCGGCAATTCCGAGACGGGCAAGGGCAAGCTCAAGGTGCGTCCGGCGACGCTTCGCTACGTGTGCTGGAACCTCAATGTCTGGGATGAGGGCCTGACCAAGATCCACCTCGGTCGCAAGATCGAGGAAGAGGGCTGGATGTCGGACGACACTAAGAAAGCGGACGACAATCTCACGTGGAGAAAGGTCCGCGACATCATCCGGACGGCCTTCGATCCCGCGAAGTTCGAGGAAGTGATCGCCAAGTTGAATGGTGCGAAAAAGGAGGAGGTCACCGATCCGGTCAAGGCCGTCGAGGCGGTTGTCGAGCTGGCGGAGCTGCCCAAGAGCGCCATCGACAGGATCCGCGAGAAGTTCATCAAGGACAAGGACTTCACGCGCTATGGTCTCGTGCAGGCGGTCACGTATCAGGTCCACGGGGAGAACCTGTCCGACGACGACAAGAACATGTACGAGGACGCCGGCGCGAAGGTCCTCGCGACCCCGATGGAGAAGATCCTCGCCGGGGCCTAACCAAGCTAGTTCCCTCTCTCAATTGCCCCGGGCCCGCCCCCAACGGGCCCGGGGCTTCCTCTAGGAGATCATCCATGAATCCCGACCTGTTCGAGGCCAAGATGCGTCTGGGCGAATACTTCCATTCCCTGCGTGCGATCGACGACGCGTACATCGTCATCCGGGTGGATGGCCGCAGCTTCAGCAAGCTGACGGAGACGATGGAGAAGCCCTTCGACGACCGCTTCCATCGCATGATGGTGGAGACGGCCAACGTCCTGCTTCAGAAGCTCTCGGGCCTCTATGCCTACACGGAAAGCGACGAGATCTCGGTGCTCCTGCGGCGGAACGCCGACCTGTTCGACAGGGAAGTCGAGAAGCTCGTGTCGATCTCGGCCGCGATCGCGACCTCGCAGATGACGCTTCAGATGCACTGCGCCCTCGAGTTCGACAGCCGCATCTGGCTGGGCATCGGGGATCAGCAGGTCGTGGATTACTTCCGCTGGCGTCAGGCGGATGCGGCACGCTGCGCGCTCAATGGCTGGGCCTACTGGATGCTCCGGAACGAGGGAAAATCTGCGGCGGCCGCGTCGAAGGAACTGCTCAACAAGGGGCCGCATTTCAAAAACGAGCTTCTCTTCAAGCGCGGAGTCAACTTCGCGCGTCTGCCGGCATGGCAGCGCAACGGGACCGGCATCCATTGGGCCAGCACCCTGAAGAAAGGATTCAATCCCAAGCTGAAGAAGGAGGTCACGGTCTCCCGGCGCATGACCTTGGTTTGTGAGGAGCTCCCGACCGGGAAGATCTACGACGAGTATCTACTGGAGCAGATCAAGAAGGATGGACTGCCGAACCCCTAGGAGCCAGCCATGGCCAAGAAAACCAAAGACGATGGCCCGCGCGAGTACACGAAACTCACCTCGACTCTCATCAAGCGACTGATCGAAGAGGAGCGATGCTTCTGCCCCGCCCACGTCAACAAGCTTCGTGAGCTGTCTGGCGCGGCGCTTGCGACCCGCGAGGCGTTGGAGAAGATGCAGTCTGAGGCGCAGAAGTTGCAGGAGACGATCGCCGCCAAGGAAGCCGAGATGAAGGCGGCCGTCGATAAGCTCACGCTCGAGACCCAGAACCTGAATGAAGATCTGCGGACCGTCAGAACCGCGCATGAGGAGGAAGTCGGCGAGCTTCAGGAGATCATCAACGGGCTGAACCAGAAGATTGCGACCATGCCGGAAACGGTCGCCAAGGACTACCGTCGCCAGATGGCGTGTTTCTGCCTCGATCATCTGGCGATCAAGGGCTTGCGCCACGCCGATCTCATACCGCCCGAGTTGCTCATTCTTTCGGTGCTCGTCGTGGATCATTACAAGAACTCGATGATCGCCCCGCAGTCCAAGATCCATCTCTTTGTCTCGGAGCCCTACGCTAGCTTGATCGATATGGCCAAGAAAATCGATTCCGAGAGCTATGCCCAGTTCTTGGGTCACTTCTACTCAAAGCCCAAGCATGGGCAGCCGCCAGAGGCACCATCGCCATGATCGAGAAGATCATCTCAGGCGGCCAGACCGGGGCGGATCAAGGCGGTCTTGATGCCGCCATCGATGCTGGCGTACCTCATGGAGGTTGGTGTCCAAGCGGCCGGCGCTCGGAAACGGGACCAATCCCAGATCGCTATCAGCTCACCGAGATGGACTCGGTCGACTATCCTCCTCGGACGCGCAGGAATGTGGCCGAGTCGGATGGCACGGTCGTGTTCACTTTCGGCGTACTGGAGCGCGGCAGCCTTCTCACCATGCGTCTTTGTGAAGAGCGTAAGAAGCCGTCTCTGTGGATCGACCTGACCAAGGACGCTGAAGCGGCTCCTGCCCGCATCAAGACATGGGTCGAGTCCCACCGCATCAAGACCATCAATGTCGCAGGCAACCGTGAGTCGAAGTCGCCCGGCATCCAGAAGATGGTCTGGGCTATCATGGTCTTGGTGCTCATGGTTGATTAGTTCATCCGGCGTGTGGCCGGATGCTCGTTCTTTGGGTATCTGAGTCAATCTCCTCTCTTTGCACCCTTAGAGGGAAGCCGACACCGGATGCCCCTCGTTTCTCCAGCGGCTGGCGGAGGTCCATCTCCGCCAGCCGTCAATTTAGATCTTGACGATCGAGCTTACTCTAGAGTAAGCTCAGATAGTCTGATGAAGCTCGTAACTCTTTCCTGTGCTCGGTGCAAGCATCGCTGGACCCCTCGAACGTGGCCAGTCCGCATCTGCGCGAAGTGCAAGAGTCCATTCTGGAGAAAAAAATCTTTCTTTTGCCGGACTTGCGGGCAACAGTGGGATATGAGATTTGAGCAGCCCGGCGTCCGACGTATGTGCCGGGGTTGTTATCACGATGGGCAAAACATCGCAATGGCCATTGTGGCTTCCGCGATCAAGGCAGGGCATCTGCCAAAGCTCAACGGGCGCATACGTTGTGCGGATTGCGGTACTAAGGCGACGATGTATGACCATCGCGACTACAATCGGCCTCTTGAAGTGACGCCCGTATGTCAGGCATGTAACATCGTTCGTGGCAGGGCAAAACCCATCCGCAAATCGACATTGACGAAAATGAAACAGCCTAATGGCACTGGATATCGGCTGTGGATTTCTAAGGAGAAATAGCATGGAACTCGTCATCTTCATCATCGCATGGGTGATGCTCATGATCGTGAGCAGGGTCGGCCGCATGCAGGCGCAGGTGAATGGGACGTCGCCCCTACGGCGGTCACCCCCTGCCGTGCGTAGCGACAAGCCGTACGACCGGCAGGCCTTCATGTCGGATGTCGCGGGGTACGCTTCCATCGACGAGATCGTGGAAAAGCGCCGCGAAGGATAGATTCCCGGCATGAACAAGGCAATCCCGAGGTCGGTCCTCGAGCGTAAGCTCGATGCCCAAGGGATTGTCTATGCCGGCGTCGACGAAGTCGGCGTGAGCGCCATTGCAGGAAAACTTCTTGCCGTTGCCGTCATCCTTCCAAAGGATGTCCAGATTGACGGCGTCCGGGACTCCAAGCTCATTTCACAGCACAAGACGCGCGTCCAAATCGCCGAGGAGATCAAGGCGAAGGCGATCGCCGTCGGCTATGGATGGATGGAGCCTGCGGAGGTCGACAAGTTCAATATCTTCTACGCCTCCATTCGGGCCATGGAACGGGCTGTCGCCGATCTCAAGGTCAACCCCGAGGCCGTGATCACCGACTTCCACACGCTTGTAGACATCGAGCCCGGAGTCGTGCAGTACAATATCGTCAAGGCCGATCGGAAAGTATTTGCGGTTGCGGCGGCAAGCATCGTGGCCAAGGCGACTCGGGATACGTACATGAAGGCATTGGCGCTGGAGTACCCCCAGTACGGCTGGGACACGGGGGTCGGCTACAGGACCAAGAAGCAATGGGAGGCCATCAGGCAATACGGCTTGACGCCACATCATCGCAAGAAATACGCGGTTCTGCGGCCGGAGGGAGGGGAGGATGGCGCGGAGAGGGAAGCTGGCGCAGTCGTGCCCACCGACGGCTCAGGCGAATGACGAGGTCGCCTATCGCGAAACGTGGGTGGAGCTTTGTCCCATGTCGGGATGCAGGTACGTCGCGTCCGTGAAATGCCCCTGCGGTCACATCTTCTGCAAAGCCTGCATCAAACGGCATCGCCATGAGGCTCATGGCCGGAAGTGATGCATGAAGAATCCACGGGAACATGTCTGCTGGGAGAACGACAAGTTCGAGATCTCCATCGTCGGTTACCCGCGATTGATCTACCGTTGTCCGGAGTGCCGGGCGATCTTGAAGGATGTGCCGGTCGATGACGCAGAAGGATGGCAGTTCGAGATCATCCTTGAGATGATTTGTCGCTGTCGCAGGATCCGGAGGGATGAAGGATATGATGCTGCCTGAGAAGAAACGACGCGAGGAAGAGATCGAAGAAGATCCCGAGGAAGTCGAAGAAGAGGATGACGAAGAGGATGACGAAGAGGACGATGAGGAGGACGATGAGGAGGAAGGCGAGGAGGAAGAGGAAATCGAAGAGGACGAAGAGGAGGATGACGAAGAAGATGACGAAGAGGAGGATGACGAAGAGGTCGAGGAAGTCGGGGCAGAGTAGTCGCTAGGTCGGTTCTGGAGAGAGGAAACCATGAAAAATCACATCGCAGTCATACTCTTGGTACCGCTCCCCCTGCTTGAAGCGGGAGGCTGCGGTACGGGAATGAGGAATGAAAACGCTGACAGGAGACATCTGGAAGCTCACCAAGACACACCTGATCGTCGTGCCTACGAACATCGGCTGGAATTCGTCTGGCTCGAACATCATGGGCAAGGGGCTGGCGAAGGATGCGGCGGAGCGGTACCCCGGGATTGCCGAATGGTACGGGGATCTCTGCAAGAAACTGGGGGCGGACATCACGGTCGTACAGTACTCCGGTACGTCGATCATTCTGTTCCCAGTCAAGCCGTTCAACAAGCAATCTCCTTGGCTTTCGTGGAAATCGAAGGCAAGCCTCGAGCTCATCGAAAAGAGCGCCAAGGAGCTGGCCGAATGGCCTGATCTCGACCCGATCGCCGTGCCGATCGTTGGCTGCGGTGCCGGAGGCCTAGACCCGTCAGAAGTGCGTCCGATTCTCGAGCGGATTCTCGTTGGGACGCATTTTGTACTCGTGACTTCCGATTGGGGGCATCTCCAGACACGGATCCGCGAGCTTGGCCGTGGCATTGCCAAGACCGGGAGGCGCAAGCCATGATCCCTGATGACTTCCGCATCGAAGTCGTGCCAGTTCATTTCGTGAGTGACGAGACGACCGACTACGAAATCCAGCTCCGATGGACGGCACCAAGGCATGTCGAGGTGCGCCGTACTTCGCGAGGAGCCATCGTCAAGCAGACGGTGGAGCATCCCATGCATAGCGAAGTGGTCTATCTGGCTGTCGCGAAGGACGAGAAGGAAGCGAAGGAGCTTGCCGCTCAGGCGCGGCAGGAGCTCAAAAACATCGTCTCGAAATGGTAGAAGTCAAGACTTGGGACGTCTAGTCCGCTTGGCACAACCAGCTGCTCCGGAAGGCTGGAGCCTAGGCCATGTCTGAAGGGACAATGGTAGGCCGGCGCACCGCTGGCTTGGTTTGTTGGTTAGTCCTGCAAGAGACTCCGCAGCTGCAGATCACGAGCTCGCGCGCAATGGATCCGAAGGTGGATTAACTTCACCCCGAGATCCGCGATTAATTATCGATTCGAGAAACGGTCTGTACTCGAACCGATCGAGCTTGCCGGTCAAGGACGCGGAGATGCTTACGCAGGCAACCAGCAAACTCGATCGATTCGAGTACAGCTGCGTTCCTCGAATCGAAAATTAATCACGGATCTCGAGGAGAAGTTAATCCACCTCGGATCCATAGCGCGCGAACTCGAGATCTTCAGCTCGCGTCGAGCAGGCGGCCCGGACTAATTCCAAGTCAGGACGAGTGATGTTGGACTATATCTGTGTCCATTGAGAAAGGAGGCCCTCTATTGAGTCCTGTCCGCTGTGTAGTAGGTACATCCTCACTTTCGTGAGAAAGGGAACGTGCTATGCACGTCGCGTTGACCGTTCCGCTGTGGGCTCTCGTGGCCGCCGGCGTCCCCGCGTGGGGCGCGATCTCGGTCCTCGTCGGGCGGTTCATCACCGTCCACACGAAGGGCCGTTGGCCGTCGTTCATCGTCGGTGGCCTGTCGTTCCTCTGGCCGATGACCCTCGCCATGGGCCTCGTGGCCTTCCCGGCGTGGATGGTTGTCTGGCTCGGGGCGAACTACGGCGAGGCCCTCAAGCGGTTCCTCGGCAAGGACATCTTCCCGGCCCGCGCGCCGGTGGTGTCCGCGTTTCCTCAGGTGATCCGTCCGGGCTCCATGGTCGAACTCGTCCGCGTTGCGGAGGAGCTTCCGGCTCTGGCGCTCGGGTCCAAGGGGATCGTCCAGACGGTCGATGAGAACTACGGCAAGGTCCATTGCCATTGGACCACGCCGGACGGCCGTCCTCAGAGTGGGTACGTCTTCCGCGATCGCATCCGCGTGATCGCCTAAGACCCACGGCAGTCATGACGTAGCGCTACGATGGGGAGCCGGGGCCTGTCGCCCCGGCTCCCAGTCCTTAACGGTCTCGATCCATTTTCCACTCAAGGAACAACCCACAATGGCTGCCAGCAAATTGGCGATGAATCAGTACATCTACAAGTGCAAGCATGGCGAATTCCGTGGCTACCAGTGGTTGGGCCACGCCCGCCATTTCCCGATCTGCGCGAGAAAGGGCGTCCGGACCAACGGTGCGGCGCAGGCCGATGTCTCGCAGAAGCCGGCCGCACCGGGCCCGATCTGTTCCAAGCACGGAGCGATTCCGTCGAAGATGTGGAATGACCATCTGCACACGTGCTCCATCGCCCGTGCCAAGTTCAAGAACGTCCCTCTCGACATGAAGCTCGCGGGGCGTGAGCCGGTCAAGGCGGAAGCCGAAGCGGTCGGCCCGTCGAACGGTCTCATCAGTAAGACCGACCCGATCTACCGGCAGATGCAGTCCAGACTCATGACGGTGAGCAAGGAGATCTCCAAGTACACGTCGATGGCCGATCTGGCGCGTACGAAGCTCACCAATCTCGAACCGATGCGCAACAAGCTCCAGAAGCTGATCGACGAAATGCTCAAGTAGGACACGATGATCTTCGAGAGGGGCCAGTCCCTCCCAACCGAGGGACTGGCCCGCCTCTTTTTAGGAGAGTCAGATGATCACTCTGGGGAACATGGTCAAATCGGTCGCGCGCCAGCAACCCGCTCTCGAGCGCATTTTCGACTTCAATGCGGACCGCACCTCCCTTTCCTGCCCGCATGCCGTGGAGGAGTTCCTCTCTTCCATCATGGAGCGGAGCTACCGGCCCGACCTGCCTGATGAGAAGCAGATCGACGAGATGATCCGCGAACTGGACCGCACGAAGACCGTCTTCGATCAGGCCATTCGATCGCTCTATCGCCTGAGGCTGAATTACAGCGCCGAGGACCGGGAGCGGCTCAAGCAGGAGAAGCACGATCACAAGTCGGCCAAGAAGAAGCGCTTGAAGGAGGCCAAGCGTGCCTAGGACTCGGATCAAGGCCCCGCCGATGATCGCAGAGGTTGTCTTGAGCATCGACATGAGCCGGCCAATCGTGGAGCTTCTCTACGATCTGGGGGACCTGAACGCCCTGATGATTCGGGCGAAAGAACGGAAGTGCCGTGTCGAGGAGCGCAGCGAGCTGGACTGGCGGCGTATCGTCATCAAGATCAACAACCGGGATGTCCTGATCGACACGCTCTACGACTGCATGCCTACGCTACAGCACGTCACCATCTATCGTCCCGGTCTGGAAGCATACATCAGGGACGAGTTCAAGAAGATCACCATCATCGACGGGAGTACCGGGAGAAAGCTCAAGTGAGCAAAAAACACAAGAAGAAGGACAAGAAGAAAGACAAGAAGGAGCGCGAGAAGGAACCGAAGCTCGTCAAAGTGGCCAGTAATCTCTGGCACGATGACGATGAGGACAAGGGCATTCTGGATGAATTCGAAAAGGAATCTTCCCAAGCTTCAGGATTGACTCCCGGCCAGTGCGTGATTGCCCGTCTCGATCTGGAGATGGATGGCCCCCTCGAGGAGACGCTTCGGCACATGGTCATGGCGGTCAATCTGAGTCGCTTGAGCGAACTCATGGGCCTCCCATTCCGGGATGATTGCGATTCCGGGGCGTTCATGAGGAGCATCTCCTGCGAGGTCCCCAATCGTGACGTTGGGCCATTCTTGACCAAGGCGCGTCGCCTGCAGATTCATCTTTGCCGGTGCGAGGTTGGGTCACAGAAGCAGGTCCGGAGGCTGCGAAGCCTTCCCGCCAGCGCACTTGCGGGGATCGAGATCGTCCTGCGAGCTGAATCGAATGACGAACGGACCAGCCATGTCTAACATCGTAGTGACCCGGGCCTGCATCTTCGAAGTCGGCGGATGCATGGGCTGCACGAAGCAGCACTCGGCCGTGAGTTCGATCAATGTCATCAAGACCGGCAGGATCGTGATCCGGCTATGCGACGACTGCCTTGAAGACGCTCATCGGCAATCCAAGCAGGCCCGATGGGACCGCATCCATCGCCCGCGTCGGGCGAGCAAGGAACCGCTGCGCGTTGCGAGCCAATGATGTCTAGAATGAGCGCGCCTCGCGCGGCCTTGCGCTGGTGGGGTTACTAACCTTTCCGTGCCTGTGCTGGGTGGAGGCGCAGACCTCCAACGCGCGAGGTGTTAACCTGAGGGAACCATGTCCATCCCCGATGATCACAAGAAGCTCGTCCAAGCCCTGCGGGACGCTTTCGCCGAGGGCCGCACCGTCCTGATGGAATGCCGCTATGTCACCACGCGCGACACCGTTACCGTGCTGTGCATGAAGTTCGAAAAGGAGGGGAAGACAGTCATCATCCCGGTGGCCAAGCTGTTCGACGGCGAGCCGACGGAGGAGATCGAGCCCATCATCCCGGGGGAAGACTCATGAACTGATGGCATCCGGCACGGTGTCATGATATAAGGTGAACTCGTGAGGACAGGAGAACCGCATGCAAAAGATCCGGGCTCTCATCGTTGGAGGTGACGAACGTCGGAACATCCCCAAGGTGGTGCGTGAGGCGATCGATTACGTCCACGTGCCCTCTACAAGGGAGACGTTCCCGACGAGCGTTGCCCCCGACGTCGAGGTCATCGTGGCGCTGACGCGATGGTTGGGCAGGCCTGCATGGCGAATTGCGCAGGACATAGCCCAAAAGCGAAAACTACCACTCATTCAATCCAAAACAGGAAACTACATCCTTGCCGGACTCATCAAACACTCCAACGACAAGAACAAGTTCAAGGAACGCATCGATCCGTACCTGACGGAGAAGGTCGAAGAAGCCGAGGAGACCGAGGTCGAGAAGCCCAAGACTGAAGTCCAGTCGCCGTCCCAGAAGGACTCTCCGGATGATTGGACGGTCGAAGATCTCTGGGCCAACTACGGCAAGCGCCTGATTGAGGTCGTGAAGTCGCTTATGCTGCCTGATGAGAAACTCGATCAGGTTGAACTTTTCCCCATCCTTGCCGAGGAGCTGTCGATCTCGGAGCAGGCACTGGCGAAGCTCATCGCCTCGGATGAGCTCAAGGTCAAGGGCGTCCTCGCCAACACCGTCGGCACGACATGGAAGCGTCTGGCGGCCGGCTCCGACTACAAGGTCGATGCCGAAGCCGCTCCAAAGCCTCCGGCCCGGAAGGAGTCGCAGGCGACGAAGATGACGCTTTTCATCGCCGGCTTGCATCCCGGGCCACACTCTTCCAAATGGGGGATTGCCGGGGAGCTTCAGAAGTACAAGGAATTCTTCACGCTGGATGGCAAGCCTCCCAGCCGCACGTATGCGATGGTGATGGTGAAGAACGCCATCGAGCTCAAGATCATCAAGGAGGTGGAAAACCAAGGCTGGGTGATTGAGCGTGACCCCTCAATTCAGCTGACACCTATCAATCCTCAACTTACAACTACACCGGAAGCTCCCAAGAAGGCCGAGCTGAAGCCTGCGGCAAAGGAAGCACCGAAGCCGGCTTCCGCGCCCGAACCCAAGCCTGAGCACAAGCCGTCCATTGTCGAGAAGCTGTCGACCGATTACGTGCCCCTTGCTGGGCTGGCTCCAGCATTGGTCCAGAAGTCCGTGACGCCGCTATCGAATGGAGCACAACAGCCCTCTACGGTCTCGTCGCCTGAGGAGAGCCTCAAGAAGGTCCTCGGCAAGATCGAGAGATGCGAACTCATGCCCGATCAGCTCAAGCTGCAGAAGAGTCTCATGCCGGGCCGTCTTTGGGATGCTGTTGCCCAACAGGAAATCTGCGACCGCCTCAAGAAGGCGGGCCTCCCCTCCAAGCCACTCCCGAAGGGGATCTTCACTTCAGAGGAATGGGACGGGCTCGCGTGGTCTGCGCTTGGCGACGTCCCCTATCGGAAGATCGCGATCCAGATGCGCGGGTCTCTGGAAGACGAGAGCTGCGTCTGCTTCGAGTGCGGGACGAACTTCGTGTTCACCAAGGGGGAGAAGCAGTGGCTGTTCGAGAAGTTCGGCGACTTCAGGACGCCAAAGTACTGTAAGCCATGCAAGAATGCGAAGCGCAATGGCACCGATCTCGATGCGCACATTCCGACCCGCTGGCAATAACGGAGGTGACGGATATGAAACGAGGCTAATCTTATGGCAGAGCGAAAGAAGCGGGCTGATGGGATGTTCTCCCAGAAGTTTACGCCCAAGATGATGGCGAGCCTGCGCCAGAAGGCGCTGGCGATCCGTGGCGACGACGAAGCGATGCCGTGGAAGGAAATCCAAGACCGTCTGGCCGATGACCCCGAATTCAAGCACATCTCGTCCAAGACCCTCCGCGATTACACCATTGTGGCGGGCAAGCCGAGCGACAAGGTGTTCAACATGTTCCTTGCCGGAAAGATCTCGTTCGGCATCCTCACCGAGCTTGGTTTTGGGGATCTCTCGACCGAGAACCGGGACATGCTGGCCGAGCTGATAGTCGAGCAAGGACTCACGCCCACGGTGGTAGCCAAGATCAAGGCCTACATGAAGGACGGCTGCCTCATGGCCGAGGCCGTCATGCGGGCCACAGGACAAATCGCCCCACGAGAACAGCAGAACGACGCCAAGCAGGTCGAGCAGCTCTTCAATGAGAAGATGGTCAATGACGCCATCAAGGCGGTGCATGACGCCATCTTCAAGATGCGGTTGGTCTTTGACACGCTCCCCTTCTCCGTGTTCGACAAGGGCAGGATGCATGCCAAGATCTACACCACCATCTGGAATGCGCGCTATGCCACGAAGGACCTTTACGAGAAGTTGGACGAGTACGGGCACCGGTACTGGAACGAGATTCTGCAGTACATGAACTTCACCAACAGGAAGTCCGATATCACGGCTTCCAGAAAGGAAACCCAGCATGGCGACGGGCACGGCAGAGTCGAGGAAGAGGGTTCGGGGGTCGCTGATCGTGGAGAAGCTGGACAAGCTGTTCCGGATCGGCGCGGTCCGGATGAGGGCGAAGGACGGTAGCAACCGCCAGCTCATCGTCGAGCACCGCGTCGGGCGCGACGCCGGCTGCTTCCGCTTCGAGGACCTGATGTCGAAGAGCACGCTTCAGGACGAGTACAAGAAGGAGTGCGTCCGCTTCTCCCGCAAGTTCCGCGACAAGGAGGACTACGAGGAGGTGACGGAAGCCCTCTACCGCGACAAGTGCACGGTGCTTCGCAACGGGATCCGTGGCTTCCGTACCGACATCGAGAAACTCTACACCGCTGCCAGCATCAAGCCGCTCATGACGTGGATCCCGACCACCGAGAAGAAGAGCGAGGACGTCTTCTACATTCAGGCGATGGTGGACGTCCAGACGCTCAAGCTCGCGGTCGGCGAGCCGGAAGACCTGATGTTCTACCTGTGGTCGACCGCCAAGAAGACGAAGTCGATGGCCGAGACGTACCACGAGTCCGTCGACATCGCCAAGGTGAATTCGAAGCTGCCGATGTCCAAGGACCTCGCGCACCAGCTCGACAAGATCGCCAACGGCGACGTCGACGATCGCCCGCCGCTCCTCGAGTTCAAGGGCTAACAGGTCCTGCTCACGGCTGGCCCCGGGTCTTCCCCGGGGCCAGCCTCGTCTGGGTGCGACATGAAACTTTGGTTGGACGATCTTCGGCCGATGCCGGCCGGATTCGATGTGCATGTCAAGACGGCTGGAGAAGCCATCAAGCTGCTTGAGGGCGGCAAGGTCACCGAGATATCCCTTGATCACGATCTCGGCGAGGATGGAGGTACCGGCTACTTCGTGACCAAGTGGATGGAATGGGCTGCTGCAATGGGCAGGCTTCCGCACCTCAAGTGGGCGATCCATAGCGCCAATCCGGTCGGCCGCCGGAACATGGAAATGGCGCTGGTGAATGTTGAGAAATTCTGGGCTTTGGCGAAAGAGAGGGAGAAAGCATGAGTAAGAAGGTCTTTTGTGCACTCTGCAGCTGCAAGGACCACAAGGACATGGGCAAGGGGATAGACGATCACTTCAAGTGCCCGCTTGTTGGGAAGATCTGCTCCGTATGCTGCCACTTCGAATTTGACGGCGGCATGGGTGCTCAGGATACGGCCCAAGAGGTCTACAAGATCTCCGGCCGGCGTCCGGTCGAGGCATTCGCGATCTGCCGGACCTGTCCCTACGGCGGAAAGGTTATGGACAAGGCAGTCGTGGCCTTGGGCAAGGAGATCCGCCGGAAGGTGTACAAGGAAAAATAGGGTCCCGGTTTTCGCAACCGGGACCCGCGCTCGTGAGAAAAGGAAGGAGAACCTTTTGCTCTCCATCCTTATACCTGAAGACCCATGATCCTGCAATGGAGTCAGCATGCCCAAAAGCGAAAACGACCGGATGATCAAGGTCAAGTTTGCCCACGGCGAATCTGGATGGGCTGAACTTCTGGCCCCCAATCTCGCGCGCATCAGAAACATTCCCTTCTCCGGCGACCTCAACATCGACGACGTCGTGGAGCTGAAGAAGGATCCAGAAGGATGGCACAAGGTCTCGAAGGTGGTCAGTTCCACTTTCCCCGTGCGTGAATCCGTCTGGTACGACGAGCCGTGGCAGTTCCACCAGTTCTGTGCGGTCTTCCGGCTGCTGGGCTGCAAGACGGAGGGCGGCATCGGCCCCGATCCGGAGAAGAAGATCCGGGGGTTCATGATGGTGGCCGTGCCGAATGAGAAGATCAAGCCGAAGGCATTGGCGGAGTCGCTCGGGATCTCCCAAATACCGCCCAAGCTGCCCAAGCGTTAGGAGGCTCCGGTGCCGAAGGCATTCCGCAAGTTCAGCTTCCCGGATGCAAAAATCTGGGGCTTCGTCTACGGTCCGGAACGGCCCAGCGGCATGTACCTGTGCCTCAAGCCGTGCTTCAAGTTCGAAGTCTTCTTCCACGGGTATGTCGTATCCTTGTCATGGCACCCGTCGTTTCGCCGGGTCAAGGACTTCGGACTGCTGTTCGAGAACGAGGCCGAGGCATGGCGCAGTGATCCGGCGAATGAAGAGGCTCTAAAGAATCTGCTCCACCTGATGTGGGAGGCCAATCGCGGGATGCCGCCGCCCAAAGCATAGTCCGTGGGAGGCCGGTGATTGTCGGGGGCGTTAGTAGCTCATGTACTCTGGCGCTGTTGTGGCGAAGTCGGCGCAGCAGAGGGCTTAGCCCAGCCACGGGCTGGAAGTTCCCGGCGTACCGTGAGCAGCCGGCTTCCCTTATTTTTGGAGTACTCGTGAACCGTCTTTATGACGCCATCAAGTGTCTGGTGACACAAGCGCCAGACCCATACCTCAAGCATGAAATGTTCTGCCCGCTCTGCCATGGGTCCGACATCACGGACATTGGCAGCGAGCGGACGATGGTGGGTGATCCGAAGGGCAAGGACGTCAATCATGTTTGGAGGCGAGCCTGCTGCAATCCATGCAACTTTAGATTTACGCAGGAGCGCCGCTACAACAACATCTGGTACACCCATGAACAGCGTGTCCTTGTAGGGTTCCCGTCCTGTTTCGAGAGCTACATCTACTCATGCTGTGGATGCGGCGGATCTGTCGTGCGAGAGATCCGGGATGCGAAAGGTGAACTCACCACCGGCATGTCGTATGCTAATGGGAAGCCGCTCTTCCGGGAGTTCTACCGCTGCACGGCCTGCGAGTTGCAGGTCGAGATCGTTCACGAGTCATGGAAGGACAGCCTGAGATGATGATTTCCTGCGTGATGGCCACGTACGCCGGCCGGCGGGATTTTCTCGCACAGGCGCTCAAGTACTGGGAGCGCCAGACCTATCCCGAGAAGGAGCTGGTCGTTGTCGACGATAGCGACGAGCCATGGCCAGAGAAGCCCGAAGGTGTCCGCCGGGTCGAATCCCCCAAGGGGATGTCGGTCGGGCTCAAGATGAATCTCGGGATCGGTGAGGCCAAGGGCAATTTCATCCAGAAGATGGATGACGACGACTACTATTCCCCCAAATTTCTGGGGGAAATGGTGAAGACGATCGCTGGCTCCGAGACGTCCATCGCGTCGGTCGGCTGCTGCCTCATCTATCTCAGCCATCTGGATGAGCTCAAGTTCTCCGGCTATGGCATGTTCTTTGGCAATGCCTTTCTTTTCTCGAAGGGGCTTTGGGAGAAGGCGAAGTTCCGGGATCTGTCCCTCCGTGAGGACTATTGGTTCCTGCGCGATCACAACGGCGCACCCCATATCCGGGCCGTCGAACCCGAGCTTGTCATCGTCATCCGCCATGGGCGTGGCCACCTCTGGACGACTTACTACGGCATCTCGACCGACGCCTTCTTCGAGACGCGCCACCGGTACAACAAGACTCTCGATCAGGTCATTCCGCCGGAGGATCTCGCGTTTTACAAGAAGCTGGCTGCCGAGAGGAGGATGCAGAAGTGAAAGCTTGCAAGTGCGTCTTCGACGACTGGTGCTGCTCGTGCGGGTTCGTGACGAGCAGGATGTCCGAGGAAGGGAACGACGGGCAGCTCCACAAGTACTGTAGCCGCTGTTCCCCCTCGGAAGTCGCGCGCCAGATCGCCGCCGAGAGCGGCCCTGACGCTGGTGACCTTTATGAGAAGGAGCCCAAATAGGAAAGACGGATCATGAGAATCGTTGCCATTTCGGACGTCCATGGGGAATGGAGCAAGATCGACTTCCCACCCGGCGATATCCTCGTCCTCGCCGGCGACCTCCTGCCCGATGACTTCAGCATGCATGCCGGCCGCAATGCCGATTACCAGCTCCCCAAGCTCGAGAGCCTCAATCACTTCGTGGGCCAGCTGCCCTACAAGCATGTCCTCATGATCGGCGGCAACCACGATTGGTGTCTGGACATACGCAAGGAGCAGTCGCGCGCCCTGATGACGCGCATCAAGTACTTGGAGGACTCGGGCATCACAATCGATGGAGTCCGCTTCTACGGAAGCCCATGGGTCCCCAATCTGGATGGCATGGCCTTTTTCATGCCGACAGCGGGCCGCAAGGACAAGTGGGCTGCCATTCCTGTCGAAACCGATGTCCTCATCACGCACGCGCCTCCGCACGGCATTCTCGACTGGCATCCCAAGTATGAGTATCTGGGATGCACGGCTCTGTCCCATCGGCTCACCGAGATCAAGCCGCAGGCGCACATCTTCGGGCACATCCATTGCGCCTACGGCAAGCGTGAGGTCGGCGGCATCCGGTATTTCAACTGCGCCATGATGGACGAGGGCTACGTGCCCACCAACCCGCCCCACGTCTTCGACGTCAACCCCAAGTAGCTCACCTCCAAGGAGATTCCATGTCCCTCTACAACATGCTCATGGGTCGCAATCGCTTCACTGCGCTTCTGATGACGATGCTCGACCTTGATGTGAGAAAGCTCCCGGCGCTCAAAGGCCAGCCGGAGGACTGGTCGCCGTCCGACCACAGCTTCCCGACCGACAAGGAGGCCGAGGACTGGTATGCCGAATGCGTCAGCTCCAAGTGCTGGCCGACCGGCCGCTTCCGGGACATCTATCTCTCGAACGACGGCAAGAAGATTGTCCTCTTCACCCGCAATGGTGGCGGCAACCGGAGCTCGTACAACTACGTCTTCGAGATCCTGAAGCGGCATCCAAACTACGTCACCGACTATGACGATGACTTCGACAGCACGTACGCCTCGATCGAATTCTCGGTTCCGCAGAAATTCATCGAGAACGGCTTCGTGGAGATGCTAATGGCTTATGGAGCCGGCCAGCCGGAGACGCCCATGCTCCGGTTCAAGAAGCTCATCGAGAGGATCGGATCCGGCAAGGCAGATGACGACCCCGATGTGAAACGGGCGCTCGATGTCACGGCGAAACTGATGGAGGATTTCCAGAAGATTCTCGATTCCCAGAAGCAGGCCTAACGATGTCTAGGTGCAGGAGGGAGAAGAACCAATGGGAGGATGAATGACGGAAGCCATACATGACCCGTTTATCGAGATCCTGAAGCGTTCCAAGCTCTTCGAACAGGTGCCGTACACGCATCCTCTCGTGAACATCTACACGAGATTGACTGAGAACGCCAAGGAGCTCGATCAAGCCGGACTGTCACTCGAACAGCGGGCCGCCGTTGGGCGGCTCATCGGCACGATTGCCCTCATCATGAGCGGCCGGGCAAGCGTCGCCAAAGGCTATCAGCAGGCCATCCGCAAGAGCTTCGCCCGCCGGCAGCGGAGCAAGCTCTCCGACAAGTGCTGTTTCTACTGCGGGGGCCCGGACGAGAGCGTGGACCATCTGACCCCCATCTCGCGGGGCGGCACGAATGATCCGCCGAATCTCGTGCCTTCGTGCATCGGCTGCAACACGATGAAGGCGGATATGACTGCCGACGAGTTCATCGGGCATGTTCGCAGGATCGCCGCTTATCTCAAGGACGAGGAAGGAGAACCTCATGGGTCGTGATCTTAAGCGCATTGCGCCAGACTTCGATTGGCCGCTCAAGAAGGTCTGGAAGGGCTACATCAATCCGCACTCCAAGCCCTGCCCCGAGAAGGGGAAGACCTGCTTCAACGGCGAAAATGCGGCCGCTGTCTATCTCAGCCATCTGGCATCAATGTTCGGCGTCGTTGGGAACAGCGCACGTCGCGGCGAGTCGCATCCTTATCTCGCGTACCTTCCCTATCGGGGCGAACATCCGGACTGGGCGGTCCAGCCGAAGGAAGTTCGCCAGAAGGCGGTTGACCTCGTCAGGAAGCTGCTTGACGACGGCCATGAGCCCAAGATTGACGGCGAACCGCCTTACGGATTCACTGGGTCGGATCACATTCTCTTCTTCAAGCTTCTCGAGATGGCCGGGATCAAAAACGAGGAGGGCGAGAACGGCAGGAAGCACGCCTACGAGTGGACGGAATGCTCGGTCTGCAAGGGCGAGGATGTCGATCCGGCCGTCAAGGAGCAGTACGACGCGTGGAAGGACTATGAGCCGCCTGCGGGCGAGGGCTATCAGCTCTGGGAGACGACGAGCGAAGGCAGCCCGATATCGCCCGTCTTCAAGACGCTCGACGAGCTCTGCGCATGGGCGGCGGAGAATGCCTCGACATTCGCGGATTGCAAAGCCACGAAGGAGGAATGGAAGAAGATGCTCGATGGCGGTGTCGTCTGTCATACCGAAGGGAACGTCACGTTCATCTAGGATAGAATCAGGAGTGACCATGATCTACGTCGCACGAGACGGCCTCATGACGCAGCCCCGCCGGGAATGGTCCCGCCGGGGCGCGCCTAGAAAGGCCGGTCTCAGTGGAGAAGTCCAAGAAGCGTGCCGATCGCCGTTGGCGGTCGAAGCACAAGTTCCTGAAGCGCCTCAAGAGCGACTGGAACGACCACGGCTGGCGGCGTGACCCGCGTCCATTTTATCGTGTCGTGCGTAGCCCTAACGATGACGGGACGACGTTGTGCCCGTGCTTTTATGATCCGAAGGCGCAGGCAAGATTCAAGGATACGCCCAAGCCGCGCAGCTACGTCGGCTGATGCGCCAACCCACGCCGGTGGGCCAAGGGCGCGGAGCGCCTGACAATGCAAGAACGTCGTGCCGTGACGGAGGACGAATAGCAGTACTGGGCCCCACGAGAGGGAGAATATGGGCAAACGGAAGCCCTGCAACTACTGCATCTACCAGAAGGCCCGGGAACGGGCCGAGCACGAAACAAAGTGTTGCACGGTCCTGAAGAACGGCCTGCGGGGTGGATATGACATTTTCATCCATCCTCCGTCGGTCGACATCGTCGGTTACCGGAAGAACGAGGCCGTGCTTGGCGAGCATCACTTGGTCTGGCTTGAGGGCGAGCTGGACCGGCGGTGCATGTGCGACGCTTAGCCGAAGGAGTTAGCGACCGGAGCCACGCCAGAGCGGTTCGCATCGCAAGTGACCGGCGCTGTCAAAGCGCCTTTCCCATTCAAGGAAGGAGATTCCATGTCTGTCAACACGCGTTCGGGTTCGAGACTGCGGCGTCTCGCCAAGGAATGGGCGAGGACCGCCAAGAAGCTCGAGAAGATCGAGACCAAGAAGCAGGCGCTCGGCGAGATCCTGCTCGAGACGATGAAGCAGCGCAAGCAGCTCGTCGTGGAGATCGGGAAGTCGGCCGTGCGCTTCGTTGCTGTCTGGTCGAAGCGCCCCACCAAGACCGACGTGATGAAGTTCTTTGGCGAGAAGCCCGGCGAGAAGTTCTGGAAGAAGCTGCCGGCGATCCCGAGCGAGTACCTGTCGCTTGTCCGTCTTGACGTATGAAGATCGAACAGGTGCAGGAGAAGCCACATCCCGTCTACTCCATCTCCGAACTGGCCAACTGGAAAGAGCTCATCGAGTACCTCTGGAATCTCTCGTCGACGGGACCAATTCCCGTCTCTGTGGAAGTCCACAAGGGCATCTACATCTTTCGGACGACCTCCGAGCTCCGGCAGTTTGTCTTCGGCATGCAACTTATGTGGAACCTGATTCATGACAAACATCATCCTCAAGGCGGCGATGCTCGGCCGCCGGGCCCATGAGGGCCAGCTTCGAAAGTACACCGGCCGTCCTTACATCGAGCACCCGGCCCGCGTCGCCGGACGGGCGGCCATCCTGCCGGGGGCGACCGAGATCATGGTCGCCGCCGCCTTTCTCCACGACGTTCTCGAAGACACGCCGATGACGGCCCAGCAGATGGCCGCCGAAATCGGCGACGAGGTCACCAAGATTGTGATCCAGCTGACCAACGTGTCCATTGGATCCACGCTTCCTCGCGCCGAGCGCAAGAGGATGGACCGGGAGTTTCTCTCCAAAGCCAGCCGTGAGGCCAAGGAGCTCAAGATGCTCGACCGGATCGACAATCTGCGGGAGATGCAGGGCACGCCGGAGAAGTTCGGCCGGCTCTACGTCAACGAATCCCGGCTTCTCTTGGAAGTGGTCGGAGACACCAATAACATCCTTGCGGATGAGTTGAAGCAGGCGATCCGCGATCTCGAAGTTGTGCTGGATGGGAGGGGCATCGAATGAACGAACCCACACGTTCACTGGCAAGAATCACTGAGTGCGACTTCATGATCGACGATCACGGGCTGCCGATGCTCCACTGCATGTTCGATTACGAGGATGGCGGCTGCCAAGGACTCGGGCAGATTGTGGACATTGCCTTCCTGATGCGCTTCATGGCGGTCTTCGGGCTCGAATACCTCCGGCAGGCCAAGGGCCTGTCCTGCTGGGTGACACATGTCCATGAGAGAATCATGAAGATCGAGCCGCTTCATAAGAGGGATGGGCGTCCCTTCGACATCGATGAATGGGCCCAGTGGTTCCACAAGAAACAGTACCTGAAGGGCATTAGCTACCGGGAGATGCGTGGCGAAGAGCCTCTGGCACTTCCATCCAAGGAGGAGACGATCTCATGAAGACTCTGGCGCGCATGCCGACGAAGCCGATCGAGAAGCACCTCAAGGACATGGTGCTCGTGATCCAAGGCCATCTCGATCTCGAAGGCACGGCCATCATCCAGATCACCCGGAGCGGTCCTGCCGATTGCTTCGCGCGCGACATCACGGCCCGCCAGCTCTTCGACAAGGATGGCTCTGACGCGGATGGCACGTATTCCAATGAGAAGGTGCGCACATGGCTCGACGGTCCTTCCGCCATGGAGCGCTTCGGCAAGAAGGCCACCAGAAGGACAGCCCGGAGACCAAGATGATCCTTGCCGAAGAGCGCGGTAGGATGCTGGTGGTCGAAAAGAAGGAGGACAAGTGACGGACTACTACAAGATCCTCGGCGTCGAACGGAGCGCCTCCGACGAGGATCTCAGGATCGCCTTCCGGAAGCTCGCGCTCAAGCATCACCCGGATCGCAATCCCGGCAACGCCGAGGCGGAGAAGCTGTTCAGGGAGGCGTCCGAGGCTTACACGATCTTGTCCGATCCCGAAAAGCGCCGGCGGCATGATCGCGGGCAGGATGCTGAGATGTCCAAGCCGTATGAAGGCGCGGAGTTCGAGGAGCTCTTCCGGCGGATGTCGGGTGCTTTCGACCAGTGGAGTGATCTCGTGAAGCCTAAGAAGACAGCTCGAGCGAAGAGGAAATGAACATGCCCGGACAGAAGATTCAGGGGACTTGCCCCCATTGCGGGCGCACCGAAGACGGCGTCTGGTACGAGCCTTGTCCCGCCGACGACTGTCCTTCGAATGAGAAGGAACATCCGTTCGAGGTTACGCTCAACTGGAAGGTTTCTGTCGTCGCCAAGGACGAGGATGAGGCCATCTACAAGGCTTCCAAGGAGTTGCAGAAGACGGTCCGAGGCAGTGATTACGCCCCATTCGACTGCTGGTCGGTCATGGAGCGCAAGGCCTGAAGTCCTACGAACGATGGAGACAGCCATGAAACAAATGCTCAAGACGCCATGCAGTCAATGCGGTCATCCCGTCGCGATGGAAGTCGAAGTGCAGCCGATCAAAGAGCGCTGTCAGTGCGGCATCGATGAGAGCGTGCGGATTGCCCGGATCGTCGGCTTCTGCGTGACAACTCTTTTCCTTGTCTTTGCAGCCGGCTGCTGGATGGACCACTACTACACCACTAAGCAGATCGAGGCCCTGCCGGGTAGCTACAAGGCGGAAAAAATTCCGAACGCGGAGCGATTCCCGCAGATGCTGGGTCCCGAGTACAGGGTGATCCCAAAGCCGGAAGAGCCCAAGAAGGAGGAGAAGAAATGACGGAGTCAATGACGATGGAAAGCTGTCCCGACTGCGACAGCAAGGACATGAAGCGCGAATATGAGCGCTACGAAGGCCGCTACGGCAGCGGCCCGAATGCCGTTCTATTCGTGGTCGAGAAGCTCCCCGTCTACAAGTGCGGGAGCTGCGGGTTCTCCTGCTACAACTACGAGGGTGAGGGTCTCATCCATGACGCCTGCTGCAAGGCCATTGGCGTCCTCACGCCCGATGAGATCCTGAAGGCGCTCGATCAGTCCGGCCTTACGCCATCCGCATTCGCCGCCAAGCACAACGTGACCGAGAAGATGCTCAATGACTGGATCGAACGCCGCCGCTGGCCTTCGATCAAGCGCGCGTCCTGATGCCCGGCATGCCTTGAAGCGTCCGTAGCCCATCCCTCCATCCGCGCGGAGCCATCCGCGCTTTCATAGAAAGGAACATGCATGTTCACGTTCGTGCTCATCGTCTGTTCGCTGGTCGCCCTTTCGCTCACGCTCGTGTATCCTTGGCTCATCAACCGTCAGATGAAGACGGCCAAGCGGCAGGCGGAGGCGCTGGAGATCGCTAAGGTCATCATGGATCCCGACCCCAAGGACAAGACGTGGATCGAAGAGGAGCTGGAGAAGCGCCGTCCCAAGGAAGACGAAGAAGCTGAGGAGGTCTAGATGAAGATGGCGGAATGCGCGATCTGCAAGGCCAAGATTCAGGTCGAGGAGACGCAGGTCCCCATGCCGCCGGCCAACTTGGGCTCGATCAACGTCGCGGCAAGCGTCCCGCCGACCGATGGGGCCGGCGGCATGGCCCAAGGCATCTGGTGCCTGATCTGCACCGCCTGCGCCAAAAGATGCGTGATGGCGATACGCGATCCAATGGTGGCCCAATTCCTGACCATGATGATGCCGTGGATCGCGCGGCTGTCAGTCGAACTCAAGATTGCCATCGACAAGACCCGGGCGAGGATCCATCCGGAGAACTAAGATGACGAACAAGCCCAGTCCTGTCGACCGGCTTGCCAAGGAGATCTGGGACCGGTTCCTGATGAAGCTGGCCATCGACATATGGGGGGAGAAGACGGTCATCGCCGAGAAGAAGCAGGTCTACAATCTGCTTGGTTCCGTCGAGAAGCACCAGAAGTTCTTCGATGCGGCCTTCCGGGAGATCATGGCCGATCGTGTCGAGATCATGGAACAGAGCAAGGCCATTACTCCTCCGCGTACTTAGGCGGGAGCGTGGCCGATTCAATCGGCTTGTCGAGCCGGATGCGACCCATGCGAGGATTCCGAAGCCGGCCCGGCGGCTTGGGGAACCGCTCTTGGAAGAGGATCTCCATGACGAAGGGCCCCTTCTTGAGCAGACGCCGGATCACTGTTTCCGTCTCGGCGGAGAAGTTGTCCATCTCCCCGACTTCGACAAGCTCCCCCTGCCAGAACTGGCCGAAGCGAACCATGAGCTTGTCCTTCTCGCTCTGGTAATGATCGAAGACGACGAAGTCGTCCGAGCGAACGGCCTTGATCTTGTACTGGACGCCCGTTGGCTGGGGCTCGCGTTCGCCGAGCTCCCGCCAGAAGTACGGGGCGTCGATGTTCTTGACGACAACGCCTTCGCCACCTTCGGCAAGCGCCTCGTTGTAGGCGCTGCGCCATTTGGAGAAGGCATAGATCGGCGACAACGCAAGATGGCGGGAGGGACGCACGAGGCCTTCGAGCCTCTTTCTGCGCTCTCTAAAGGGCTGCTTTGCAATGTCCCTCCCGCCCGCGCCGATCAGGTCGAATGCGACCAATTGGAAGATGCCCGGCAATGCCCGGAGCTTGGCAAAGGCCTCGAGCGGATTGGCTGTGCCCGCCACGCTCGTGACGAGCGACTCATTCATCTTGCCGTCCGGGCCCCAGTAGACCAGTTCTCCGACAAGATGTTCGTGCCTGAAACGGCCGACGGCCTCAAGCACCGGCGGCAGGTTCCGCGTCAGCTCCTTGCCGCGCCGGGAGTAGATCCGGCCGCCAGCAACCTGACAAAGCCATCCATCGAATTTCTTCTCAACGGCCCAGTCGATGCCGTCCGGCAGATCATCGACGGAGTCGATCTCGACAAGCCTCTGGAGCGCCACCGGTCCTTCGATGACGCTCCCGAGGCTTCCCAGCATCGGATATTCGTGGGCAGGCTCGTCTCCCGAGAGGACCGTCTCCGGCTCTTCGTCGTGCTCGGTCTTCTCGATCGGGTTGGCGACGACACGCATGCCGTACTCCGTCGGCACGAAGATGTGCCGGCGTTCTTCCTTGCCCTCGAACTTGATCATTCCCCAGTCTGCAAGGCGCTTGAGCCGGATGCGCACTTCGCCTTGGGGCATCGACAAGGCCTTCATGAGGTCCTGCGCGGTGACCGAGCGCTTGGTCACGACGAACCGAAGCACATCGCGCCACGTGACCTTTGCTTCTCCGCCGATGTATGAGAGGGGCATCGAATCTCATTCTATACGAGAGAATCTAACTTGACAAAAGGTGAATGGCGTTTTAGTCTCCTCCCTGCCAAGCGTTTGAGGAAGGAGCTTACATGAGGCAGCGCGCACACACTATCTCTACGTCTCGCTCGCGTGTCGCCCGCCATGTGGCCAGCAGTCCGCTGGCCGTGCCCGAGCCGATGATCAAGAACGGCAACGGGCATTCCAATGGGAATGGAAATGGCAACGGGCATGCGAAGGACGAGAAGGCGGGGGCGATCACGACGGCCACGGAAGGCGCGGCGCATCCGTCGTATCAGTTCGGTCCGATCGGGCTGGATGTCTACCAGCGGACGTATTCGAGGCTCAAAGCCGATGGCACCCATGAGACGTGGCCTGAGACCGTGCGCCGCGTCGTCGACGGGAACCTTGCGCTCGTCGATGAGAAGTACCATGAGCCGGGGGAGCGGGAGAAGCTCTATGGACTCCTGCTCCGGATGGACATGATCCCTGCGGGGCGGCATCTCTGGGCCACCGGTGTTCCCGGCCGGCAGTATCTCGCAAATTGTCACAGCGCCGGATTCTCCCGCAAGGACCTGACGCTCCATTTCATCTTCAGCTTCGACGAGCTCATGAAGGGCGGCGGGGTCGGCAGCAATTACTCCAACAAGTACATCGGGATGTATCCGCCGGTCTTCTCGAAGGTCGAGCTGCACATCGTCTGCAATCCCTCACATCCGAACATCGAGGAGTTCAAACGGCACCTCTCCAAGAAGTACGATCATCTCACCCGCGACCGGTACGTCGTGGACGACAGCCGTGAGGGCTGGTGCGGGTCGCTCGCCGAGGTGCTCAAGGGCGCATGGGACGGCCGTGACATGCCGCTCGTCATCGACATCACCCCGCTCCGGGAGCGCGGGGCGCTTCTCAAGAGCTTCGGCGGCGTCTCCAGCGGTCCTACGCCGCTCCTTGAGATGCTCATCCGGGTGAATGGCATCCTCAATTCCAAGGTCGGCCAGAAGCTCTCATCGACCGACATGATGCAGATCGATCATGAGATCGCCACCTGCGTCGTCAGCGGGAACATCCGCCGCTGCCTGCCGGAGGAGATGCCGGTGCACACCCGCGAGGGCCTGATCAAGATCAAGGACGTGACGGTAGGCGACGAAGTGATGACGAGCCATGGCGAGTATCGCCGGGTCTCGGCCGTCTTCCCGCAGGGTGTCCAGCAGACGGTCAGGATCGTGACTCAGATGGGCGAATTCGAATGCACGCCCAATCACAGGATGGCCGTTTTGTCGGACGTGGAGGGAAACTACTGCTGGGTCGAGGCATCGAACCTGAAACCGGGCGACCGGTTGGTCTTCGTGCCTAACGTGCTTGAAGGGACGAAAACGTCATTCCCGGAGTGGTCCTACCAGAAGCCCAAGAACAGCACGACCTGCAAGGATATCACCGTCCCCGAACTGGATGCAGATGCGGCGTGGCTCCTCGGATTCTTCTGTGGTGACGGGTATGTTTATCCGAATTTCGAGGAGAACGGCTTCAATGCCCACGTTTCCTTCGCTCTCGGTGAGAACGATCCGGTTGATCGCGTCCGCCGGGAGGTCGAACGCTGGGGCGTGAATGTCATCGACAACAGTTCGAAGGACGAGAAGTGCATCAAGCTCTGGGCCCAGTCCAAGCAGCTGGCGTGGTACTTCTCCAAGTTCAAGGAGGCCAAGAAGTCTATCGTCGTCCCCGACTTCATCGGGCGGGGACTGCCCGAAGTGCGGGCTGGATTCCTCGCCGGGCTCATGGACGCCGACGGAGCGGCCGGTAACCGGCCGGTCCTGCTCGTGGCGACCATCTACAAGTCCTTCGCCAAGGAGGTGCAGGCGCTTTATGCATCGCTCGGCATCCCGACGCGCCTGAAGCTCAATCGGGAAGCCGATGGGTCGTGGCAGGAAATGTGGCATGTGGTGCTCGTCGGACGCCGGTCCTTCCGTGACTTCACGGATCGGGTGGGGCCGTTCCTCGCTAAGCATCCGGCGGAGCGCGTCAAGGCGCATGCGGGATATGGATTCTCGAACGAGATGGTCAAGGCCGAGCTGCCGAACAAGTCGTGGAAGACGCACTGGGACGGCACCGGCCAGATGAATCACGACGTCTTCGAGGATGTGTATGGGGAGACCGATTTCATCCCGATCGAGGTGGTTGGATTGACCGATGGGAGGAACGTCGAGACCTATGACATCGAGGTGGAGGGCAAGAACGAGTTCGTCGCCGGGGGTCTGCTCGTGCACAACTCGGCCCGCATGTCCCTCAAGTACTGGGCCGATCCGGACATCTTCGATTTCATCAACTGCAAGAAGATCGATGGCGACGGCGACGAGAAGAAGCACTGGTCGACGAACGTCTCCGTGGAGGTCGATGACGCCTTTTTCCGGGCGCTCCGGAAGCGCGATCATCATGCTGAACGGGTGCTCAGGATCGTCTCCGAGCGCATGCACAAGGACGGGGAGCCGGGCTTCTGGAACTCGAGCCTTTCGGCCGTCGGCGAAGGCGAGTACCCGTTCACGACCAATCCTTGCGGCGAGATCGCCATGCCGCCGTGGGATGTCTGCAATCTCGGCCACATCAATCTCGAGCGTTTCGCCGGCCGCGATTCCGATGCTCGAGAGGCTTTCAGGCTCATGACCCGATTCCTTCTCCGGGCGACGTTCGGCGACATCGCCAGCCCCCAGCAGAAGGAAGTCATCTCGAAGAACCGGCGCATCGGCGTTGGTTTCTTCGGTTTTCATTCGTGGCTCATCTATCAGGGGGTGCGCTTCAGCGAGAGCCATCACAACAAGGAGATCCGCAACCGCCTCCGCAGCTTCTACGACATCTGCCGGAAGGAGGCGCGCGAGTACTCCTTCAAGCTCCGGATCCCGGAGCCCATCAAGGTGACCTGCGTCGCGCCGACGGGGACGATCTCGAACCTTCCGGGCACGATGTCGGGCTGCCAGCCGATTTTCGCGCGCCATTTCCTGCGCCGGATGAACCTCGCCGATAACGACAAGAATGTCGCCAAGTACCGGCGTGAGGGTTATCCGCTCGAGAAGTCGATCTACACGAAGGCCACGCTTGTGGTGTCCTTCCCGTGCAAGGACCCACTCGTGGCATCTTGTGAGAAGAGATCCGTCGATACGGCCCTCATCGAAGAGCAGTCCGAGATCTCCATCTCGGACCATCTCGCCGTGCAGGCCATGCTCCAGAACGAGTTCGCCGACAACTGCATCAGCTACACGATCAACTTCGATCCGAAGAAGGTGACCGTTCGGGAGCTCCGAGAGGCTCTGCGCGTCCATCTGCCCCACCTCAAGGGCACGACCGTGATGCCCGAACTGAGCGGGCGCAAGCAGCTGCCGTTCGAGAAGATCACGGAGGAGTATTTTGAGAAGGAGCGGGCACGCGGGCTCGGCAAGGTGTCCGATGCGGAAAAGGAATGTCGTGGAGGATCCTGCCCCATCAAGTAGGCGGGCCTGAAGTGACTGATATCCCAACGGTAGCCTGCGGCGTTTGCGGCGTTCGCCGCAGGCTACTGACTTGGAAGCACGTCCGCATGCATGGCCTAACTGTCGATGAGTATAAAGATCGGTTTGGACCGCTCTGCAGTGCGGAATACGTTGCTCGCGCAAAGGAAATTTGCGCACGTCCTGAGGTAAAACAGAAGCTGAAAAGTGGGGTAGCGCACTCGTGGACTGATCAAGGAGTGCGGGCTCGCCGGATTGCCGGATTGAGGGCTAGTGGGCTCAGATCCCCTGCCGACAGGCGGGCGAGGATTAGTGCTACGGTGACCCAATTGTGGCAGACTGACGATTACCGTCACAAAGTCTTGATGGCAAATCGTAGTCCAGAGGGCATCGCGCGGCGCAAGGCCGCGATGCGCGAGATTGGCTGTCGCCCCGAAGAGATCGAACGTCGTCGATTGAATATCCTCAACGAAGATCCTCAAGTGCGGGCACGCCGGCTGAGCGCGTCCAAGGAATCCCACAACACACCCGCATATAAAGCGCAGGCTCGACGGCGGATGCTCCAAATGCTTGCTTCCGGGGCATTCCCGACCATCAAGACGAAGGTGCATAGCCGCCTTGTGGAATTGGTCCGGGAAGTAATCAGCGAAACGGAAATATCGTCTACACTCGAGATTCAGACCGAATACCCGTGGCGATTCTATTCTTTGGACATCGTGTTGGTTGATCGACAGACCAATCGGGTGATCGAGCTGGATATTGAAGCCAATGGCTGCTTCTGGCATGGTTGCGAGAAGTGCTACCCGATGGCTCGGCAGAATGCAGTAGTCCGTGATCGCGTCGCCCGAGATAAGGGCAAGCTGGCCCAGCTGATGCGGGCTGGATGGTACCACGAATGGTTTTGGGAGCATGAAGTGTACGGCGATCCGGAAGTTGTGCGAGCTCGCTTGAGGGGTTATCTGAACCAACTGATTAAGTAGACAGTTCTACAGTTGGTGAGTAGGGCGAGGCCCGGAGGGATCCTCCGAGCCTTTTCTTTTTTTGGAGAGGTTCCATGGCCCGTCCCAAGAACGAATGGGTGTACATGCCGTTCGGCGACGACTTTTATCTCGTGCTCTTCGGCCCCTACGGCGGCGACCTTTACGAGATCGATCTGCGCAGGGTCCATGACTCGGCATCCGCGCTCGACTGGGTCATGCAGGTCATGAAGAAAAGATGGGGGACGCCGGAGATCATGTACGGCCTTCTGGAAGCTCTCGACTACCTCTTCGATCTGCAGGCCAGCGCCTGTTCGGGCGGCAAGAACAAGGAGTTTGATCCGATGCAGATCCTGACCAAGAAGGACATCGGATTCCGGATCTTCCCGCGTCCGAGAAAGGCTTCGTCAATCAACCCTCGGCCGCTCGGCGAAATCCTCATGACCGAAGTCATGGACGAGGGGGACTGGGCGATCGAATCCGAACGCCGAATGAAGGAAATGGGGATGAGCATTAGCTGAGGGAAACGTATGCCCTATCAGGAGCTGACCGAGAAAGTGAAGAACTCGGTCCATCACATGAAGCACGGGTCGAGTCTCGTGACCGAGTACGACCTGACGAAGCTGGAAGGCTATGCCAAGACGCTGTTCAGCCGGTTCGCCCCGCTCAAGATCGGAGACCGGGTGGGGCTTGCCCGGACGCCGGAGATCACCGAGAAGATCAATTGGGGCTGGCTCTCGGTCAAGCACTTGATGGTGAAGGGGACTACCGGAACGGTGCAGGATGTGGACTGCGTCGAGGGCCGCTTCTGCTTCTTCATCACTCTCGACAAGAACACGTGGATCGATCATGACGGAATCGAACGGCCGTCCGGCGATCAGGGGTTGTTCTGTTTCTGGGAAGGAGAGCTCGAGAGGGAGTTCCCATGAAGAGGAAGAGAGAAAAGGATCCGACGTATTGTGCGCCGGGCGGGTGTCCAAAGCCGTTGTCCAAGTTCCGGTTCTCCAAGGAGAATTCCTCCGGTTTCTTCTGGGAGATCCGCGTACCCGGGACGGACTGTGAGGAGACGTGGGAAAGTGGCAAGTATGAATGCCATACGCTCATAGAGGCCGTGCTACGGCTCCTGCCGGATTTCGAGTCCTATCGACTGACGCTCTCGAAGGCGGCGAAGCTTCTGCTGGAGCTTGGTCTGGTTCTTGGGACAGGCGTCGAGATTTCGGAGAGGGAGGACGGAGATGATAAAGAAGAAAAAGAAGCCTAAGAAGGTGATTGAAGTCGTCATCAACAACTGCTATGGCGGCTTCTCACTTTCCCGAAAGGCATTTCTGGCGCTCCGCAAACTGAAGCAGCCGGATGCCCTCAAGGAACCGGATTATGGGGAGAAGTACGAAGATGGCAGCGTCCGCCAGTCGATGGGCAATCTCGAAGGCACCGGCAGCTTCTGCAGTGGCATCAAGCGCAATGACCCGCTGTTTCTGCGTGTTGTGAGGAGGCTCGGCAAGAAGGCCAATGGAGGCTGCTCGAGCCTGAAGATCATTAAGATTCCGGCCGGCGTCAAGTGGCATGTCGAGGAATACGATGGCAATGAATGGGTTGCCGAAGACCACCGTCAATGGAGCTAAGCGGTCTGAGGACCTACGGAAGCAGCTTCGCGCCAAGTGCGAGGCGTTCGCCCTGATGCGGCACGGGCTCGCGCAAATGCGGCCGGCGGAATACGCCTATGACTCGACGGACGATTACATCTTGGCGAAAGGCGGCACCTTCTCTCAGGAGCCGCTTACAGCTGACGAAAAGAAGGCCCTGCGCAAGTTTGCCGCGCAGATGGAATTCCCGGGCAAGCTCTGCTTCATGAACGCCTTCCACCTTGCCGAGGCCGGCGAGCGCCTTGGCTTCCAATATGCCGAAGGGGTCGGGTTCTCGGTCGGGGTCGACATCCTGCCGATCCAGCACGCGTGGGCGGTATGGCATGACAAGGTGATCGACCCCACGTGGCGATCGCTTACAGACATCAGGACGGGTCTGGCGGCGACCATAGAGCGGATTGACCAGAATCTCGCCGGCGCAAGCTATCTGGGATTGACGATTCCGCTCGACTATCTCCGGAAGCTGCAGCGCAAGTCCCGGGAGTATGGGCCGGCCATCGACGACTACCTGAACGGCTGGCCCATGCTGCGGAAGGACTTCTCGTTCAAGAAGGAGAGAGCGTGATGTGGAAGATCATCGGTCAACGGAAGCTGCGCGGCTGGACATGGGGCCGCTACACGGGCAAGACCGAATGCCGCTGGTTCCGCCGTGAGGAATGGCAGGAGAAGTGGAAGCCTCTCACATTCCGCACGAAGAAAGCGGCCGAGAAGGAGATCGGGAAACTCTGTGACCGATCTGACGAACGGAAGCTTGTCAAGGCGGCCAAGTTCTAGGAATTCAAGATGCACTATCACGTGGAAGTTGTCCTGACGCCTAAGGATCTCAAGGAATGGGAGAACGTCAGTCGAGTCGTGGAGAAAGCCATGAATAGCGCCCGTCCCGCAATTGGCTGGGATTGGTATGTCATCGGTGGCCGCTGGAGCGGCGACCATACGCTCGCGATGATGAGCTCGGATGGGCTCAAGAAATTCTGGCAGGAATTCGAGAAGCTCGGCCTTGGCTGGACCAGCGCAGAGCATCCTGAGGAAGAGCGTCGCAAGGCGGCATGGGCTCTTTGGAAAGAGCACTTCCCGCAGTACCGGGGGACGCCGCCCGTCTACCGGAATTGCTATGCGGCAGACGGGCTCGGCGACGACGTCATTGATGTGATCGATTGCCCGCCCCGCTTGGGCTGCTACACCTTGGTCCTGCCCAAGGGGCCCAAGGGCACGCACGAGCGCCGGTCACGCGTCCGTATCCTCGAAGTCGAGAAGTACGTGCCCGGACAAGGATTCAAGCCCACCGAGTTCGACGGCAAGATCGCTCCCGTCCTCAAGAGGGAGGGCATCGAGGACGGAAAGATCGTCACTGTGGACATCCACAGCTAATCGAAAGGAGAGAGGACCATGCACATTCCAACCGTGACCGATGAGATGCTCCAGAAGGTGCTGAATGCAGCCGCATCGCCTGTCTTCGTGGAATACACGATGGCGGACGATTCGCTGAGCAAGATGATGCGCCGAGAGACTGATCTTGTCTCCGACAGGTACGACGACCGGGTGATCTTCGTTCGGATCTTCATGGACGAGAATCCGGGGGTCGCGCATGAGCGGCTGGTCGAGCTGGCCCCGACGATCGTGGTCTATCGGAGGAACAAGGAGATCAAGCGGCTGACGGGCCCCATCAACGGGGACGGTCTGGAGCAGTTTCTCGAGGCCATGATCACCGCTTTGTGAGGACCTAATGAAACAGAACAAGAAGTCGACCCCGGGCCTGCGGCGCATCGGAGTTCAGGAACGGCATGTCTTCCATGGGCCCGGCAGCTTCATCAGGCGCGAGCTGATCCACGTCTGCTACACCAACGGCCATCATGAGCTTTGCTCTGGAGACCGCTCCAGCGGCGTCGTCGGCTACGACGCGATCGCCCGTCTGGACGAATGGGCCGCCGTGACACCCTATTACGACAAGCTGTTGCCGGAGGTCTTCCAGCTCGAGCAGGCCATCCATGTTCGCAAGATGACGTCGTAAGAGACCAAGGAACGAGGTCTAAGGTGAGTACATGATCATCTGGTTTTCGCTGCTCATTCCCATCATCGTCGCCATCGTCGTGGCGTGGCGCTTCCAGAGGAGCGTGACGTGGTGGGAAATGCTCATCATGCTCGTCACGCCGGTCGTGGCGATCATCACCGCCAAGGCGCTCATCGAGACCTGCCAGACGGCCGACACGGAGTACTGGGGCGGCTACGTCACACGCACCGAGTACTACGAGGATTGGAACGAGCGGGTCTCCTGCCGGCACCCAATCTACGAGGACGAGACGTACACGGATTCCGACGGCAAGACGCACACACGCAGGGTCTTTAAGGGCTACGAGCACCTCTACGACGTGGACTACCATCCGCCCTACTGGCAGGTTCAGACGACCTGCGGGGCGATCGGGGTCGATAGCGGTACATTTGATCGGCTCTACCACAAGTTCGGCAACAAGAGCTTCGTTGAGCTGGGTCGCAGCTATCACACTGACGACGGCGATCTCTACGTCAGCGACTACAAGGGGGAGCCTGAGAAGATCGAAGCTGTCACGACAAGTCACACCTACGAGAACCGGATTCAGGCGTCCCGCTCGGTCTTCAACTTCCGGGCCGTCGACCCCAAGACGACGGCCGTCTTCGAGTATCCCGGAATCACGGGCTACTATGACCAGCGGTGCGTCCTTGGAAGCACAGGCCCGACGACGGGGGCCGGCGAGATGAAGCTCGCCTACTGGAACGCCAAGCTGGGCGGTCCCAAGCAGGTCCGCATGTATGTTCTCGTCTGGCAGAACCAGCCCATGCAGGTCGCCGCCGATCAGGAGGCCCATTGGAAGGGAGGCAACAAGAACGAGCTCGTCACCTGCATCGGCGTGAATGATGCGCATGAAGTCCAGTGGTGCTACGTCTTCTCGTGGACCGAAGTCGAGATCCTTAAGATCGAAGCGCGCCAGAAGATCATGGGGCAGAAGGAGCTCGATCTGGGCGCGTATGCAGACTGGCTGGGACCCGCCGTCGCCGAGAAGTGGGTCCGGAAGCCATTCAAGGACTTCTCATATCTCTCGGTCGATCCGCCCGGCTGGGCGGTGGCGCTTGTCTTCATCCTCACGATTGTCGTGAGCATCGGGTTGTCGGCATGGGCGATCATGAATGACGCCATCGACCCCGACGTCAGGGCCGATCAAGGATTCCCTACGAAGGAGGATATCAGTGAACAAGTTCGCAGTGCTTGGCGGAGTGTGCGTGGCGGTCTTGGTGCTGGCGATGGTCCCGCTCCTGATGTACGCCCACTACAGCAACGCGGAGGTGGGGCTCAGAAATCAGCTGATCGCCCAGCAGAAGGCGAACGAGACGTCCTTTGACACCTGCTGGAAGATCATCTCCCAGCAGGCCGAGGTGGCCGAGGGCCACAAGGACGCCTTCGCCAAGATCTACGGCGACATCATGGAGAAGCGCTATAGCGGCAAGGACCCGCTTCTGAGCTTCATCACGGAGTCGAACCCGAACTTCGACATGAAGCTCTACGAGAAGGTCTCCAATTCGATCGAGGCGCAGCGCACGGTCTTCAAGCGCGACCAGCAGAAGCTGATCGACATCAAGCGCGAGCACGACGACCTGCTCCAGAAGATCCCGGGCAGCGTCTTCGTCGGAAGCCGCAAGCCGGTCGAGATCACGATCGTGACGAGCTCGAAGACTGATGCGAGCTTCAAGACCGGCAAGGAGGACGACACGGGTATCTTCAAGAAGGACAAGAAATGAAGAAGCTGCGTCCGATCGAGTTTGCCGGATGGGCGGTGGTCGATAAAGCCAGCGGGGATCTCGCTCTCTTTGGCGGCTGGCTCCGAGTTGCGGCGGCTGATGGCGCTTGGATTAGACCCACTACAGACGTGGCGGGCACGAGGGTAGTCCCCGTCGTCGTGACGATCCAGCCTTCGAAACAAAAGCGGAAGAAGGTGCGCGCATGAAGGTGCTCATCTACGGCAACCGCAAGCAGGATGACATGATGTGGGATGCCTCGACGCCCGAGAAGGAGAAGGCCGCTTTGCGCCAGCTGTTCGAATGCTTGGACGAGAGCTGGCAGGTCTATGGCGAGATCAAGGACACGAAGGAGGTCAAGCGGCAGGAGAAGAAGGTCGAGGAGCTTCGGGAGGCCGTCGAAGAGGTGAAGAACGGGAAGATCCCGAAGGCCCTTGAGGCGGCGGGGCGCAACAACGCCGTTGCCTATGAACGTGCCAAGCGCGAGTTCGCCAGCCTCAAGGAGCAGAACGGGTATTATGAAGCCGCCAAAAATGGCGACGACAAGGCCCTCAAGATACTCCTCCAGATCCGCAAGGGCTACGAATACGAGGAGTGGGACTACGGCGACGTGATCGATCCTCTTGAGTCGAAAAAGCGCAGGTAAGCAAGCCGAAGTTCTATAGTGACCTAGGTGCACGAGCGAGCCGTGTTAACTGAGTGACCGTATGTGAACAGCGAGCCGTATGGAGGGAGTGACCATTCACCCCCAGCGACCAAAGAGATGCCCATGACTTCCAATGAAGTCCTGACCCTCCTGCTCGACCACTACCAATTCGCCCATTGCCTGCTCCTGCCGAATCTCCGGATCGGCACCGGCTTCGGCAAGGACGGGGAGGGATGGATCGACCTCTGGGTCATCCATCCGCATCCGTCGAAGATGTTCCGGAGGTCCTACGAGATCAAGGTGAGCCGCGAGGACTTCCAGCGTGAGCTCCGGAAGCCCAACAAGCGCCGGCCGGCGCTCCGGCTGTCGAACGAGTACTACTTTGCCGCTCCGCCGGGCATCATCAAGCGCGAGGACGTGCCGATCGAATGTGGACTGGTCGAGGTTGATCCGACTGCCAAGTCCCGATACACGACTATCGTGCCGGCTCCTTGGCGCGACACGGAGCCGCCGACATGGCGCTTCGTGGCCGCGCTGGCCCGCCGGGTCTTGGACTTGACTCCCAAGCCCGATGAGGCATGATGAAGCCGGGTAAGAGACGGTCGCTGGGCAAGCGGCCAGTCGGATGGCCGGGACAGGGTTCTGCTGTCCCGGCCTTTTCATTGGGAGAAACCATGAATGCCGACGAATTCTGGAAGCGTGTCGAGAAGACCGATACCTGCTGGAACTGGACCGGCCCCGTTGGGAAGAACGGATACGGTTCGCTTCGCTGGGGCGAAAGATCGACCTATCCGCGCCGTGCGTCATGGGAGATCGTCAAGGGTCCCATTCCCCCGCGCACGGTCGTGAGCGCCACCTGCGGCAACAAGCTTTGCGTGCGCCCCGAGCATCTGGAGCTGGCGCGCCCGATGGTGGCCAAGCATGTCGAGAAGCTGCTTGAGCGCGCCCGGGAGGTCATCAAGGCCAAGACTGATGCGCTTGCCTTGGCGATCGACAACATCGATGAGCACAGTCGCGAATACCATCACGTGACCCCGCCGAAAGTGCTCGAGCAGCTGAAGGAAGCGCTCAATCTCAAGCTTGAATAAATTTCTTGCTTGACTTCGAACCTTTCACCAGCTACGGTTGTTCTACTTACGGAGGTGCGCGTTCCGTGATCATGTCCAGATCATCCCGCCAAGTAGCGACAAGGTGCAGCCTACCCAGCGCCTCCAGTCCAGATATGTTCGCGCACCTGCCGTCGTACATCGTCCGCCCCTTGGCCCTCGAAGGTACGAAGCAGGTGAATCGAGAGGCCGGGTGGGCGCGCGAGCGCGGGGTGAAGATGTAGCGCCTGACCCGGAGAAGTAAAAAGAACCCCGCGCTCGCAAGAACGCGGGGTTTTTCGTTGGACCTTGGACTGCCCCGGCAGGGCACCCAAGTAGCAGCGGCCGGCGGTGAGACGCCAGCCGCCCTGACAATCGGGCTGGTCGAGAAAGAGCAACGGGCCGGACCCAGACCCGGGAACGGTTTGGGTCCGGCTCCCATTCTACGAACTAGCGGCCGTAGCACAAGAGCAGTGCGCCGGCTTCCCAAGCCTTGACGCGGGTGCAATTATCCGGGTAGAGTGTGGTGGCAAGCACGGAACTTTTCCACAGTTCAAGGGCGGGTTCAATTCCCGCTACCCGGTCCATGGATGCACTCGAAAAGATTCGTAGTCAATGGTCTAGAGCAGGTCGTGGCCCTTACGTCAATGAGGGCTACTTCTTCTACTTTGACAACAAAGGCAAGAAGTTCTACGAACATCGGCTGGTGATGGAGGACATGATTGGCAGGCACTTGCTGCCGGATGAGGTGGTTCACCATAAGAACCACAACAAAAGGGACAACCGTCCGGCAAATCTCAAGCTCCTCACGAATAGAGAGCATTCCATGCATCATCAGCATCAGCTTGGGCATGCCTCCATTGAAGTGAAGTGCGCAGTATGCGGTTCCGCAATCCATCGGAAGCTCTCCATCATCAGGCGTAGATACAATCAGTACTGTTCTAGAAAATGCACCGCTCTTGGGCAGCGGAAAGCGATCCGCCCGTCGAAAACGGAGCTTCTGCGAATGGTGGCTGAATCCAACGTCAATCATGTCGCCAAAGAATTCGGCGTATCCTTTAACGCCGTAAAGAAGTGGCTCAAGCGGGCGGAGTGTGAAAGTTAGCACGCGACTTTCCCAAGGTTGAAGAACCGGAGCGTTACCGGTCGCCCGCACCAATACTCGCCATAGGTCCTCAATAGGATCGAATCGCCCGATGAGGGACATAGGGTAACCATCCCCAAGGATTCGTTCGAGGGCCGGAGAAGACGGATAGGCGCAGACCATGCAGCTTCGCTGAAGGTCGGCCGACAACCCGTCATCCGCAGGCGATGCAGGGGCTGCATCCGGGAGGGTGCGGCCCATTCAGGTCGTAGGTGTTACTGGTAGCACGTCCGCCTCCAGAGCGGAAGGCGCGGGTTCGACCCCTGCACGACCTGCCATTTATAGCGGTGATGGCAAAGTAGACGAGCCGCCTCGTTGTCAACGAGGAGATAGAGCGGGTGCGAGTCCCGTCACCGCTGCCAATCTTCGGAGATGGAGTCGTGGTAGTCCGGTCGCCTGTTCCCGCGCAGTGCCGAATCGCGATAGGCATCGCAGTAGAAAGACCGGCGGCGAAAGCCGACACTTTGGGACCTCCATCTCCATTCTGCCTTGTGGTGTAACGGTAGCATTCCTGACTCTGAATCAGGCGATGGAGGTTCGAGTCCTCCCGGGGCAGCCAAAATTACGATGCGGGTTTGAGGCGAGTGCCTCGCCGAGGCTCATAACCTTGGAGTGACCGTGCGACTCGGTAGCCCGCTACCAATCTTGCGAGGGAGAGGCACGACGACCTCGCCGGTCTCATAAGCCGGAGCTAGTGGGTTTGACTCCCACCCTACGCTACCACGGACGGTTAGCTTACATGGTCGAGCGCCCGGCTGAAGACCGGGAGGAACAGGTTCAATTCCTGTACCGTCCACCAAATTCCTCCCTGCCCGCTGAATGCGGTCTCTGGATCGCAACTCCCGGGCAGGTGTTCAATAGGGCGCGTGGTGAAGCAGGATCACAGCAGAATGGCATTCTGCAGTTGCGAGTGCGACTCTCGCCGCGTCCACCAAACATTCGGGGCTGCAGGTCGCGGCTACTTCACTCATAATGAAAAGGTCCGGGTTCGAGTCCCGGCGGTGCCGCAAGGTGCCGTGGTGTAATGGCAGCACGTTAAATGGCCGTGACCGACAATTGCCCCATATGGGCCCGTAGCTCAACGGGAGAGCAGCCGGTTCGCAATCGGCAGATGAGGGTTCGATTCCCTTCGGGTCCACCACTTAGCGCAGCACGAGATGGAACGCGCCGATGCCATTCCAGAAGCCGTCGAGGTCGCAGTTGCCCTTCGACGGGAGGTCGCGGAACCAGACGTTCTTAGGCCTTACGATGTCGATGCCCTTCCACGTCCCCCGGCGGACGTAGTCCCAGTTCCAGTCGTCCACGATGACGACCACGTTCGTGGCCAAGACGGTGTGAAATTCCGTGAGCGCCCGCATCTGGCTGATCTCCGAATGGTCCCCGTCGTAGAAGTAGATGCCGACGGGCTTGGGGAAGAGCGGCTTCTTCGGGAGCTCGAAGCAGTCTCCTTCGTGGAACGTGAACTTGGGAAGACGGGCGGCATACCGGGCGGTATTCGCCTTGAACTTGTCCCTAGGATTCGCCTCCGTGAACTGGGCGAAATTGTCACAGGCGAGGGCGGTGGCCTTGGTGTTGCCAAGGAGCGCGGAGATAAGCGACGCTCCCTGCCAGCAGCCGATCTCGAGATACGACTCCGTCGCCGGCAGAGCGGCGACGCACCGGTTGAGAAGCGTCTGGATCCGGGCGGAGATCATCCCCTCGACGTCGGCGACAAGCTTCGGGGGCTGCGTCTTCGTCAGCTGGTCGATCAGCGCAGGAAGGACGTTATCCATGAAAGGCATTGTAAGATAACTTCATGGACGGTCTAGCAGAACTAAGGAGGAGATTCTCGTTCCCTCCCAAGCCGCCGCTGGTGCCAAAATCCAACCACGGTTGGTTTGGCGTCGCCAACCGTGAAGTCCTGACCGCGATCATCAAGCCGAAGTTCAAGGTCATCGTCGAGCTGGGCTCGTGGCTTGGGCTCTCCACCCGGTTCCTTGCCAAGACCGCGCCGAAGGCCGCCATCATCGCGATCGATCACTGGCTTGGATCGGCGGCATGCCACGAGGACAAGGAGTGGAGGAAGCACCTCCCGGCCCTGTATGAGACATTTCTGGCAAGCTGCTGGGCATATCGCAACCAGATCATCCCCCTGCGGATGAACACCATTTCGGGACTCCGCTTGGTCCGCAGTCTCAACATCATGCCGGATCTGGTCTACATCGACGCCGACCACGAGTACGCATCCGTCCGCGCCGACATCGAGATGACGTTGTCCCTCTTCCCCAAGGCGCGGATCGTCGGCGACGACCTCTGGGCCGATGGCGTACAGAAGGCCGTGTCCGAAGTGGCCGGAGAAAGAAAAATCGAGATCTGCAACTACGAATGCTGCTGGTGGATCAAGTAGATGATCATCCACGTTTACACCGTCTGCTGGAACGAGGAGAAGATGCTCCCCTTCTTCCTGCAATACTACGGCTCGTTCGCCGAGAAGATCGTCATCTACGACAACCAGAGCACCGACAAGTCCGCAAAGATCATCGATGGCCATCCGAAGACGAAGCGCATCGTCTTCGATACCGGCGGCAAGTACGTGGAGAGGCGGCTGACGGAGATCCGGAACACCGCATGGATGGAGTCCCGTGGCAAGGCCGATTGGGTGATGGTCGTGGATGTGGACGAGTTCCTGTACCACTATCCAAGCCTGCCACCTCTTCTGGAGTCATACAAAGCGTGGGGCATCACCTTCCCCAAGATCGACGGGTACGAGATGGTGTCTCCCATCTTCCCAAAGCGGGATGCCAGCATCTTTACCCATTGCAAGATGGGATTCCCCGACGCGTTTTACGCGAAGCGGGTGTGCTTCAATCCCGTCATCGACGTGACCTTCGGTCCCGGCAGCCACAAGTGCCAGACCAGTGGAAAAGTCAAAGAGAGCATGCAACCCGACATCAAGCTCCTTCATTACCATTACATGGGGCCGGAGTTTCTCGAGACCAAACGTGCCGGCCGGTGGAATCGCCAGAGCGACGATAATCGGCAGAATGGATGGGGCATCCATAACGATCCTGCGAATCCTTATCGCAAGGTCTTCATGGACGCGCTCAAGAAGTCGAGGCCGGTCATCCGGTGACGACCTATGAAGCCAACCATCAGCTTGGTCGTGCTGGCTGCCAACAGCAAGGAGTTGGGGGAATTCCAGTCCCAGCATGTGATTCCAGTCGTTGATGAGCTGATTCTCGTGTCCAACCCAAGCGGCATCTTCGGGGGACTGGGCAAGATTGGGAATTACTACATCGACCATGCGCGCGGCGACGTGCTTGGCATCGTCCACGCCGACACGGTCTTCGGTCCCGGCGCGATCGCGATCTTCGCGGCGGCGGCCATCCAAGGGTCGGTTGCCGGCATGCATGGCCGGACGATCAAGGGGGAGAACGCCTTCTCGCAGGGACGCCCCGCCGAAGTCTCGACGCTCGACTCGTGTTCGGTCTTCTTCCGCCGGCAAAGCGGACTGCGCTTCGATGACAAGACCTTCGACAGCTTCCATTGCTGCGTTGAGGACTTCTGCATCGAGGCTGGTGTCAAGAAGTGCAAGATCGTTGTGCCGCAGGCGGACGCCAAGCATCTGTCGCTCCGCTACGTCTCCAAGGAGACGGTGTGGAGATCCAAGTACAGCGAGTACCGGGCCAAGCTGAACGAGAAATGGAGGCATGTCAAGTTCGCAGCGTGCGAGATCGTCAATTAGGGCCTGTCGTTCAACAGAAGGATTCGTGACTTGCACGCATTAAAGGCTGCAACTCTATGATATGCTTGTCTTGTGGAGAAAAAGCGATGCGGCAAATGCGATCGCAAGAAATTCGTCAAAGAGTTTAGCCGAAAGGGCAAGGGCAGGAACTCCTGCTGTCGAGAGTGTCAGCAGAAATACTGGAAACGCTGGTATTCTAATCCTCGAAGCAGAGCGGAACACATCAGGCAATCTGTCATTCATAATCAGGAGAGAAGACAACGATTTCAGCGGATCGCAGATGAAGAGAAGCGACGACCCTGCGCTGACTGCGGAAAGTCGTATTCTTCATGGGTCATGCACTTTGATCATTTGCCTGAGAATGGGACGAAGTTGGGAAATGTCTCATTCTTTGCTCACGGGAACTCCACAGAGAAAGCGCTCCGCGCAGAGATGAAAAAGTGCGAGGTGGTTTGTGCTAATTGTCATGCAGAAAGAACACATCAACGGGCCGTGGGAGGCAATAGGGTCTCACCTGCTTTGCAAGCAGGCATAGGCGGGGGCGGTTCCCGCACGGTCCACCAATCTTAACGGTGCAAATCCCGTCGTCTCCTCATGCCGGAGTTGAGCAGGAGGTGGGCTCAGCGGCCTGTAAAGCCGTAGTCCTTTTGGACCTTGGAGGTTCGATTCCTCTCTCCGGCACCACTGGGGCATCGGGTAACAGTAGCCCACCGGGCCTTGAACCCGGTTGTGAAGGTGCGAATCCTTCTGCCCCAGCTAGAAAATCATGCGGCTGTAGCCCAATGGTAGGGCACCACCTTGCCATGGTGGATAGTGGGGGTTCAAGTCCCCTCAGCCGCTCCATGCGCCTCTAGTTCAATAGAAGAACAGGCGGCTGATAACCGCCAGACACTGGAGCATAACCAGTGAGGCGCACCAATCTTTTACACGGTAGGCGTGGTGTAGTGGTTCTGCACGCTTGGTTGTGGCCCAAGAGGTGCGGGTTCGATCCCCGTCGCTTACCCCAATCCTGAAAGGATTCTCATGAGTATCAAGGACACCGGCAAGACGTATCCGAAGATCGTCGACATCGGCCCGAAAGCCGAGCGCATCGATCCGAAGGAAGTCGCCAAGGCCCTCGGGGCGACCATCGTATGCAAGGTCCCCAAGGGCTTCCCCCCGATTCCGCCTCCGAAGAACATCAGGGCATAGTGTTCAATGGTTAGCACGCCAGTCTGGGGGACTGGTAGTCCGAGTTCGAATCTCGGTGCCCTGACCATCCCCGCTTAGTTCAGCGGTAGAACACGTGCGTGACATGCACGAGACGGTGGTTCAACTCCGCCAGCGGGGACCACTCGCCAGCATCGTCTAACGGCAAGACACCGCTTCGGTAAAGCGGAAACGCGGGTTCGACTCCCGCTGTTGGCTCCAGTCTTCTGGCTATGGAGCCGTAAGTTGTGCTATAACCCAGCATGCCCTACAAGGATCCGGCAAAGCACCGTGAGTACCAACGGCTCAGGGCCGCTTCCAATAGAGCGGCATGGCTCCAAGAAAATGGGTCATGTGTTCTATGTGGAAGCTGGAATGATCTTCAAGTCGATCATCGAGATCCAAAGACCAAGGTCAATCATCGAATCTGGTCTTGGTCGCGAAAGCGCAGAGAAGAGGAATTGCGAAAGTGTCAGGTTCTCTGTGCCGAGTGCCATAAGGAGAAAACAGCACAAGAAGCATGGCGTCCGATCACCCATGGGACTCGCGGTGGCTACGATCGTGGATGCCGGTGTGAAAGATGTCGGACGCATCAGGCTGTGCGGATGACTCGCTATCACGCGGAGCATCCGAGGTAATCCAGCCCTCGTAGGACAACAGCAGTCTGCTTGGCTTGTATCCAAGCGATGGGAGTGCGAATCTCCCCGAGGGCTCCAAATCTTCGGAGGCAATCATGGACAGCCCATTCATCAAGACCGAGCTCGTTGGACCGGGCCCATTCGACTTCTGGAGGACGAAGCTCTACGAACTTCGGGAAGGCTGCTACCGGCGGATGGATGAGAAGGGCGAATGCCCGGTCTGCCTGCAGTCCGGTCCGCATAAGGACTGCGGCTTCGACAGGATCGAGCAGGAGATCATCGACCATCCGAAGGAGCCGATGGACAAGCCGCCGAGCGACTTCTGGAAGAAGAAGCTCAATGAGCTCCTGAAGATTCTAGACGACGCCGGAGCTGACGACGCCATCTGCGTCATGTGTGGCGGCAGCTGGAGCTGCAAGGGTCCCGAGAAGTGTGTCGAGGCGCGGATCCGGGAAGAGATCAAGAACTACAAGCCTGCGTAGGTCAACAGCAGACTGGCTCTCTCATAAGGAGCAGACGGTGGTGCGACTCCACCCGCAGGCACCAATCTTGAGGATTCAATGGCATATGACAGGATCACGCCGGAGGCACGCCGGCGGATGAAGCGCGTCTTGAAGCTGCGACGAGCGGGGAAGACCCTCTACGAGATCGGTCAAGAGCTCAAGGTCACCCGCGAACGTGTCCGCCAGCTCGAGAATCTGGCGCTGCATCTCGAGGAACTCGGGAAGCTCTAGGAAGGTTTGGGCATTGGCAAGCCCCCTCGTCTCGAAAGCGAGAGCCGTCACTGGCTTGGGAGTTCGAATCTCCCACCTTCCGCCATCTTTGGAGAAGGCATGAAGACACGAGTCGTGCATGTGAAGAAAGAGAAGTACGACGTCTACATCGGCCGGTCGGGAGCAGTTGTAGAACCCGGCATGGTCACGCAGAAAGTTACCTACGGCTACTTCGGCAATCCGTTCCGGATCGGCCGGGATGGCACCCGGGAAGAGGTCATCCTGAAGTACAAGATCTGGTTCTATGAGAGACTCAAGACGGTCTCAGGATTCAAGCAGCGGATCGAGACGCTGCGAGGGAAGACACTTGGCTGCTTCTGCTCTCCCGAGAAGTGTCACGGAGATGTGATCGTCGAGTATCTGGAAGCTGAACCGTCGAGGTGACGGCGCTGCCTTGAAAGCAGATGGGCCCTTCGGGCTGGGTTTCGAATACTCCGGCTTCCGCCAAAACTTTGGAGGCGTTGGGCACTTCTGGAAGGGACGTCCCGGTTTGGCTGCGGGTACTCGTTTGGAAAACGAGAGGGCGTAAAAGCTCCGCCGGTTCGAATCCGGCCCCTTCCTCCATTGACAGCTGGCGGAAAAAGCTGTACATGAACCGCATGCCATATACTGACCAGACGAGGCAACGCTCTTATCAGGGACAATGGCTCCAGCGACGCAGAGAGGAATGGTTCCAGCGACATGGACCGTGTCGGCGGTGCGGCTCATGGAATGACCTTCAACTGGATCACATCGACCCGTTGAAGAAGGTCGATCATAAGGTCTGGTCATGGAGCAAAGCACGGCGCGAAGCGGAGCTGGCGAAGTGTCAAGTTCTTTGCAAAAAGTGCCACAAGAAGAAAACCGCCGAAGATCGCTGGAATGCCGCTCCGCATGGTACGCAAAACAAGTACACCTGCGGATGTCGGTGCGATACATGTCGTGAAGCTCACAACACCAGCACACGCGAATGGCGTTATGCCAAAGGATTACGGAGGAGACGCGGATAGTTAGGTGGCCGCACACGTTTGCTAAACGTGCCGCTCGCACAAACGGGCGTTGCCGGGGCAGCACCGGCCTCCTCCGCCATGGGCATGTGGCGAATCGGCAAACGCGGCCGCCTGCAAAGCGGCTATGAGCGGGGTCGGCACCCGCCATGCCCTCCAATATTCGCTCGCGTAGGACAATGGCAGTCTACCGCTTTCGTAAAGCGGTGATCCCGGTTCAAGTCCGGGCGTGAGCTCCATTCCAGAGAGGCGGCTGTCGGTTTGCCGCAACCGGCTGTTAACCGGAAGGTCGCAGGTTCGACTCCTGCCTCTGGAGCAAACATTCGCCCTCGTCGGCCAATTGGATGGCCACCTGCCTTCTAAGCAGGCCCATGCGGGTTCGAGCCCCGCCGAGGGTACCAAACATTGCGGGCTGCCGATCGAGGTTACTTCATTAGGAACTGGAGTGCTGGCCGAAAGGCTAAGCGCCAGTAGACGCAAGCCTGTGACGCGCAGGCATTTCCTTGGTCACTATTGCCCGCACCAAACATTCGGGGCTGCAGAACGAGGTTTCTTCGATTCATAATCGAGAGGGTGCTGGGTTCGAATCCCAGCCGGTGGCACCAAGCTCCATCTGCGTGATGGACCTCGGGCCACCGTAGCTCAAAGGCAGAGCGCTA